ACAGAGTGTCAATTTTTTCGATTAAAGCCCGGTGTGGGGCTTTAGACATGGGACTCCTTGGTTAAAAATTTGCGGCCTGTCCCGGTGCAGGACTCGAACCTACCCTATCAGGTAAATCGTTTACTTGTGGCTGGCCGTGTCACAGCCCTTTGGACTCAAGTAATTGATTATAAGCCCTGACGCTCTGAGCCAACTAAGCTAACCAGGACCGCCGCAAGTTCATTCATTATCGATCGAATTTACTTTTTTGATTATTGGATATAACGGGATCAGGTTAAGCAGGGCATCCCGCCTGGAATCGAATTCATCGCCAAACAAGGTGATAAACCACCAGATAAGCTGACCCAAATAACCACAAACTATAAAAAAAATCAAAATTCCCATTTTAATCTCCTGTTTTTATTTTCCACCAGCTATACGGCGACTTGCACTTGCAGCCATTAAAAAATTCCTTACCGCAGGTCTGGCAAGTAGTATTATCATAAATACACGAAAATATATATTTTGGCGGCCTGGGGTTGGGAACAAAGTCTGGCAACTTTTCACCGCAGCCAGGACAATATTTGATATAGCTGCTGGGATATTGTTTCATCAGATCAACTAACGTATAGTCGGGCGTGGTACCGACAATAATCCAATTGGGTTTATGCTTTTGGAAATAATCCAATGAATCGACGGCCATATAATTATAATCGGGTCGAATAAAAAACAAAGCATACGAACAGCAATTGGGATGCGAATGCGACGTCATTTATTTCGCCTTTTCATAGGATTTGAAAAAAATATGGAAAATCCACGCCAGACAAACGGATTGACCCCAGGTTAATTTGGCGGCCAGGACGCCGCTGGCAATTAAGCCAGGGAACGCGGCGGGGATGGCGACGGGCCAAAGAAAATAAAGAACGGTGCCGCCAATAACGGCGCCGATAAAAATCAAAAGCGCCAGCCCGATAACGGGCAGAGCCTTTAATAAGAAATTGGCCAAAGCTTTAAAAATTTTTTTGACAATCATTATTTTGATACCTCGCTTATTTTTGGTAGTTTGTAATAGTGATGTCCATCCCAGCCATTTAAAAAAGTATCAACCCGGATTAATCGTTTTTCCTCGCAAAGTTGATATATAGCAATGTAAGTAACATCAATGGCCAATCTGAAATGGAAAATAATATCTTGGGCGTTCAAACGATTTTTATCCTGATAATCTTTGACGTAACTCAGGATTGCCTGTTTCAGCCATTCGTTATCTTCCATGGGTACCTCCATTTTAGAATATCAAATATATAAAAATTTTTGCAATAAGTCAAGTTAATTTTTGAAAATTTTTAAAATTCATAGCTTAGTGACAGCGTACCGGGCGGCGGCGGGTCGGGGTCGATAGCCTCGAAATAGTTATAGGCGCGGTGGTAATGGAAATCCAAATCGCCAATGGCGCCATTGCGCTGTTTGGTGCAAAGCAATTGCCAGAAGGTTTCGGCAACGTCCGGGACGCCCGACTGAAACGGAGCGTAGGTGAAAAAAACCATGTCGGCATCCTGTTCAATGCTGCCCGAATCCCGAAGGTCGGACAGTTGCGGGCGTTTCAATTGACGGGTTTCGACCTGACGGCTTAGTTGCGACAATACAATCACGGGAATTTTACATAACAACGCTGTGGATTTCAGCGTTTTGGAAATGTTCCCAACCCGAACGTTTTGATTTTCGCCTTCGCCGTCCAGGAGCGTCAGATAATCGATAATGACCAGATCAATGCCGTACATTTTGACCAGGGAATTGATTTTTTGTTTCAGCAAAAAAAGATTATGTTTGGGGCAGTCGTCAAACCAGATATCCAAATTATGCAATTTTTCGCAGCCGTGGTGGAACCCTTCGTATCCGTGCAGGCGGCCATCAAAGGCTTCACTTTTTGCCAGGCGGTCCAGCAGGTACTGAGCACGCATTTCAAGGGAAATAAATAGAATTTTGTGCTGCAAGCGAGCGCATTCCTTGGCCAGCGCCAGTGAAAAAGCGGTCTTGCCCGTGCTGGGGCGGCCGGCTAAAATAATCAAGTCGCCACATTGCGCCTTGACCAATTGATTAAACTGACGCCAGGGGGTGCGCAGGACACTGGAATTTATCTGCCGAAAAATTTCGGGATTATCGAAACGGGTGATTAGCTCATTCAGGCTGACCACGGGTTCGTCAAGTAAAAGACTTTCGACCGAATCCACGGTGGCGTAAACGCGTTTGATAATCTGGTCAAACGCAATTTTTTTGCCAATATTTTGCTGAATAAAAGTCGCCAGTTCAAACAGCTTGCGGCGGTCGGTCCATTCCTTCAGGCGCGTGATCACCAGATTAAACTTTTCGACCGTGAACTTGAATTCAATCATTTTTTTTTGCAGCGATTGGTACACGGCAGGCGGTACCATAAATTCAAACGCGCGCAAATCGATTAAACCAGCTTCAGAAAACTGTTTAAAGGCGGCCTTAAAAATCAGGCTGGTTTCGGGCAGAGAATAGGAATCGCTGTCAACGTTCGTAAAAAAATAAACCGATTGACCAGGGTATTGAAACAACATTGCCAATGACGCCCACTCTGCTTTGTCAGAAACGGGAAGCATTAATCATTATCATCAAATAAAGTGTCTTTAGCACGGCGATTATTTTTGTGATTTAAGTATTCTGAACGCAATTGGTAAAGCCAGGGAACTTCAGTGCCGCGTTTATTTTCCCGAAATTTGGCGGGTGACTGAATAACGTTTTGAATGTAAAAAGGTTTTGTTTTATGAATGAATTCAATGACTTCTTTGGTGGCCTGCGCAAACCTGGGAATGGCTTGATCCTGGTAACTGGTTTTAAAGGAATCGGGCATGTCCAGCCTTAAAATATCAATAAAGTGTCGGCGCCAGTCTTCGTGAAAAGCTTCATTTTGTTTTTTGATACGACTGAAAACGATATAATTTTGGTCAGCCATAGCGGATTCAAATTGTTTGGCTAATGAATCGCCGAATTGCCAGTAGGGGGAACTGGGTTGGTAGTGATTCGGCAACGCGTCACCTGATTTGGAATACAGGTACTGGCATTTTTGACAGATCAAATATTTGCCATTGAGGGGGGTCAGGGGGGTCTGGCAAATCGTGCAAATTTTGGTGGTTGATTTGGGTGATTTTGAATGGGAGGAAATATTATTATCTTTTAAATAAACTGAGGTATTATCTGAGGTATTATCTGTATATGTATTATCTGTTAAAGAATCGGTATTTTTGGCCGACTCGTTGGGGTTAAAATGGCCGAATGCTTCCGGATTTTTTGGCCGTAACGTTTCGTCATTTTTGGCCGAAACGGAAGCGTCATTTTGGCCGTTTGGATTTTCGGGATAGGTAGATTCAAGAAAAGCGGCAAATTGTTCAATGAATTTATCAAACAGGAATCGATAATGCACGGTCGGGTTGCCATTGGCTTTTTTGATTTTCGTTTCCAGGAAACCCATTTTTTTCATTTTAACCGTAATTCGGCGAATAGTACGTTCAGGCGCGTGGGTTTCTTTGAACCAGTCTTTATAGCTTTTGTAGAACCAGCCTGATTGATTTTTATCACTCCAGAAAATGATTTGATTTAGCAGCGCGCCGGCGGTGTGGGACCCGTCCATGAATTCGATATACGGAATCGGGGTGACAATGACGTTTTCGCGGCCAGCCATAGACAGGTAGGCGCGTTTGATGTTTTCGTAATTACTCATTCAAGCTCCTGATTAAAAAATTTGGGGATCGATAGCATGGTGAAAGTATAACTTTTAGACCTAAAAATATTGGAACCAGATTATATTGACAGGTAGATTCAAGGGGGAAGTATTTTTAGCATAGTGAACTCCTTTTCGTAAAAAGTAAATTCAAAACTGGGGTAAAAATATAATATACGGGATAAAAAAATGAAAGTCAAGTGTGTATTTTTGCTACACTTTTAGCGCAATTATACACACTTGACAGTTTAAAATTACGAGTCTACGTAATTTAGGTTTAAGACCAATCGCCAATGACGTTTGATGGGAGGTTTTTTATAACCACGCCCATTTTTTCGTGTTCGATAGCGGCGGTTACCAGATGTGACTTGGCTGCACAGCGTAAAATAAAATCATCGTTTACTTTTACGTAACGATTATGGTCATTGCAAAGCAATTTAGCGCCGAGGCCAAGCGACTGAACCAGGCAATCAAGCTTTTGCGGATGATTGGTTTTTACCAGAACGTCCATAGAAACTCCGTTTAGAAAAAATTGTTAAATTGATAAATTCTGAATTCCCCGTGGTCAAAGCGCGGGGTTTCCAATAACTGATTTAAGGTAATATCGTAAAAAGGAATTTGTTTTTCAAAATAGACGGATACCAAGCGCAGCAGGAATCCGTGCGTAACGCAAAGGTGGGTTTCAGATTCAAAATGTTGTAAATGAATCAGTAGGCGGCGGAATCTTTGGATTGAATAGCCAAGCGATTCGCCATTACTAAGGGGAAAGGGTGCATGATCATAATTAACCCAACTGGCGATAAGAGATTGACGAATGGCATCGCCAAAACCGTTTTTTTCGGCATAAATTTTTTCGGAAATTACGGTGGGGTCAAACTTTACTTCCGCCAGTTCCTTGCGGATAAAGCAAGGGCGCTGGAGGTTCGCGACCAGGTGGGCGGTTTCCAGTGCACGGCGCGCCGGGGAACACCATATTTTATCAATTGGCAGGTGGATTAATTCGGCTGGGGATGGCCAGCCGGGCAAAATCGGGGGGTCGTTTTTTTTTGACAGCGTTTCCATGAAAGTTTGATAGGGAACGTTTTTAAAATTATTTCGACTGACTTTGGTCGGGGCATGGCGCATAAAGATAATTTTCATGGTAGATCCTTTTCGAAAATAGAAAAAAATATAGCGGGGGAGGGATTTGAACCCCCAAGTACGGGTTTATGAGACCCGCTGAGTTGCCAGTTACTCGCACCCCGCGATTTTAGGAAATGAATTTTTTTTTGGGTTGTAAGTCCTTTTACAAGATTGATTCCTTCGTCACCAGGACGTCGTGGTTGGTGAAATCCAGGTGAATGATGCCGTCATCGGTTTGCAGGTTAATGACGGGCGACAGGTTGTTTTGGGTTTTAATTTTGCTCAATAAAATTTTTAACCTTTTAACCTGTTCTTGTTTAATTTTCCAGGTTTCAGAAAGTTCCGACATTTCGGCAACAATCTGAAAATACGCCGCCAGGACTTTCAAAAGCATGGGCTTTTGGTGGTCGGGTTTGAAGGCGGCGGAGGCGCCGTTGGCAGCGAAGTCAAGGATTTTGGTTAAGTCGTCTGGGGTCATGATACTTGCACAATCGATTTAGCTTCGGGTCCATAACTGAAATAGATTGAAAGATTTTCAAAATATTTTTGAAACAAAGCTTTAAATTGTTCTGGCGAAATACTTTTTAATCTATCATATTCAATTACATAAACCTGGTCATGATCAATTTGGTCCATGCAGGTCACAACCAGGTTCAGGTTCAATTTTATAGAGCATGGCTTGATTGAGACCAAATCCTGGTCGATTAAATTTAACATAAAATTCAGATTTAGTGGAGCAAATCTGAATTCGCACTGGAACGGATTGTAAACGTTGGTAGTTTCAATGGCGTTCGGGTATAATTTAGTTTCAGGGTTGGGCATGGGCCCCGCTCCGTGCCGGGTTAAATAGCTTCGGGTGACATAGTAAACGTTTAGTTCCCTAATAGATGGAACTGAACGGCACAAATTGATAATATTTTTTAATCCCGTATTGGATGGCGTAACATACGGGAATGTTCCGAACGCTTGGTCTAAGCCCAATCCTTGCGCACCTTCGAAAATTAAGTGATTATAATTCAGAAAATACAGCGGCTGGGTATTGACCATAAAATAAGTCAGGTCATTTAAATATTGAATAATAATCTGGTCATGATGCTGCCAGAAATCAGATTCATAAAATTGGGTTTTTAGCTTTAATTGATTTAGCCGTTGCGGAACATATTCGGTTTTTATTTTAGCTAATAACCGTTTGGCGATATCCACCTGCGCAATTGAAAATTTGAATGGTTCCAATTTGTTACGTTTAATTGTTTCCCATAGGCCAATACCACAACTGCCATGTTTTTTACGCCGTTTTTGTTCAATCAATTGGTTTATAACAACGTCATAAGGCGTGGTAACAATCGCGCGTTTATCATAAAACATGGGGGGTAAACAATTAAAATTTCCAATAAACGAAGAAAATTCGTTTTTAAAAGTCATTGGATTGCAAACGAAATATTTACTTAAATACGTGCTTGCTTCAGCCAGTGCGCCAGCCCCAATGTGCCCGAATACGTGACGTTTATTTCCGTCAACCACGGTATGCGAACACTGAGCGCCGCCATTATAGCGGATTACCAAAGAATGTTCATATTTTCGGGCAAGCCAGTCGGTAACCAAGCCTTTTCCCTCGTCACCGAAACCAGCGCCAATCACGGTAGAAGCAAGCATTTTGTTAAATTCCTTTATTTGAAAATAACAATCCCTGGGGTTGCCTGGGATTTATGGGTTAAGTCTTTAACGGCATTGCGAATGGTTACGGAAGTCGAACCATCCCAGCTATTTAAAACCGATTCTTTTTCACGGCCTTCATTAATTTCAATGGCCGAAATAATCAGTTCGCTTAATTTGGTATAATCTGAAAGCGATAACACCGATTGACCTAAAACAGAAGACCACGATTTTTGAACATTTTTTAAATATCTCGAAGCGTAATTTCCCTGTTCAATAATAACGTGGTAAACATTGAAACGTTTTGAAACCATGGCAAACAGGTCATTGGCTGAAAGGTCGCTTTGCGGTTTGTCGCTGGTAAATTGTTTGATTTTTTCAGCGTATAACGTTGGATTCAACTCTTCATCGCCAATGGTAAACAGATAGCCCTTTTTTTGGCGTTTTTCAAAACAATCCAACTGCGTGTGAAGCGCAGCAAAGTACCAGGCGAAAGTATAACTTTCATGGTCATTACCGCCGCCATTCCCTTCCAGGAAAAAGTCGGTAAGCTGGGAAGCAATTTTTAAATCCGCCTCAAATTGACTTACCTGGAGCGGCACTTTATCACATTCGGAATCCCCAATTGCCATGGTCAGGATATGGGGATCAGGGACGGATTTACGGGTAAAGACTTCACGCATAACATTACCGAGGCCTTCCCGAACGAAAAAATCGGAAATTTGTCCCATGGAACCGGTAACGTCAAAGGCTAAAATGATTGCAGTTGAGTTTGGATTTGATACTGAATCACGGGATTCACGATAGTTAATGGCTTTTGGATCCAGATGTGCTTTTAAATCTACGCTTGAAAAAAGCTCATCTTTGGTTTTGGTTTTGGTGGTACTGGAATATGATTTCCAGTCGGTCGGCGACCAACGGGTATTTCCCATAATAATTTCCTTTCAATAAAATGGTTTAGGGATTGGGTCATTAAAAAATTCTTTTTTCCCCCATGTGTCAATGATAACTTGGTCCCATTGCTGATATTCAGTAATCGCGTTTTGGGACGAAACGGAATTAAACCACAAGTGCAGTGGATTCGGTAACGTCTGATTGCCTGATAATTCAAGTCCCAGGCGGCGAATTAGTTCCAGATCAATAAAATTTTGGGTTACTTTGGGATTAACGCGGGTTAACTCCAAAGTACGTTTTGGCAGCGCCAGAATAGGTGCATCAAAATTACTGGCGAACCAAAAGCTGGTTAATACAACATAATGTTTTTCGGGACAGATAAAACAGTTTTCAAGCGAAATATCGTGATGTACGATTTCATTATATTGTAAAAAACAGGCTAAATCATAAAGCGAACTGATAACCCAGGCGATAGTCCGAAAATTAACTTTATGATCCCAATGATTGAATGCGTCCGCCAGCAAAATAGTTTCGGGATCATAGGTGGTAACAACCAGGAGGCCATTTTCACAATTTTCGGCTTTAGTGATTTTGGACAGCCTGGAATCAAATTCCTGGCGCATAGCAGCATTTACGAATTTTAACGAATTCAATTTATCAATGGCGTTGGCAACCAATATTTTGAATTCAGTCTTGACAAAATAAATGACGTTGTTTTTGCAAATAAACATTTCCCCAAAATCCAGGACGTTTGTTTTTTGGGGATAAATGATCATTTTTTTACCCGAATCCAGTTTGAATGCCCTGGCGTTTTCAGGTAAATCCCAAAGTCCGCTGGCAATTAGTTGTTTGGCTTCATTATAAAGCGAATTGATGTGTAAAAATATACTATCATCAATACCGCCATTGGCATCCGGGTGCCAAATTTTGCAAAGTTGCCGGTAGTTTTTTTCCAGGTCATTACCGAACAGGACTTTGGGATTTTGAATTTTTAGAATTTCGGCTGCGTTCATAATGCGCGTTTTAGGATTAATTGTTTTTCAAGCCATTGAAGTGCAATGATGGTCTTGGCATCACAAATTTCGCCTTGTCGAGCCATATTAAGCGCTTCGGTTAATGAGAAGTTTTCAATTTTAATATCTTCGTTTTCAGTTACAACGCCGCCGCCATCGTTTTTTTTGTCTTTTAACGTAACGGGGGCTGCGTATAAATAAATATATTCTGAGCTGCCTCCGGGGGAAACGAAAAAGCTGGAAATATAATACAAGGCTCCGGTCAATTTAAATCCAGATTCTTCAAATACTTCTCGTTCAGCGCAATCAATAGGAAGTTCATTTTTTCCGACCATGCCGGCAATTGTTTCCAGTACCCATCCACGGTCATGATATGGGCGAGGATCAAATACATGCGCGGGATAGCGGAATTGTCGCGTTAGCCAGACCTGAGCGGGGTCAGATTGATAAAGCAATACGGCAACGCTGCTGCCACGTTCAAAACACAAGCGCTTGATTTCGGCGGACATTTGCCCGTTGAATTTTTCGTGTTTCAAAACGGCTTCGTCGATTTTGAAAAAGCCGTCGAACACGCGGGTATTTTTGATGATTTCGACTTTCATGGTGATCTCCGTTTTTAAAAATATTGTCCAGGATGCGGACCGTAATGGTCAACTTCCGTCTGTAACAAATCGTTTAATTCTTTAGCTGAGGACAAGACGCATTTGGTTAATTGGCCGTGGCTGTTTCTTATATACAAAAGGTCTTGAGATGCGAGTACCGTCGAAACTTGCGAAAGGTCAGTTTCGATTTCCTGGCCGTCGGTAGTGGTGATTTTAAAGTTAAGCATGGTTTGTGCTCCGAATAAAAGTTTTTTTGCCATTGCAGGGTGAAATGAAAAAAATCAGTCATTTCGTTTTGGTCGGCAAAGTCAATTGAATTTTGAACCACCAGCATAATCCCTCCGAAAACAAAGGTGGTTAATTGTATTTTAATTCTTTATAAATTGCGGCAATCAAGTGATAACGTTTTTGTTCATAATAATCTAATTCCACCCACGGTTTAATAAGGGGGCTGGTTTGTAATATAGGATTAAACACTTTGCTATAAGACCAGCCTTCATTTTTAAAATGGTCAATCCAGACATCATAATGTGGTATCTGGTCGTACAAATGGAAAAAGGTCATTCCTAAAATATAAAATGATGATTCACCTGGATATTTTGACCAGTCTATCTGTGAATAATCCTGGCAAAATGACCGATTGAAAGCGCGTACCGCCTCGTAACAGATACTGGCGATATAGATTAGTGATTGGGGAATATCAGACATTTGTTTATAACCAGTCGTAAGTTTTCTCAAAGATTGCACGGTCGCAAATATAAAGTTCGTTATCCACTCCTTGCATTAAATAATCGCCAGTTTTGCCTTGTTTATAATTGCCTTCCAGCGCTTTAACCCGGAATTCTTCGTGGACTTGCTTGGCGTGGATAATAATTGGTTTTTTTCGACAGGGGTGTAAGCCGTCGACGTTTTCGAAGGTTTCGTAAGTTTTCATAAAATGTTCCTCGATATAAAGGGTTAATTGGTTAGACAATGCGCCAGACGCGTGTACCAATTTTACCGGTAGTTTCGTCCAGGGCGTGAATGCCAAAGAATTTCTTTGGTTTCAGCCGTTTACTCATGGCGGAAATTGCAGTTGGCGATATTTTGTAATCGGGGTTACCATCCACCACGAAAAATGAATCGCCTACCTCCATTTGTTCAATGGGGTATTTTTTTAATCGATATGATTTCCAATCGGGAACCGGGATACCTTTGTCAATTGGTACCGGTTTGAATGGTTTTTTTTCTTTAGCCATGACGGGGTTGCTCCTAAATTATTTTATTAATGAAATATCTATTTTCGGTTTTCCAATAATTCGGAATACCGATTTCAGTGTTAACAACTTCCAGATAACCAGACTGGGTTGGTTCCAGGTTAAATTTTTCAATTAAGACCGATTTTACCAGGTGCCAGTTTTCCAGGCAGATATAAAAATTGGTTACGTCAACGCTGCCAAGTTCGGTATAAATGGCAGCGCCTAATTCCCACGCAAAAAGCATGGGGGGATCGCTAAATCGGTCTAGTCTTACCGGGTTGTCTTCAAATTTACCCCAATAATAGATATTGCCGATTTTTTGATAGACCTCCCGGATTGCCAGAATGGTTTTTAGATATTTTTTATAAAAGGCGGCTTTATATTTTTGATATTCAGTATTTGTCATGTATCACCATAAATAAAATTCGTTGGGGCTGTTCACATTTCGGGTACCATACAGCCCCAACGGTGTATTTAAAAAGGAGAGGAGAATGAATACGGCGGTCAATATATAAAAATTTTTTGACTTTGTCAAGAGAAATTTTGCAAAAATTTTTAAAAAAAGGGTTGACTTGAAAAATATTTTTACGTATATTCAAGGCTTCATTTAAATAGGAGGTAAGTCATGAAATTTGATCCCACAAAATTTAATGCAATAGCTGAGGCAGCATTTCAGGATAGCTGGTGTGCCATTTGTGGTAAAAATGCCGTTGATGCCGGTTGGGATATTGATATGGTGAAAACGTTTCAAAATATAACCCGGCTTTTCTTTTCGCATGGGATGGCGTTTTTGGTTGATTATATGCACAAAGAGAAAGGGAACCCTTTTATTGCATTAAATGGTGAAGTATTGAGCAAGGAAAATTTAATTGATTTATTTACACAATATTTTGAGGTCACGAAAAATTAAACAAAGGAAAGTACATGTTAAAATTGACAGTCGTAATTGACGGTGAAAATCGGGTTTATGAAGAAACGGCTTTGCAATTGCAGGGCATAAACCTGGATTTGCCGGCGGAAGAAATTCTGGCTAAGCTGGAAAGTTGGCTGCAAGAAGAAAATAAATCGCTGAAGGAAAACGGAGCGTTTCTGTATAAGGTAAGCAAGGACGCGGGTCAGGAAACGATTGTTGTTTATCCGAATTCGGAAGCGGCGGCGGAAGAGGGCTTTGAAAAGTTTGTTGCCGAAATATAAACTGCGAATCGGAAATTTATGAATGACCACGCCGAGGTGATAAATGCTTATTCAAAAGTATTCCCGCTGAATGAACTTCGGCCTTTGCTCGATTTATTTTTTACGGGTGGGGCGCGGTTTGGCTGGTCGTCGGCCTTGGATGAAGTTGAAAAAAGGTTAACTCAAAAAAAGGATAATTAAATTATGTTATTTAAGGGATATAACGTAATTTGTTTTTTATTTGGGCATAAGGTTAAATATAACGATTCTGGGTTTGATGTTTGTATTAGATGCAACGCGCATGAGTTTTATGATATGAACAAATACAAATTGGCTGGATATTTATTGCGGCCTTACTGGAAGTTGATATTAATCTATAAAAATATTAAAAGCTATTTTCGTACAAAATATGGCGGATATCCATTTTAGAAAGGCAGTGACTTGAATAAAACGGATTTAATCAGCACAATAAACGATATAATTTTAGCTCAACTTTTTTTGGTGATATTTTTAAAATATAATGATTATCAACTATTAAATTGGTTAAATCGTTATTTTCATCATTTTTTGTGGCATCTAATATTGGTACTAATAATTGTTTTGTTATTAGATATTTTTGGAATATCATACGAAATTAAGCTGATTTTAATGTATATTTGTTCAGCGTTGTTGATTGAATATAGAAAAAACGAATAAAAAACAGAAACATTAAATTTTAAAGAGGTAAATATGGAAACCTTACTTGCCGAGGGGCAGTTGCAGGTATTTAACCTGCTCAAAAATGGGTGCCAGCATTTGTGGCATCGGGGGAAACCAGATCAAGCGAAAATTGAGGGGGTCTTAAAAGAATTTTATCCGTTAACGTTTCAAGACCCAAATTTCCTGGCGCACTTGGCCTGTTGGTCGTTGCGGCAGGATATGAAAGATCTGAAAGTAATTTCGATTTACCTGAATTTTTTGTCTTCAGCCGACGGGACGGCGTTTGACCGGGAGGCTAATTTGTTCCGGCCGAATTTGCGGATTGTAAGTTCGGCGGCGGTGCAAAAGTTGGACGTGCCTTTGACCCTGCGGGTGCTGCAATTGGGAAAAACCAAATATGAAATTCAGCCAGGGGTAAAAAGTACGCATTGTCCCGTGACGTTACGGACAGCAGTTGGGAAATACCTGGCGTATCGGCAGCATTTACCGGCAACGTTAGCGGGAATCAAGGCGCAGGGCTTGCGCAAAAAGTATCTGGCAATTTATCGGGCGTTGCATCGGCGGGTACCGGCTGAAGTTTTGGCGGCATTCAAGGCGGATACCTTAATTGAAAAGTTCGGGGGGACGTCAGAAGAAATTGTAAGCCAGATTGAAAAAACGGCCAAATCGGTGCCGGTAATTTTATCAATGCTGGAAAAATCGGCCATTAGCCCATTGGTGGCGGTGGCGCTGCTGGAACGGTGCACGCCAAAACAGGTCGTGGTTTATCAGGCTTTGTTTGAGGAACTGGGGCTGCTGGCGGTACCGGAAGTGGCGGAAATATTTGCGGCAAAAGCGGCCATGGCGGGGGCCAGCGTGGATCGCTTAAAAGTCAAGGGCGTACCGGCCACGGAACAATTAAAACAGGAAATCCAGGCGCAGGCGCATAAGGCGGCGGTCGGGTCGGTTGGCAAAGTGTATCTGCATTTGGACGTTTCGGGTTCCATGCGAACGTCGATTGACTGGGCCAAGAAATACACGGCAAAAATTGCGGCGGCCATTCAAGACCCGGCGAATAATCTAAAGATTGGGACGTTTCAGACGATTGGACAGGAATTGCCGGCACCGGGTGGTTATACCCAGGCGCATTTTGAAAAGTTATTTTTTGGCGTCAATAGTTTTGGCGGAACGATGTGCCACGCGTTATGGGAGAAATCCCGGACGTGGGGGGCGGACGTGGACGTATTTGTTACCGACCAAAAGCATAATGACGGAACAGCGGAAAGCAGTCCCGGCTACATTCAGGATTTGGCGGATCATTTTGCTAAATTTTCCAGACCCAAGGCGGTGGTGATTGTGAACGTCGGGGTGCATACCTCAATTTTAAGACAGGCGTTTGAACGGGTGGGGGTACCCGTGACGGAAATTTTGGGGTCGGATTTGGAAAAGTCACAAGGGATTGGGGAGGTGCTGAGGACGGCACTGAAGGGGTCGCTGGCGATAGTTGAGGAAATTATGGCGACGCCGTTGGTTGAATTGCCAAAATGGTGGTGGGCGGTATAAGATGAAATCACTTCCAAAAATAGATTATGATGAACAATTGGTTAACAAGCTTGAAATTCAGCTTTTAAGAAGTAGGATTTCGGTTTTAGCGCATTTCATTAAATTGTTGCGGGATGATGCGCTGACCGTAGAAAACAAGCATACGATTTTGAATGCGTTATGTGATTTTTTTGAAATTCCAAAGGAGGTGGGGGATAGGAAATATCCTACTTGCGAGGAAAAGGAATAATTAAATGGAAGTTATTGCCATAAATTTTTGTTTAGGGGCGTATTTTTTAATTTTTGCAATATATAATTTAGAATTGGCATTGAACCATGACAAAAGATATGAACTTTTTACGTATGGTGTAGCTATTTTATCGGTATTGTGCAGTCTTTTGTTTTTTTATTTGTCAATTAGCGGAATTGTTCAAAAACTTGATTTGATATTGTTAAAATTAAACGGGCTGAATTAATTGAATGCTAAAATTCAAAATATTTTGGCGGCGCAAAAAGAGGCGATTGTGCCTGTCTGGAAAGGCGTTTTTTCCCATCGGCAGCGAAAATTTAAAGTCGATTGGAATGACGGCTGGTACTGGGTGAAATACGCGGACGCGGGTATCCTGGAAGCCAGAAAACTGTCATTGTTGGAAATTCAGATGGTCAGCCAGAAATGGAAATGCTACCTGGGGTATCTGGTCAATAACGGCTTTTATTTTGCGCAGCCGGCACAGGAAAAAGAATTCAATCGGGCAAAAGCTGACGTTTCGGCGGTATTTCGGTCATATCCCGTGCGTTTCTGGCAGGGGCTGGATACCTGGCAGGAAGTGCGGGTTTGTGAACGGGATGGCGATCTATATTTCGTTCAGACTGAAATGCCGTCGGCTTTATTTTTGCAGGTATACGGACGTTACCAGAATCAAGAGCGGATTGACAGTATTCCAGGTTTGACGCCGGCGTTGCGGAATTTGTTTTGGGTTACCTGTTTGCAGGATCAATTTTTACAGGAACAGGCGGAACAATCGGCGCGGGAACGATTTAGTCAGACGCTGGAAGGGCGAATTCGAAACGCGCTGGAATTGGGCGGCGCGGAGTATATTTCGCATCGGCAGGTGGGTCAGCGGTTGAATGTATTTTGGCGGGTCGGGGGTGTGCAATTTGATTCGGTGGTGGATTTGAATTTGCGGGGGGTGGAATTGGGCTTTTGTTTATCGGGGGAGGATCAAAAGCATACGTTGGTTAGTGCGCCGATTTTGGCGCGGGAATATATTCAAAACGATGAATTGGTGATTTTACGGAGGTAAATGAACGCTTTAAAATTCATTCGGGAATCCGGGGCGGTGATAATTGACGGGTACGTTATTCAGGTCAAAGTAGGGACGGAACTGAACGTGGAATTTGACTTTATGGCGGCCTGGGAAATTATTAAATGTTTACCGAAACAGTTTAGAATGCTGCGATTAATTCATGTGCACCCGGATGGTATACAGGAACCCTCCCGTCAGGATTGGCTAGTACTGAAAGCCTGGCAAAGGGCTTTGGGGTCAAAATTTATGGTTACCATGGAAATCTTGACCGTGGATGGGGTGCGGACGTTTGCACCTGAAGGTAAAGAGGTGAATTCGGCTTTTAGTAATGAAATTTTTGAACTTTTAATTGATTTGAGTTATTTGCGCAGGGATTGTTATTGGTTATAAGGAGAAGACATGTCAGTAAGCAGGAAAACATTTTACGCAAATCGGGCGAACAACAAACTGGTCTATTTAGATCAATTTGGGGTATCGCGGGTTATTTCGGGAATGATTGTAAGTTCGCACAGTGACGAATTATTGATTTATTTGCCAAACGAGGAGCCAGTCGGGGAACGAATAATTTTAACCCCTTCCAGGGAAGATTGGGAATCGCTTTTGAAAACATTGGATAATCCAAGCTATTTTGAAATGGACACAGACGGGAAAACGGTAAAAGCGATTCATCGGAAGTGCCAGCGGAAAGTCGGCGGCGATTTGCAATGGAAAATTTGGCGGCGGGATGGCTTTAAGTGTGTTTATTGCGGCGCTCAGGGGGGCATTAATAACATCACTTTGAGCATAGACCATTTTATTCCAGTCGAACGCGGGGGAACCGATACTGAAAACAATTTAATTTCGGCCTGTCGGAAATGTAATCGCAAAAAGGCGGATTTAATGCCGCAACAATTTTTGACGCTAGGCGAATTCGAACGGATTGAAAAATTATTGGGGCGGTCATGAAAAGAATGGTTATTTTCGGGGTGGGGACGCTGGGCAGTCATTTTGCGCTGCTGGCGGCGGATACGTTCCGAAATGAATGTGAATATAAAATTATCGATTTTGACAAGGTCGAAAAGCGAAATTTCAGAACGCAGGCATACTGGCCGATTTACGAAAATAAGTTCAAAGTAGAGGCGCTGCAAAGTCTGATTTGGGGTAAGACGGGCGTTCTGGTTGATCCGTGGAAAACGTGCGTTAAGTCCAGGGAACATTTTACAGGTTATGATTTGGTCGTGGAGGTGGTCGATAATCCGGAATCGATAGCCCTGACCAAGGGGTTGAATTGTCCGGTATTGCATTTGAAATTTATCATTCAGGATGGAAAGCCGGTCGGGTCGATTTTGTGGGATGAAAAGTACAATTTTGGCGGCGCGGCAAAAAATGGTGTCGACCCGTGTGATGTGGAAGGGATGCTGGCTTTTGCGTGGGTGATGGCCGGGCATGCGGTTTGGGTCGTAAACCGATTTTTGACGCAGGGGGTAAAAGAAAATCGGGTAATTACTTTGAATAACGTGCAAATTTTTTAAAAAATCTATTGACATTATAATTTTATTTACGTATATTATACCAGTTATTTGACATATATGCGGGACTAGATCAAAGTCTGGCCGTAAGGCTGGATTTGTAATTAACCTGAATTACCCACAAGGTTACCTTGTTTTTAAGTCAGGTCACATGCAAATTGGTAGATCAATAGATTTCTAATCTATACGTTCTCGGTTCGAGTCCGAGGTCCCGCTCTGATTTTGGGGAGATGGCGAAATGGCAAACGCAAACGTATTGGAACGTTCATTATTTGAGCAGGCTTTTACGCCCACGAGTTACGCTCGTTCATGTATAAGCTTACATGCAATTTTCCAGGTTCGAATCCTGGTCTCCCCACAATGGGGTTCCTGTTTTCGGGCTGAGTAACTTTTGGCGGGGTTTGCTCGCCTGGAAGTCAAGGGGCCTCATTTTCATGGTATCTCCAAAATAGAAAAAGCCGTTCAGCGATGAGCGGCTTTTTTATTTTATCCGGCCGGTGACGAAACCAGCCTTTTTGATTGTAAATTTGGTGAAAGTTAACGGGCGGTTATGAGTTTTAAAAATTTGGGTGATTTTGGTGAAATAAAAAGGCCGGAAACGGGTATCCGGCCGGTGGGGAAAGTAGACCTTTAGGAGTCGGTTCTTTTATAAAGTCCGACCATGCCCATTGAAATAAGCTTGTCTACGGAACATTTTTCAGTTGCCGCTGGCATATCGATTTCATGTTTGTATACCCACTGAAGGTAATACTTCCATTCGTTTAGCCGTTCAAAGGGGTCTGTACTTCTATACATGTGCCAAGTTCGGGCGTCCACTTTTTTAGGATCGTAAACATTAGCGACCCATCTTTTTTTGCAAATACCGTTGGTAAAATGATCTGCCAAAACGTTTAACTCTTTACAGGATTGGCAATCAAATTTTTCGGTTTGAGAACCGTCAATTGTTTTGAGAATATCATTCATTGGTTAGTTCCTCTTTTGGTTAATGGTTAAATTTAAAAGTTAAATTAAAAAATTATTACAGTTCTAAGTTGACCGGTGTTCCAAAGAAATCCACAACTTCCTGGTCGGGGGAGTCATGGAAATAAAACATGATCGTTGTTTTGATGTCGGCATGGCCGAGATATTTTTGAATATACTGGGCGGCGGAAATCCCTTTGCCAGAAGACTCCAATATTTTTTTCAGGTGCATGGCGCAGGAATGCCTAGCCGTATGCGTGCCAATGACAAATCCGGTATGCGCCATGCCACGCCGTAAAATATTGAAGTAATTCGGCTGGCATAATCGGGTACCGCGTTTTGATTCAAATAGCCACACTTTAGAATTGCATACTTCCTTGATTTGGTTGAACAGGTCTACTTTACAATAGACCGTGCGGCTTTTGTGACCCTTGCCATCCTGTACTACGACTTGGATGGCATTTTTATTTTGGGAAAGCTCACAATCCGTTAGCTTAACGTTTACGGCTTCGTTGATTCGCATTCCCGTTTGGAATTGGAACAGGAATAACAGCCGTTCTCTTGCTGGTAATGAATCGGCATGTTTATAAATTTCCTCTTCCGTGAGGTATTCATTCCGTCTGATTGCCCGGTCTTGTTTAATGCAGGGAGCGATTCGGGCGATGTGCATTTTTAAGGCCGCGATGGATGTAACTCTTCCGTCAAATTCAGGCTGGCCTTGAATGAAATATAATAGCGCGGCTTTGCCGATTTCACGGGCCGAGGCTCCCCAGTTGGAACGCGATTCAAAGAAACGCTTGATTGTTTCCAGGCTTATCGTTAGCCCGTACTTTGCCATGAATTCGTTGAATCCGATAGCAATTCTTTTATATTCGTAGATTGTTTTGTCAGCCAGGGGACGGATAGACGTGGGTTGTACGTCCAGGCGAAGTTGACTAATGGTAGTGGTTTGGGTGGTGGTTAGGGTTTCCATTGCTTTTTCCTTTCGTTGTTTGTTTAACCTGTGACCGGCCTATCAAGACCGGTTTCGCTTTTATAAGCTCATCAGACAGGGTTTATTTGTACTCCCTGGAATAACCTTCAAAGTCTTTAGCTTCCTGTAAACGTTTCGATTCGTTGTTTAAATAATTCCGGGTTTCTCGGAATTTTTTGTAGAACGCTCTAATCGTTGTATAACCGTTTCCGATTTCTTCAATCGCTTCATTATAAGCAAATTCAGATTCACTCCGAATGATACTCAGTAAGGTTTGATCTTTTTTCATGGTATTGTTCCTCTTAGTTAATTTTAAGGGTGGTATCTTGTTTTAATTGAATCCATTCAGCCAAAGTGATTTTATCGTCTAAAATTGCTTGCAGTACATAGCGTTTAATCTTTTCAAGCATTTCATTCTGGTGGTCACGCGCTGAAAAATTATTGCTATCAGCAAAGTAATTGCGCTTTGTCAAGGTGTTGACATATTCCTGCGCCAGGGCTTTCATATCTTTAATGTTTTGATTGTTCATGGCTTACTCCTATTGTTAACGGGACGTTCTCTGAACCCCGTATCGCAATGGGTAATTATTTGGTTGCTAAGGCTTGACTAACGGCAGTCATTAATGGATACATAATGTGCTGAGCTTCTTTCATCCAACAACGATTAATATATGCCCATTCACAAACTTTATGGCATATAGATAGCCAGTCATTTTTATAAGCAATCCCTAAACATAAAACATCTTTCCAGTCAACGATTAATTGAATTTCAATCGCTTTATTGATAAAAATTTCAACTTCCTTCGGAATGTCGAATCGGGTGATTTCTTGTTCGTTCATGGCTTACTCCTTGGTTAAGTTCAGGTTCGTTCTGTTTTACATTAATATATATATCAAATACCGTGCCAGATATATAAACTAAGTCAATTAGTATATACTTGTAACCCTTGCACCAGTTCAATCCTAAAATATATATTTCAACCCCTCAATCTATAACCCTAAATTTTAAATATTTTTATTGCAATTTGCAATGAAGATTTTTAAACTTTTCAAAATCACCACAAACCTTAACGCACCGTTCAATATTCACAATCCACCCAAATCTTGCATTTTGCAATGCACAATTCACGTTTTCAATCCAATCCGTCAAAATTCAACGGACACTTATCTAATCCCGTTTTGCCCAATCTTGTAAAATGCAATCCGTTTAAATTAATACCGTAAATTAGTTCTTTTTTAAAGACTTAAGACAGGAAAAGAGCAGCGTTTCAAGGAATAAACAAGCAAGGGGGAGATAGTGTGCGCGACTGTAATAGCTATTTTTTGTTTTTTTCTAGTGTAACTATGTAAAATTTACATACCTACCGAGCGGTAGGGTGTACCGTACGGTACACTTAGTTTACATAATAGTGTACCGTGGGGTACACTATTTAAAATAGTTTCTTTTTTGTAACAATTGCCGAAATATTAAAAGCGCACTTAGTATATAATTGTATTTGGATAATTTTCAGATTTGTAATGAGTACAAAAAAATAACGAATATTGCCTGGACTGGCGGGTAGCCCCTTTGCGTTCATTTTGCTTTTACGTATATTGATATCAATATTTTGCTTGATTTTTGTCTAAAATTTTTATATATTAGCTTGTTAATTTTAGATTTTGGCTGGTAGTTATTTTGGAGAGTTGACAAAATGAAATCTGAATTGGCTACAAAATTATACGGTGTTGACTTGTTTAGCGAACCGATACGGGAAAAGGTATCTGGATTAGTTGCATCACGGTTTGGGTTTCCGCCATTTAGCGTATTGGATGCCAGGTCTGGTGATTGGCAGCGTCGTAAACGGGCATGGATATCGATTGGAATACGGGGTGAAATTGGACGTGGTTTTGTTCGGCCACACGGTAAAGATACAAGACCAGTTGGATATAATTGGAACACGGAATATACTGGCGGTGACTGTTGGCGTGGGTCAAATTCCAATGACAATGCAGCTAGCGTTTTTGACCCTGTTTTATGTGAATGTATGTATCGTTGGTTTGTTCCTTCGGGTGGGCAGGTAGTTGATCCATTTGCAGGGGGTTCAGTCAGGGGAATCGTTGCTGGCTGTTTAGGTTTGAAATATTGGGGTTGCGATTTAAGACAGGAACAGGTTGACGCGAATTATGAACAGGGAAAAAAGATTGAACTTTCTATTTTACCTAATTGGGTTTGTGGTGATAGCCTGGAAACGTTACCGAGTGCGCCTGAAACTGATTTTTTGTTTACATGTCCCCCTTATGGTGATTTAGAGCGGTATTCAGATAATCCAAGAGACTTATCTACTATGGAACGAAATACGTTTGAGACTATTTATTCACAGATTATTTTTAAGGCTATTCAGCGATTGAAATCAAATCGGTTTGTTTGTTTTGTAGTTGGAGATTTTAGAGATAAGCGTGGGTATTATCGGGATTTTGTATCGACTACGATTGCAGCGTTTAGGAATGCTAAATGTGAATTATATAACGAAGCTATTTTAGTGACGTCTATTGGTTCAGGGTCAATGAGGGTTACTAAGCAATTTACTAAGCAATTTGAGGCTAGTCGAAAGTTTGTTAAGACGCACCAAAACGTTTTAATCTTTTGCAAGGGCGATTGGCGACAGGCAATGGCAGCAATAAATGAATGGTTAAAATAGAAAGCCAGTCATGTTTAAATTGATATCAAACGAAAGTGAACGGTTATGTCTTGGGTTGAACATATTGAGGGGAATTTGCCGGCGGATGATTTACGCCGGGCGTTTGTAATGGGTGCGAAATGGTGGGAATATTTTAAGACAGGCGCTACTATGTGGGGGTCGGATAGAAATTTGGCAGAGGAAAAAGCTGAAGAAACGTTTCCGGGTGGCAAAGTTCCAGAAGATGCCAACACTGTTATTAAACAACAAGATAAAACAATAACGCAATTATTTGCGATTAGGAATATTTTGATTTCTTATTCCAGCGTTGAATTCCCACCCGAATTAATTGATAAGATTATGGCGGAAATAGAAAACGAGATTAAAGATAGTCCAATTTCTTGGGCGTTTAAATAAAAAAGGCTGTCGGGAAACAGCCTTATCGTGGTTCAGAATAACAGAGGTGGAGGTGGAAATGAGATTTGCGGATTAAACGAATAACCAGATTAAAAGGTTCCCCAAAACCACCACCAAAATAAGACATCCACCAGACCCAAAACCAGTCCCGTTCTTAAAATTCTTTTCAGCTTTTTCAAATCCAGCACAGCGCTTGCAGGGTTTCTTATCTCCTTTATAGGATTCGCCCGTCTCATAATGTGGCACGGATACGAAACTTGTGTCGTTGCCACAGCCAGGGCAGGTAGTTTTAAATGTCCAACGATTACTCATAACTTTTACCTAAATTATTGGTTTTCTTTGCGTACCAGCCTCTTAAATTTAGATATTGAATTTTATAACATAATGACCGTTCACTTATGCCCAAAAGTTTGGCCGCGCTTTTTTGGAGTCCTCTGGCAACGATAAGCGCCTTTTGGATTTCATGAATTTCCAGATCCCGCAGGGGCGTAACAGACCTAGATTCACCCATCACAACGCTGGTTTCAAATACATCAAAAATGATATCAAAATGCGTGATAGTTTCGCCGTTGGATAACAGGCTGGCGCGCTGAATGACGTATTTGAGTTCCCGAATGTTACCTGGCCAGCAGTAATTACAAAGCAATTCATTAGCTTCTAAAGTTAATTCTTTTTTACAACGGAATTTATTTAAAAAAAAGTTTGCTAAGTTAACAATATCGTTTTGACGCTTGCGTAACGGGGGGATTGTAAATACAATTCCACAAAGTCGGTAACGTAAATCTTCACGCAGTTTGCCTGGGTTGCCGTTCGTGGCGCTAATGATACGGAAATCTGAATTTTGTTCAATGATACTGCCGACGCGCCGATACTTTTTTGTTTCCAGGACGGTCAAAATTTTAGCCTGCGAGGCTGTGCTTAAATCAACCACCTCGTCTAAAAATAAAGTACCGTCATTGGCGACAGAAAGTAAACCCCGTTTTTCGGTGGAACCGGTGAAGGCACCCTTGATGTTCCCGAAAAGTTCAGACTCGAAAAGGGTTTCCGGGATAGCGGCGCAATTAATAGACACTATTTTATTACTGGCGCGATGGCTATATTGGTGAATTGCGTTTGCCAGGACATCTTTACCGACACCGGTTTCGCCGATTATAAATACGGGAATATCGCTGACGGCGATTCGTTTTGCAAGTTCGTTAATTTTTCGTATTTCAAGATGGCAGGAATTTCCGAAATCAATTTCAGGCGTCATAAAATAGTTTTCAAAATACCAAAAGCAATTGGGATAAAAATAATTATGGAACAAAAACCAGCAGATCGTTTAACGGGCGTTCCCTGATCATCAACGGGGTCATCTTCGCCTAAAAATGAATCAGATCCCTCAGTACAATCGTGACAGGGGGAATTGGTTTTTAACTCTTTATCGGCGCCGATACAAAAGCCAGATTCGATTTCTTTGCCACACTTGGGATTGCAGCAAATAATTCTATACGTTCCCACTGAGCACCTCCTGGTTAAACAGCGCTAAAAAGAATCCGGATTCGTGAGGGTATTCGTCTAAATATTTTTTGGCTAAATCGGGAACGGTGATCCGATGCCGAACATATTTACGGTCTTCGGGGAAATGTAACGCCCACTGAAACGCGAATTCAGGGGGAAAAGCCTCCCGTTGTTTATACGTATGGTTCCGCAATTTGCGATGGTATCTTAATTTTAGGAATAACGGTTCCCACTCGTTTTTTTCAATGGCAGCTTGAATTAAAGGTGCAATTTTGGGATTACTTCCAAATAAATCTTGTAAATTTTGAAGCATCAGACCTCCTCGTCACTATCGATAACAATATCGCCGCCACATTTCGGACATTTATCCGGGGCGCGTTTGCCACTGCTTTTGTAAGTACATTTAGAACAGTACCAGGTAAGTATGGTGGCACATAATTTTTTGATAAATTCCATGATAAAACCTATTTCTGAAAAACTTTTTTAAGCGGAATTGAATAGACTTCCACTTCAACCAATTCAGCGCCAGCCGCTTTTGCCTGGTCGAAAAGCTTTTGGCCGGCCAGGATGTCGCCTTCGGGGTTGACGATAATGACATCACCTTTCAGTTCGGCGGTGGCGGTGGGGTGAATATGGTTAATATTGATTTTCATGGTATGCTCCCCGTTTGAAATTAACGTAAAATAATCCCTAAAATAAGAATACCTACCAGGAGTGTACATCCGGGGCCGGTAACGTTTGAATCTTTTTTGCAGTCAGGACAGTAATCCCCGGAACCGACAAAGGTATGTCCGCAGCTTGAACATACGGAATGTTCCAACTTTGGAATTTTTAATTCGTCTGTATTTTTTGATTTTTCTTCGGACATGGATAGAACCCTCCAAAAAATTTGCGGGGCGGCGGGTTTTTGTATTGCATCCGGAGTTATTGGTTTGGTTAGTTAGTTTGCCGCCCCGCAAGTTAAACTTTTACTTCACTTGACAATTAACTCGTAGCGACAGAAAACAAATGATCCCCCTTGCGCCTGGGCTTCCAGTTTACCATTGACATAAATTTTTAAGTATGCTATGGAAAACTTAGTACCCAATGGTACGACGGTTAATTCCAGTCGTTGACATTTACTGGTGGTAAATTCGATCTGCCAGGGGATCAGAACGGAACTACCAGGGACAGTGAATATGTCGTCAACGTTATAGCCAATGGTAGCTTCGTTTAAATTGTACCCGGTGATTTCATATTTTACCTGGGCGACGGGCGCAGGTTTCAACGGATCCTTGTCACAGCCGCCTATTAAGGTAAGGACGGCCGCGACGAAAATTAGTACTTTTTTCATGTGGCCTCCATAGGTTAATGATTTTGTTCAATTGGTGTTGCGAGACTCGCAACTTTCGGAAACAGTTCCGAATGCGTGCGGAGTCAGAGTTCGCAAACCGGGATTTCAAAAACGCCGAACCAGTCTAATTGGCTATGGGTGGCGGGCTGGTCCGGGTGATAGATACAATTTTGAGGCATGGTTCCTCCGTAAACAATTGGGGGTAAAATCAATAATCTCATTTGACCCAGTTCATGGTTGGGTTTTGTGATTGTTGTTGTTATTTAACGGTGCGATTTTACCCCCGTTAATTTAAATAGTCTAAATTAAAAATGAAACAATAATTGGAACGCTGAAAATAAAAAATAACGGAACGATACAGCCAATCCCAAAGCAGCCTTTATCGACATAGCTGCCTTCGTCTGAGCCGGTTGGTGATTGACCCGCGTTTTTGCAAGCTGTACAGGTTATGTATTTTGTTTCGATGGTATCAGATAAACTGGGGGTGCTTGTGCTCCCAAAAATCCGACCACAATGCCTGCATTCAGTTTGCCTTGTCTTCGCCATGGCGGTGGTTTCCTTTTAAAAATGTTTCCGGTACCCAGCGGATACCGTTTTTTTGATGCTTTATTTTTTTCAGACTGATTCGATACAGGAACCAGTAACGTTCGGACGGTTCAATTTTTTTGACGGTACCATCCCGATGATCGCGTTCATCTTGAACCTGATCGCCGATACTAAATTTGGGGTGCGTCACTTGCTTCAAATCCATAACATTCTTGCAACCAAACGGGATCAAAATTAAATGGCCACATAAACCAACCATTTCTTACGCCGTGTGGGTCGGCCTTAATATTGGTTAATTTTGTTTTTACCGGTGCGCTATCACTTTTAGCTATCATGAAAAAGCTTAAAATAGATGCGACATTTGGATTGGCGACTATGTCTGGATGCCCGCAACTTGAATGGCAATCGCCTGGGCATGGCCGTCGCCAGCGGCATTGGTAACAATTTTCTTGATCTGTCATATAATTTGGCAAAGATATAATTTAATAATAAATGAAATAATTATTAATGAACATCCACTTGCACTCTTTAATTTATTAGAACAATTTTTACACAAAGCATCCGCATATTCAGTTCGGGTTTCATCGTCCTTTAATTCGTTGTCATGATAACTTCCTTTGTGCAGTCCACAACCTGGACAAAGTACTTCAACGTTATGATTTTTCATTTTATTTTCTCCTAACTACCTAACCGGGTCAAAGCCGCCACGATTGAACGGGTTACAGCGCAGGATACGCCAGCAACCCAGGGCGATCCCTTTTAAGACGCCGTACTTTTGAATGGCCTGCAAGGTATAGGTTGAGCAGGACGGGGTAAACCGGCAACATGGCGGTTTCAATGGTGATAAGTATTTCTGATACCATTTGATTAAGGCGACAAATAAGTTTTTCATATTTATACCTTGATTTGGTTAAATTAATTTTGATAGCGAGAGCCAGGTGGCTGGCCTGGGAAACTCTCTGGCCACTTTTTGCTCCTTACCTGTGCAACGGTATGGCGTTTGAAGGACTAATTTTTCAGACGGCGCCACCGTCTGATTATGCCCTCGCTATCAAAATTATTTGTTTTACGTCCTAAATATACAAAACTATTTTGAAAAAGTCAAGAGAAAAGTTTAAAAATTTTTAGAATTTTTTGGGGGAATTGTTTCAGATAAGGGAGCGTTGCATTTGCGGCGATAGCCTGGTTAAAAAAAAATAGCGCCGGTCAAGAGGGAACCGGGCGCTATACTCAATTAATGTAACTAAACACTCTTCAGTAGTGCGCGTACCAGGAGGCTGAAGAGCAAAATAATATATTAATCTTTTTTATAAAAAGCAAGGGTTATTTTTTGAATTTCAGGTTGGACGGGGCGGACGGGGGACGGGGGTCGGATGGCTGGCAGGGGGTGGTGGGGTTTACCTGCAAATAGACCCAGGTCTCGGCGCACTTTACGCCGTGCTGGTCGATAACTACCTGGATAAAATCGTAACGGTTATCGCTGGACGGACGCTCACGGGTGTCCCAGGTAAGTTCGCCGTGAATGTTGGCATCGTACAGGTAGGTGGCGGCGGGATCCATTTCGTCATCACGGGCGCTGGAATATTTGGGGTGGGCAATTTTGTCACCCATGTAGATTGCCCAGTAACGAACGCCGTATTTCAGGTCGTCTGCGCCGTTTGGATCCGTGGCGGTGTCCAGGCGGAAATGAATGACGGGGCAGTTGATTTGGTAACGGTTACCCCAGGAGCCATCGCCGCCTGAAACGTTGATAAATTGCGTTCGGGAAATAGGGGGTAAGTTGCCGGCGGGCGGGGCGTAGGGTTCCACGAACGGACGGTTAACCGGGGGGATTTCCAGGTAAAAATAGGTTTCGGTCGAGACGGAACTGGCGCCCTGCTGGATGGTCAATTTCAAATAGTACTGGCCGCAGATATTGGTATGGGAAAAGACTTTGTTAACTACGGATGGCCAGGATTCAAACACGGGAAACAAAACGTTGCTGCACGAACGGTGCAGGTTCATGTGGATTTCGCTGGCCAGTTGCGCGGCGCTGGTGCAGGTACTTTGGTCCACGCGCCAACGGATGGTCGTGCTGCGGATTATATATGGTTCGAAATAGGAACCGCTACCTGCAACGGGGATCGAGACCAGGGTGATGCGCGGGGTTTGGGCGGGGCAAATCCAGGCGATTGCGAAATACAAGATAATAAGGAAAAGTTTTTTCATTTGGCCCTCAATCGGCGTTCTACCCAGGCGGGCTGGGCGGCGACGGGTTAAAAGAGTTTTTTCAGAAATGATTTGGTACTGGTGGTCATGGGTTCGTATTCGTAAATGTTAATATCGATTACGATCCGGTTTACGTTTGGCGGCGGAGGGGAATCGATGGCGAAGGTTTTATCGTTAACCAGCTTTTCGATTTCGGTCGCGTTGAATTTCATTTCTACCGTATCCAGGTAAAGGCGGGTAGAACCGGCTTTCAGGGCTTTGAAATTGACCGTCAAAAATTTAATCAGTTGATTCTGGATGGTGGTATTTTCAAAGCCGCAGGCGATAATGTTATTCGTACCCGCGGGCATATTGGCGATTTCCAGCGGGAAAATACCAGACGTTTTTTTGGCCTGATATTCAAGATAAAGCGGATCAAAATGAAAAATAAACGCGGCGTTACTCAGGGAACCCTCCAGGGCGCCCTCGACTTTGGCAGTGAATAAATCATTGACGTACATTATTTAGTTCCTTTCAATTGTTCAAACGTGGTAGACAGAGCGCCAAGACGGACGGCGGAATTTTTTTGCAGGCCGTACCGTTCGGCAAAAATTTTAAAATCGTAACTGTAAATGATGCCGTCACGGTTGGTATCGAAGGCGCGTTTATAACAGGAATTACCTGACAGGCAATAAAAGCTATTCGCAAACGCGGTGAAGTCGCTGAGGTAAACCTTGCCATCATTATCGAAATCGCAGGAATTGGGGACGGCAATGGTACTGGCGGCGGTGGCGATAATTTCATTTTGCAGGTTCAGCGCCTGCACCGTAATCGCGGCGGTGGTCCAGATGGGCTGATCGGGCAGGATAATCGTGGCGCCATTTTCGAAGGTGGTCAGCGTTTCGGAGTGGGCGCCGATTACGCACGTGAGCGCGTACGCGGGAGCGCTAGGCGTCCAGGCGCAGGCGATACTGGCATCGGCATAAGTCAGGTAAGTAATAGCCAGTGAGACCAGGATGGTATCTACCTGGTTGGAATAGGCGGATTCATTACCGATACTATCGTAAGCCGTGGCGACAAAATAGTAATGGGCGGGGGTGGTAAAGGGGATGGACTTTTCGAGTACCTTACCCACGTTCAGGATGGTAGAATAGGTGTCGCTGGCAGTACCGTAATAAATTCGGTAACCGGATAGGTCGGGTGTGGTTACGGGATCCCAGGCGAGTTTAACCGTAAACTGGCTAAAGGCAACCGTGACCATTAATAACAAGGAAAGGATTATTTTTTTAGGCATTTTGAGCGCCTCCATTTTTAATTTGCAGATATTTCTCGAACCCTGTTTTTCCCAGGAACAGGCCGAAACAGATAATAAATAAATTAACCGTCAGCGAATAGACGGGCGTTAGCGCGGCAATTTTGACAGGGTCAGCGTTGGCGATTTTCAGGAAAATGAAAATCAACGCAAACGCCGAAACCGAAAAGCCCTGGAACCCGCGGGAGGTTAGGTTATACAGGACCTTATCGAAATGCCGACGCCAGAAAATTTTATTCTCAGCCATTGCCATTCCTTTTAGAATGATACGTTTCAATGTGGTGGTCGTGCCAAAGTAAATTTTTTTCGAGGGAACCACTCTGTTTATTTAAATAGTCCTGGATGGTTTGCAATTGAATGCCCGTGACATTGCTTGTTTCCGAAAGCAAATTTTCCAGTTTCATGATGTCGGTCTTTGAGGCCATCGTATTGCGAACCTTCCAGTCTACACGGATCACATACGCGACCACCGCAAATAGCGTTAACAGGATATGCCAGTATGCCGAGAGAGAATTAAGTATGCCTTCCATAGAACCTTAATTAGTTTGAATAAAAACCATTTCGATGTCCGTACCGGACTCATAACCGGCGGTGAAATTAAATTTAAACTGGTCGCGGTCAAGTTGGACGTTGATATTCGTGGCGGGGGTGACATAATATTCATAATAGCAGGCCATGACGACGGGGTGATAATACGCATCCAGCGCATTCCACAGAGTTTCCGCACGGGTGCGCACGGTATAATCGTCATAAGAATCCAACGTGACCTTGAGAACTTTTTGGGATTTGCCGATTTTGTATTGGTGATAATAATTCGTTTGTTTCCAGAATTGATCTAATTTCTGGACATTGGCGATTTCGATTTGTTTCACTTCGTCATAATTAAAGGCAACGGAGGAACCGCTATACACAAAGACCAGGCACGCATCCGCGCCGAACGAGGCGGAAGAGGAACTGGAACTGGACACCGAGGCCGAAGATGAAGACGAAGATGAAAATGACGAACTGGAGCTAGAAAATGACGAGCTTGAACTAGAAAAGGATGACGAACTGCTGGAAAGGGAACTAGACGATGACGAACTTGAAAAAGAACTGGACGATGAAGACGAAGAAAAGGATGACGATGACGAGCTACTCGAAAAAGAAGACGACGACGATGAAAAAGAAGATGAAGACGAGGAGCTGGATTGGGAACTGGACGATGATGACGAACTAAACGAACTGGAACTAGACGAGCTCGAAAAAGACGATGAAGATGATGAAAAAGAAGACGATGATGACGAAAAGGATGATGAAGATGACGAAGAAAAAGACGATGACGATGATGAAAATGATGAACTGGAAGATGAAGATGATGATGACGAACTGGAGGCAGCCACTAATTCACTGGCGCCGATATACCAGGTAGAACGGGTATTGCCAATAACGTCATCGGTAAAGACGCCGCTTAAATCTTCGCCGTCATCTAAAGTTGTAATTTCATCGCCGCCGGCGGTTAGTTTGTAATTGTCAGCGTCATAATCCACAAAGCAGGAAGTGCCATCATGACAATTTAAGCTCCGATAAGCGACGTCGGGACTGGTAGCGTCTTCGGAAACGTTGTAACCGTTAGTGGTAAAGGAACCAGTAAAGCAGCCCGATACACAAGATTGAACCAGATTGTTTTTAATGGTAACGGTATTTAATAATTGCGCAATCCCATAACCGCTACCTTTGGCTACGGTATTATTAAAAACGTTATTATTGACGCCAGCCAAACGAACATAACCGCCGCAACCATAAATAATATTGTTCCGGATATTGGCAACGGTGCAGGCGCCATCGGTACGAATAGGAGTAGTTGAACTATCGCCTTTAATTAAACAGCGATTAATTAAAATCGTACCGCAATCGGCCGCGTAAATTCCAATATTCCCAGACCCTGAAGCGTCCAGCGCCAATTTAGAAACTTCGATATTCGCCAGATGGCCTTCAGTAGTTTCGTCAAAATAGATGCTGTCACTGGTACCAAAGTTGATGCGTGCGCCATTACCATACGCGGAACCATCATGTTCAGCACCCGCCTGCGCGGTAATTTTCAGAAGATTGCCGTTGGTGTTGGTATCAAAAATAACATAACCCGCAATTGCGGTTTCTTCTGAAAGATGTTCACCCGTCAAATTTCCAGTCAAGGTCGCTTCGATATCAGCTTCGAAAGAGGTTAACGTGGCATAATCACCACCGGCGCCTGCGCCAATTTGGTAGGTACCGGTCGAAATTGTGCCGCGTGAATAATCCTTTTCGGTATTTAGTCGGGTGTGCGAATGTTCACTTTTCAGGATCGAAGTGAAATCGTGAACGTCGCTTAAAATTATCTGATTATGTTTCCGGCTTTTGTCATAAATGGATTCATAATCCGATAAGGTAATATAGCCTTCGTTCAACAACCATTGAAAATCGACAAACCATTCGCGCTTTAAACGCTGAGGGTCAAACAGTTCAGGATCGGATTCCCAAATAAATTTACCAGATTCATTGGTAACTGAAAGGAACTTCTTTAAATTACGAACGGATTTTTTAGTAGACTTCCAATCCCGGCTACCCCGAATTTTCCAGAAATCGACATTGGGCAATTCAATCACGCAATGGTGTTTACGTTCCATTTCGCCATTGAATGAATGGTCATCGCGAATGTCAATAATTTGACCATCGCGCCAGCCCTGGCGGTGACGGTCATCGAAACGTTCGTGGTATTTGCTACCGATTTTGATTAATAATTGCAACTATTTAACCCTCAATGATTTTGTTTAATCCACGCCTGCAAAATCGTTGATCATAGAATTGATGGTAAATTCCAAATCACTATCGCTGGGCAAGGTGCCGGCGTCCAGGCTGGTGGCTATAGTCGAATTCGTAACTACAGCATAAGAGAACTGCTCAACACTGGCGGAACCTGCCAAAATTGTTTTAGCATAAATTACCCGCGCCGCATGTTCCGCTTCGGTCGGTTCGTCTACACCGCCAAATGCTTCGCCTAAAATTGCGAGCGCGGCTTTTTGCATAAAGAATTTAACCTTGTCCTGGAAAAAATCCCAACCTGCAAAAGCCATTCTTACATCAGAAGCCATTTTTAAATCCCTCCATTAAATAATTAAAAGTGAAATGATAATTAGAAAAACGATTTATCGGTTCATTTAATTATTTGTAAATTAGTAACTTTATCTGGCGGGGTAGTATCACCACCTGGGTTATTCCAGCCAGCTAACTTTGCCAGCAATACCCAAAAGGCTTTGGCCTTATTTTCACAATTTTCAAAAGACGTGTGGCCATCCTGATTTAAATTATAATGGCTGTGTTCCCGTTTAAAGGCGCGGCCGTTATAAGCGCCTGAATAGTTTACTATGTCATCGCCACATTCCCAGGCTTGGGTATTGGGATTAAACCAATAATAGTCAATGTCGCCAAAATCAAATAAAACTTTATTATTATTGCGGCAAAAGGTGCGAATCTGTTCATTGTTCACATAGGCAAAATAACCACAGACGTCATAACTGGCATCGGTCGGGCTGTAGGTATGGTGGCCGTAATAGGTGCCGGAATGGCCGGTCATGTAAATAAAAATTACGTTTGGACTTTGCGATTCAAGGATGGGCATCGCATTCAGGTAACGGGGAATATAACTGACGGGATCAATACTGACGCGTTGCTGATAACACCACGTCCAGGTTGACAGGTTTAATAAGGGATTGGCTTGTAACGTATTTCGAACGTTCAATTTGCCGGCGTCCGAATCCCAATATTCCTGGTGTTCAATGTAATTATCGCAACTGCCGCTGGCGCCCAGACCTTTAGAAATCGAAAAAATAGCCGGGTTTTCAATCACAGAACAATCCCGAACCTGGAAATCCAGATTGCTATTTTGCGCCTTGAGGCGGGTCATACCGATTATGATTTGTTCACCGTGGGAACTATTGCAGAAATTTAAATTGAACATCGCTTTCGCACGGGTGATATACGCGCCGGGGATCTGGTCGAATTCCGCTACCGCTAAATGGTCGATAATTAAGCCCTGGGCGGAGAGATTGGTAAGGTAAAAAATGGCGGTACAAAACAGCAGGTACAGCGTGCGCAACATAGCACCTCATTTGAGTTTAAAGTTCAGCGGCGGGAAAATTTTGGCGGGAACCAACGTATCAAACACGGCGGGACAGAGCGGGGTCGGGCTGGCAGTATCATAAGGCGCGACACAAAAAAACCAACGCATATTGGCGGGAACGAAAATTGAGGCGGAAGTGGCGGTTTGGACGTCCAGCATTTCGGTAAAGTACGCCGCGCCCGGTCCCCAGTACAGACGATATCCATACGGGGTGGGAACTTCAGGCCAGGCCACGTCCACCCGATGCAAGTTCAATTTATAATTCTGATAATCGGTATAGACGGTCAAAAGTAAATTGCAATGCGGTTCCCATTTAGCCTGCGCGGGGGTCAGGATAATCAGCAATACCAGGAATAATTTTTGGAATAAATTACACATGATTTGCCTCGGCGAATAATTGAAAACGGCGGTAACACAAATCAAAGGCGTTCAGATAACGGCGGCGGGAATAATCGCCCATTTGCCAATCCTTCAAATAATTTTCCATGGTGGTAATTTGGTCGGAACGCCAGCCGGCATCCCACCATTTACCGTGAACAGAATAAATGCGCTCCTCAGTGCCGGAATAAAGTTCGCCTTCCTTTTCCAAAATAGCGGTTTCGGGTTTTAGAATCCAATGGTGAATGCCGGTGAAAGTATAGGGCGGCAAACAGAGCATCCGTTTATGCTTTTCCAACTTCAAACCCAAAATATTCAGGAACAGAAAGTCATCAAAATAAGCGGCGGTTTCAAATTCAAGAAAATGGCGGAACCAATCGATGTTTTTCACATCGAGAAAAATCGGCGAGGTGGTATGGACTTCGGGATAAACCGCGGCGGGGCGGCGTAAATCCACCTGATATTTTTGTTGATAGGCGGTATCAAAATTAATTAACATGCCGTTGCTGCCAGTGACAATCCAATGCTGGGCGGCAAGTTCAAAGAATTTCGTACAATTGGCGGTAAAAAAAGTGTCGATGTCCAAAAGACAGATCGATTTATAGCGGGGCGCGGCGTCCAGGGCGAGGTGAAAGCGGCGGATGGCGGTTTGACGCACCGGGTCGCCGTCAGATACATTCAATATTTTAACGCAGGCCGGGGTTTTTAGTTCAGGCAATTGATAACCTGCGATAAGGATATCGATATTATTAGCGGGGTGGTACTCCATGAAGGAGTTGATAAAGGCGTACAGGGCGGGGAGGTAATTGGGACTGGCGCCGGTGATGAAGGCGTATCTTGCTGGCATGTCAGTCATAACTCCCACCCAGGCAAGCTGGGAGGTGGTTTGGGTTATTCGTAAATTTCGAGGCCGTCCAGCCACTTTACACGGAGCTCGCGGTTTTGGAGATTCCACATATAGTTGAACACGCGGGCGTTATGTTCCGTGTACGGACCGGAGAAGCCAGTGATATAATTTTTCAGATAATTAACGTTCCAATAGCGGCGGTGGAAACTGTGCAGGCGGGCGCCCGCGAAATAAAGGCCGTAATCCCAGCGCTGGACTTTACCCTGATTCGGGACATTGAAAATCCAGTATGCGCCAGGGACGGCGTGAAAGCCAGATTGCAAATCACGAATGGCATAGACGATACAATCCATGCGTTCCAGGACGTTGCCGGGGCGGGACTGATAATCGCAACAGCGTTCGATCAGGTCACGGCGTGCAGCGGGGATAAACATGGGGACGTCGGCCAGCGGGAGATCGTTGGTGTGTCGGTACGGCCAATGCGGTGAAAGCGTATGCCAGCGATGCGTGAGGCCGCCCTGGTGTTCGTTAGTACCCAGGATCGGGAGATTCATTTGCACGGCCAACTTGAAATAGAATTCAAAATTATCCACGATACAAACGTCGGCGCCCCAAAAAAGAATGGCTTCGTATTTATCGAAAAGGTTTTCCAGGGCGTAGTAAAAATCGGCGAAAGTCAAATGCCAGAACAGGGAACGGCCGGGGTAATCCGGAATCGAAATGAAATGGACGTTCGGCCACTGGCGATAGTAAGCATCCGGGAGCGCGGCGTGGGGTTCTAATAGGACGTAGCAATCCGTCTGGGAAAATTCGTAGAACTCCAGGGCGTTCAGGATGGCGTTCGTACCGGGCATGTACGAAAGCGAGGTATTGAAAATTAGGGCGTAGGGATTTGGCAATCAATCATCCTTTCCACCCAGATAAACTGGGTGGTGGGGTTTTATGGTTCGTGAAAGTCTAAAAATTTTTATAATTATGGTCGTTTACAGGGCTTTTAAAAGGGTCAAAAGTCGGGTAAATCTGGCCAAATTTTTACAATACGTAACAGGTTGTTTTTTATAAATATTTTTAGCGTTTTTAAATAGCTTATTTTCCGTTTTTAAAGATACCTTTGAAAAGCCCTGTGTCCGTTGATTTATACGAACGCATTAGAGGCTTTATAAGGCACTTTAATTTATTAGGCAGGGTTTTAGTATACCTGGCGGGCATGGCAGACAATCATGATCCCACCCAGACGGGCTGGGTGGTGGGGTTAAATTGTTCTTACCAGGCGGACAAAATAGTCTTTGGTTCGCAGGTCGTGCATTACAAATCCTTGAAAATACGAAACGACCCAGGCTTCGTTATCATCGACATAATCGGACGTCCAGATATAACGTTCAGCGCGGCTGAAAGCGAAATTAATATGCAAGTCGTCAATCGGGTGACGTTCAATCAGACTGGCAGCCTCGGCTACGGTGGGCAGACGCCAATTGTCAAAACCGCCCAGCCGGCGCGTGTGGTTCATTTGTTCCATATAAGCCATCGCCAGATCGTGAGACGCAGGCTGTTCACGGCCTTCACATTGCCACATGAGACCCGTAGACCAATCCAAAATTACTTTAAAATTGTTTGGCAATATTTCAACTTTATAAAAATGCTGGCGGTCAGGGGCGTGGGGATAGTCGTAATAATCGAATATTTTCAACTGGTCGATTTCAATCCGTACCTGGTGGTTTGATAGTTTATCCGCGACATGGCGAACTTTCATGGGTGGCTGATAGTCGATAAAATTCAGGATGCCGCGGGTCATGAGATCACGGCTGATTAAAAAATCCAGGGAAGCGGTGTCATAACGAATCATTTTTTATTGCCTTTCAATTACAAGTCCATACACAAAAGCTGGCGGGGGTGCGGGATTGGTATTTCTTTTAATAAAGTCTTCAATTTCGGCGGGTTGGTCGGAATAGACGGTCACGCGGCCATAGTGTATACCCCGTTCGGTAACGGGTTTATTTTCGAGCGTCCAGTAAACCATATAATTATCATAAGCGGTATATTCTGATTTACGATTGGGGTCATAAGCCCCTACCGCAGCCGCCGATAAAACAGGCGGTTTACCGTATATGACAGGGGGTCTTAAATCGAAATTGTGCGTGGCAATATCTTCGTAAACATGCCAGGTGCAATTGGATTCTAATTTTAATTCCCAGGTATCAGAGTCCGGGGCAGACTTTTGGTAAAGATAAAAATGAACGCCGCCGGTACAGTCGATACATTTTAGAAGTTTTTGAGTCATGACCTTGGCCTCACAGTCATCCCTCCCCACGGGCAAGCCGTGTGGTGATGGGGGTTACCAGACGTTTTCTTCGTCCCATTGCCAGCCACCGGTGAGGGCGGAAACTTTTACACGATTGGTGTCGCCGAACTGACGTTCAATTCTCCAGATTAGGGCTTTCGTAAAAGGTATCTGAGGATTGCCAGTTTCGATGGTACAGGTATCACCGATGTCGGACATGAGATCAACTAATTCACATTCAAATTCCAGCAGGACCAGACCGTTTTTGTAAATCGAATAGGCACGCTTGGCGGTCTTGAGCGCCTGGCTGGAAGAAACGGATTGCGTAAATTCATCGCCGCCCATACACCAAAAGCTGCGGGCATCGCCGTCAATATCATCAAAAAATGCCAGGTATGGGTCGGCAGTCAGGTCAGCGCCCGCGGCATAAATATCGGAACTGGTATCCAGGCAATGCAAATCTTCACTGCCGCCAACGATACTGACCAGATTGTTGTTGACACTTTTGCTATGCAACGAATGCAAGCCAGGGGCGGTCGCATCCGATGAACAATTACAATCAGACTCAGAACTGAAAGTTCCGTCAAAATCATTATTATCCGAATCAAAGACAGCGTTATTTTTGGCAATCACCGTGCCGGTATTCGCGCCATTTACACGGATACCGTAACTGTTCAGGTAGACGGTATTGTTGTAAATATAGGCGGTGTGACAATCTTCGATATTCACACCAGCTCCGTTATGATTATAAATAAAATTATTGTAAAGGCGAACATTGGCATCCGCATGGTCAATCCAAATGCCGTGACAGGTATCCACCCGGTCGCCATAAAATAAATTATACGCGATTAGAACTTCGGAAGCGGCGCCTGAATTTTCCCACCAGATACTATAGTGACTGGCGTCCACATCGGTCGAATCAAATGCAATGCCTTCAATGCGGCAATAGTTGGTGAAATTTTTAATCGTATAACCGTTGATGCCGGTGTAATTAATCGTGAACCCTGTGCCCGCGGTACCCGTGTGGCGCTCAGCCGTGGGGGTATAGACGCGGGGGTAACGGGTAGCATCCACGACCCATCCGTTCATCATAAACGATTCATTCAGCACCGAATCGTTATAACAAGCGGCCTGCTCAATCGTATCGGCGGCAACCAGGTCGCCGTTTTTAGCCGCTTCCCAGAGAGTCAGCGTGGCGTAATTGCGGCCGGCGGAACCAACCGTGCTGGTATTGACCGTGGGCATTAGGGCTTCTCCGTGACAATATTTTTCCGCAAGGGGACGTCAAAGCGGGGCGGCATCGAAACCCGTTGATCCTCAATGACTTCCTGGAAACGGGTGGTATTGGAAAATTTATAATCGGCCTGAATGCGGGTAATCAGGCTTTTGAAAGCTTGCGAATCCGTGGCGGAAGTGGCCAGGTTTTGCAAGGTACGATTCGTGTTCAAATGCTGGCGGTAATTTATTTTAAACTTGCGGTGTTTGGCGGCGTGGGGTTGACGCAAGGCTTTAATTTCTTTTTCATCAGCGAATTCAGCATCGGGAATATACAAGACCAAAAATTCCCGCAAGTCATTTTTACCATGGGATTTGGATTTTAAAAAATGGCGGGTCGGGTCCAGGTCGCTAAAGATTCGCAGCGCGCCGAAATGTGTTAATAAGTCGGGTTTCACTTTTTCCAAATCCAGGGGGGCGCGCCAGCGGTCAATGGGGCGGTAATGCGGGAGCGCGGGCATGTGGCGAAAGGGGACGGCGGGGCGCGGCACCAGGTGGTAGGTTTTGTCGATTTCGTAAAAGTAAAAGCGCTGGCAATATTTATCGAACAGGGCGGGGACGAAGGGGATTTCCAGCGCGGGCGGGGTGGTGCCGCGGATTAGCATGTGCGCCCAATCGCGAAGGATATCTGTGTCGGAATAGACTTCGAGAATATCGCCGTCATCGTAGACGGGGGAGTCGGAAATTTTCAGGACTAGTTCGGCCATGGCTGTCAATCATCCTTCCACCCAGACAAGCTGGGTGGTGGGTTTTGCTGTCAATCATAATTCCCCACGGGCAAGCCGTGGGGTGGGTTAGTTGTTGATGCCGGGGCAAAAAAGGGTTTGGGATTTCTTTTTGCCGTACAGCTTGTAACTGGCGTTGGTTATGTCCGTTAGCGGCCAGGTCTTGACGGCGGCGTGTTCACGGGTGACATAATCGAACGCATATTCTACAATAAATTCGTTAATAAACTGGTCGTGGCCTACCAGCGGGTTGGTGATCACCGTGGGCGTCAGGGCGGCCAGACCAAAGTCCGGGTGAAACAATAACAGGCGCAACTTACCGCTTAACATTTGACCCATCTGCGCCAGGGAGTGAGGCAACACGACCAGCAACGCTTGCATAATCGTATGCGGCTCATCAAAAGACAACGTAATCGTATTCGTTTTATCGGTATGGTACGCTTCATTGAATGAATAGTCCAGGGTGGTTTCATCGGTGACGCCGGTGCCGCCGACATCGATATAATCATCGGCCAGGCCGGCGTAATCGCTGAGCAGTTCGTAAATAATTTCGGCGACGGTCTTGGCTTCGAAATTAGCCGAAACCCGAAACGTCAGCACATCCCCTTCGGTGGGGGAATTCCAATCGGCGGCGGCGATTTTAATTTGCGAATCCGTGGCATCGGTCACATCATAAAAATCGGCCAGAGTGGAACCGTTATTGGAATAATCGTTGGGGCCTGTAATTTGGAACGTAGAACCGCCTGCGCCCAGGGTGATCGTCCATTCGCCTACGTACGCGCCCGTATAGACCGTGACTGCGTCCAGCGAAGACAGCGCGCCATCGTTCCACGTGAAACTGGTGACCAGGTGACCAGAGTTACTGGCGCGTAGCGTGGGCGTGGGACTGCTGGCGTAAATGCGCACGGGCTTATCGAAAAATTGCGATAGCAGATTATCCACCCGCAGCACCGCTTCCTGGCCTGTCCAGACAAACGGTTCGCGTACCAGACCTTTAAACACCGTGAGGGAATTGGCGTTACCGTCCAGGCGGAGATTCACCTGCACTAAATTGTTGGTAATGGGAAGCGTGGCCACCATGGAACCCGTGGCATACGTGGCACCCAGCGCGCCCACCCAGCCGATTTGATTGGCGCTGGCGGACGTTAACGTAAACGATTCCAGATTGTCGCCGTCCGTAATGGTGACTACATCGCCAATGGCAAACGTACCCAGGCCGGCGTTTAAGTCCATGGGGTTATTGGTACTGGCCTCGGCGGTAATGCGTTGAATGCGTTTGAACTTCGCGCCTGAGCGACCGGTGAAACTGGCGTAATATTCATTCGGGTCGGAAAAGACAATTTCAATATCCTGGAGAATAACTTCACCGCTGAAGGCGGGGTCAATTTCAATTTCGCCCGAAATTTGCGAAATGGTACGCACGCCTTTGACGCCGTTCAAAGTGATATTTTCACCATCGGGATCTAAAATCACTTCCAGGTAAGGCTTGGCCCCGGCGGGGTTTTCCAACAACGTTTGCCAGCCGACGGGCAGGGAAGTTTTTGCGGGCATTACGCAACCCTCCCGAAAAAATGCAACTGCGTTTCGTACCGGGCGGCGCGGCGGCCATAGGTGATAATTTCCATATAGTTCGGGTCGAGAATCATATCCATGTACGTGCCGGCGACCTCCAGGTAACGGTAATAGACGCGGACTTTATAATTGTTCGCAATGACGGCGCGGACTTTTGTTAAAGTGGACAGATATTCGTGAAAAATATCCAAGTCCAAGCGCCAATGTTCACGGTTACTGGCGGCGGCGGAAACCTTAGTGGGGTCATAAAGCGTGGGGTAAGCGTCATTCGTTTCAAGCGTGAACAGATTATTGACCGTATAAATCTGGGCGGCGTTAATTTCCATTTCGTCAAAATCGTAGGCGGTACCCCAGGCGGCGCCGTTATAAAGTTGAATGCGGGTAACGTTGACGGCAGGCATTATGACCTCCCGAAACTGGTGACAGTGGTAATATTTTTCGAGCGGTCACGATACCAGCGTTCGGATTTCTTTTTGAACTCCACCCAGGCACTCGGGTCGCCGCTGTGAACGATCACATCGAAATTCAGGTCCACGTTGGACGTGGCGGGTTTGGCGTTCGGGAAAACGTTGGGGTCGCCCGTGGAAATGAACTGACGCCAGTTGGGTTCGGGGTATTTGGAAACCACGCCTTCAGGGATTACGACTTCGTTGCGTTTTAGTTTGGCGATAACTTCATCGGCGGCGATAAGGCCGGTGTGGGCGGTGACATCGTAGCCGAAACCGCCGGTATGGAGTGGGGGCGGGGTTGGCGGTGGCGTACCGTTATTGGCGGCGGCCAACCACTCCATTAATGCCTGAAGTTGAGCGTAAGCCTTAGTTAAATCCAGGTCAATTTCAATTTTCTTTTGATTATATGTATCAATTAAAGTATTTAAATCATCTTCAAGCTTTTTTAATTGATTCTCAAATTCAGTAATTTCTAAATCGATTTCAAGTTGTTTGTTGTTATAAGTGGTATATAGTTCGTCTAACTTTTTCTTGAGTGCTTCGATTTGGTCTATCGCTTCTTGTTTAACAGCATCTTTGGCCGCGTTTTCATCCAGGACACCGCCAGCATCGGTAAATTTTTTCTTTAATTCCTCAAGTTGCGCCGCCATGTCTTTATACGCCTGGCTGTTTGGATCGAGCGTAGCCAGAAAGTCTTGCATTCTGAAAATCATGGCGTTAATTTGTTCGTCTGCGCCAGTGGTATTGAAATCGATTTTAAAATAAGTCAGTTTATCAAGCGCCTTAGTGGCAGTATCAAAATCGGTAGAAAATTGGTCGTAATCGGCAAAAAGCGTATCCAGCATTTCACCCCAGTTAATTACCAATGCGTGCGTTTGGCCTGAGATACCTTCGAGCAACTTTTGAATTTCATATAGATTAGGCGGTGTATTACTTCCCATCCGTGCTAAAATTTCATTTAATGATTTTACATTAGAAGTTATTTTTGCACGGTCAATTTCAAACGCATGTGTCAGTAAACTTTTTTCTTTTAATTTATCAGTAATGCTTTTTTGAATATCCATAATTTGAAATTCAATTTTTTCACGATTGGCATTGAATTCTACCTCAAGACTAATTTTCTCTTTTTCTAAATCCGCTATGGTTTTATTCAAATCAGTAATGGCAGCCTCTACTTTATTTTTTAAATCAGCGGCCATTGAATTTAATTGTAGATTGTTTGCGATTAGCCACTCGTTTAGCGTTCCCTGATAACCGTTCATGACGGCTAAAGCGTACTGAGCTTTGTAAATGTTATCGGTCAGGTCTTTGTACGCTTGCGACTGGGGATCGAGGGTTGCCAAAAGTGCTTGATTGTCAGCAATTGCCGCTTGCAAATCCGCAGTCATTTGTGGAAATTGAATATTTCCATAATAATTTTTCAATTCCAAAGCTTTTTCCGCTAACGACCCGAGTCCCGTAATTTGCGATGTAACAGCATCCGCCAACTCCGTAGTTAAACCACCGGTCGCGGCAGTTGCAGCAAGTAATTGTTCTACCAGAGTTTGTAAAGGTTCGGCTGCATTATTTAGTGCTAAATTGTTTTCCAACAACCATTCGTTCAAAGTCCCCTGGTAACCGTTTAAAACCGCCACAGCGTATTGCGCCTGCATAATCGCATCCGCCATGTCTCTATATGCTTGTGACTGTGGATCCAATGTAGCCAGTAAGGCTTGATTTTGCTGGATGGTGTTCAACAAATCGGTTTCGATAGTCATGTTCGGCATTTCGCCAAAATATTTTTTCAGACGAATTGCCTCTTCCGCCATACTGGTTAAGCCAGTCAGCGAGGAATCAAAAGCCGCGCCTAATTCAGCGGTAATCCCGGTGGTCGATTCAACAGCGGCTTTAAATTGATCCGCTAACGTTTCTATCTGGGCAGCCTGATTATTCAGGTGTAAATTATTATTTAAAAGCCACTGATTGAAATCACCCTGGAATCCGTTCATAACTGCCAGGGCGTATTGTGCCTTATAAATATTGTCAGCTAAATCGCGATAAGCTTGTGACTGTGGGTCCAGCGTAGCAAGTAACGCCTGGTTGTTTGCGATTGCGGCTTCCAAATCTGCTGTCATTTGTGGAAACTTAATATTCCCGTAGTAATTTTTAAGCTCTAAAGCTTTGTCGGCTAATGATCCAAGCCCGGTGATTTGAGAAGTAACCGCATCTGCCAGTTCAGCGGTCAATCCACCAGTGGCTGCAGTAGCCGCCAGTAGCTGGTCAATCAAAGTTTGAAGTGGTTCTGCTGCATTGTTAAGCGCCAGGTTGTTTGCTATTAACCATTCGTTCAGCGTGCCTTGAAATCCATTCATGACGGCTAAAGCATATTGCGCTTTATAAATATTATCAGATAGGTCTTTATATGCCTGAGAAGTTGGATCTAACGTAGCTAAAAGTGCTTGGTTGTTGGCAATAGCCGCCTCCAGGTCTGCGGTCATTTGTGGAAATTCGATGTCGCCAAAATATTTTTTCATTTCCAGTGCACGATCAGCCAGGTCACCAAGACCTTTCACTGTGTCTTTAAACTGATTCCCTAACTCTTCAGTCAAACCAATCCCGAGCTGGAAAGCATCCACAAATTGTTCCTGGAAAGTTTGGACAGCGGCAGTCGTGTTGTTTAATGTAATATTGTGGAGTCGCAAGTATTCGTCTATACTGGCAACTTCACCACGTGCCACAGCCAGTGCGGCCTGGGCTTTCCAGATTTCATCTTGTAAATCACGGTACGCCTGAGACGTGGGATTCAAAGTTCCCAGTAAAGCTTGGTTGTCCGCGATAGCTTGCGCTAAAGCTTGTTCCATTTCGCCAGTCGGCATGTTAAAATATTCTTTTACCCTTAACAATTCGTCTGCCAAAGAACCTAATCCCTGACGACTGGAATCGAAAGCGCTGGAAAGTTCGGAAGTCAAACCAGTTATGTCAATCGATTCCAAAAAATTGGCGGCTAGTTCATGTAACGCTGCGAAGGTAGCTTCCGCCCCGTTAGCCATGGCATCTAAAACTGTTTTGGTAGTGCTTAGTGTGATATTATATTTTGTGAAATATTCGTCTATGGAACCTACTTCACCACGCAATACAGCTAATGCCGCTTCCGATTTCCAAATGCTATCTTGAAGTTCACGATATGCCACTGAAGTTGGATCAAGCGTAGCCAGCAATCCTTTGTTGTCAATGATCGCTGCTTGCAAGTCACGTTCCATGCTGGGAAATTTTATATCACCAAATTTCGCTCGCAACTGAACGGCGTTATCGGCTAAATCTGTCATCCCCTTTTGTGACTTTTCGAAGGCACTCAGCCAATCACCTGAAAGTAATTTGCGCCCGGCTTTTTCAAATTCTTCCCCCATCTTCTCAGCATCCTGTGCAATCTTTTGTTTCTGCATCCCCTCATTTAATTCCGCTAATTTGGCGGTTACCCAAACCAGTGCATCGCCAGAAAGCACCCCACTGTCACGTAATGCTTCTAATCCGGAGATTTGTTCCCGTAATGGCGCGCTTGAATCTAAAAGTTTCCCGTACAGACCATCCAGTTTATCCATTACTTGCTGGTATTCATAAGATCCGGCTTGCAATTTAGGTAATAGTTCGGAATAGGCGTTGATTTGTTCCATTACGCCATCGGTTGTTTCAATGCCCAACTCAGAAAGTTTTTTCAAAAGTTCCTGGTGTTCGGTAAGTTGAACATTCGATTGACTTAGCTTTTCACGTAATTGGTCAATCGCCATCATGACATTTTCATATTCAATCGAATCTTTACTAAGATTCGCGGCCACGCCTTCCAGCATCTTGATTTGATCCGCTAAAGGCGTATCCGATGCCGTCAACTTCTGAATAAGACTATTAATATTTTCGGTTGCAACCTGATATTCAGCGGAACCGATTTGCATGGTAGTCGCTAAGGCGTACCACTGTTTTATCTGTTCGTCAATTGGTGCATTTGAATCGACCAACTTACTAAGCGCCTGGCCAATTTTATCATAAAGTTGACGGTATTCGTAAGAATTTACATCCAATTGAGCGGCCAGTAACGTCCAACTTTGAACTTGTTTTAATACCGATGCCTGGGTTTCAACGCCTGCCGCATCCATTGCTTCGTTAAATTTTTCCTGAGCGGATTTTGCTTTTTCTATTACCTCGCCGGTATTATTTAGCTGTAAATTATTCGCCAATAGCCAGGAATTGAATTCACCCTGATAGCCATTCATGACCGCCAGGGCATATTGAGCTTTGAAGATATTATCAGCTAAATCTTTATACGCTTGAGATGCCGGATCTAAAGTAGCCAAAACAGCTTGATTGCCCGCAATCGCAGCTTCTAAGTCAGCCGTCATTTGTGGAAATTTTATATCACCATAATAGTTTTTCATTTCGATGGCTTTGTCCGCCAGAGAACCCAGGTCGGTTATTTGAGATTTGACGGCATCGGCTAAGGCGGTGGTAAGGCCACCTAATTTTTCAATTGATTCCTGAATACTATCGGCAAAAGTCTTTTGACCTTCAGTGGCACGTTCGGATGCATAGTTAGCCGCTAACATTTCATCACCCGTACCTTCGACCCGAATCGCTAAATTTTCAAACCATTGTTCCGTACTGGAAACTTCACCCCGTAAGACTGCCATCGTTGCCTGCGCTTCCCAAACCTGGATAGTCATTTTTTTGTAAGCATCGGAAGTTGGGTCCATGGTTGCAAGCAAGCGTAAATTCCCCTGCACGTTTTCATTTATTAAATCAGCCAGTCCCTTTTGACCCCAATCGGCCTTGCCGAATTGTTCCTGATTCTTTGCCGCAACGTCAATTAAATATTGCAAGTCTTCAGTGGCTTTGGTAAAACTATTATCAAAAGTAAAGGCGCGGGTTAACCGTTCCAATTCAGCCGTGTTGTTCTTTAGTTTATCGGTAAATTCTTTTTGGATTTTTTCGCCTAAATCTTTAAAGCCTTCACCCATGTTTTTCATGTTTGCGCCAATGGTAACCATTACTAAAAAGGCTTGATTGGTATTGTTCAGACTGGTCAATAGTTTTGATTCAAAATCATTGGCAAGGTTATTTACTAATTCGTCAAGGGTTGTAATTTGCGTACCTAAATCACCCAGGCTGTCTTTCATATCATTGACAGTAATTCCGGTTTTTTCGGCGGAACCGCCTAACACATCCATCAATAATGACGCGGCTTGCAATCCCAAAGAAACAGGATCAAGGCCGCCTTTTAAAAAGCCAGTTACTGTACTTGTTAATAAATCGACCGCCTTAGAACCCGTATCACCTAAGCCTAAAAACTTTTTCGCAACGTCACCGATTTGACCGGCGTATTCAGTCCAGTCTTTTGCGCCTTTCTCCGATTTTTGTGAAAGTCCCTCTACCTGTTCCTGGCTAATCCCCGCCTGAGCGACAAAAGCCTCCCAGCCTTTGGTATCGCCAATTTTTTCGTAAAGCGATTTGATATTACCTAAAAGTTGTTTTTCACCATAGGCATCGCCCAACTCTTTGGCAACGGGTATCAACGCCGCCTGATTTGCAATCTGTTCGCGAACGGAAGAGGTTAATTCGATACCGGCATCGGTTAACATTTGAAGCCCAGTCTTTTGAGCATCGATAGCACTATTTGACCGATCCATCTCTTCCATTAAGGAAACGATTCGATCCTCGACCATCTGATAACCAGTGGAGCCCTCCACCAATTTAGAACGAACGTCTTGTAATTGGGAAATTTGTTTTTCAATAGGTGCATTGGTATCAACAACCTTATCAATAGTTTCTTTTATTTTTTTGGTTAACTGGTCGTAATAGCCTGAACCCTTTTCAACCTGATCTGATAAGGCTGAAAATTTATCGATTTGTTTCGTATTGTTTTCTAATAGGTCAACACCTGCGTCACTAAGTCCTTTGATAAGCAATTCCTGTTTCGATAGGTGTGGATTGACCATGCCTAATTTTTCATAAAGTTCATTCAGCTTATCGTTAATCTGTTTCTTAGCCGCAATATCATTCCCGTAAGCTGTGTATAACCGTTCATAAGTTTGGACTTCCTTTTGAACTTCTGAAGATAATTTTATATTTGATTCTTTTAATAAATCCTGGGTGGAAGTCATCTTTTTTATCGGTTCAACGGTATCGCCGACTTTAGTTTTCAAATCATTTATTTGCGCCGTCAATTGGTTGTAATCATACGTACCTTTTTGAACCTTGTCACGCGCGACTTCTAAAGTAGTTATTTTATCCCGTAAAGATTTTTCAGATTGAATACCAGCGTCGGCTAATGCTTTTTCAGCGCCCGTAAGCTGGTCAATTTCCTTTCGCATCGCTTCGGCTTTATCGGTAGCTTTTTTCAGGTCGGTAGCAAAAGCGCCTGCATTACCCATGGCCACGCCAAAACCGACTTTCATCGCCCGCAGCCAGGAGTTGCTCGGTTCAATTTCCTTTTGAATCTGGTCTTCAATCTCTTTGAGTTGCGTTTTTAGACGTTCCGTTTCGATTTCACGAAACGCCCGTGCAATGCCTGCCAGACTCATTCCATACTGGTCAACGTTGATACCAGACTCTTCTAATTTCTTGCGTAAAGCTTCCGTAGTTTCGGTATATGCCGCCGTCCCCTCTTTGGTAGATTCAAGTTTTTTACCGAGCGCCTCAACCGAATCTACGTTGTCGGAAGTAGCATCGATTTCAGCAAGCATCGCCTGGTATTGACGTTCAAGGGCAGCGCTAAAAATAGCATAGACCGCGACCACAGCTCCGACTCCAATTGCCAAAGAACCGAGACTTGCACCGGATTTCCCAAGTGCCTCATTTACTGGTGATAGTTTATCTTTTAAGCCATCAAAAGCTTCTTTCAACACGTCGACTGTTGCTTTGCCGGTTTCCCATGCTTTTTTAAAAAACTGAATTCCACCGGTTAATGCCACTATACTTCCAACTGATATTGCAACTGCTTTTAAGGCTGCGGGATGTTCATTAATAATAGTAAGGGTTTTGTTAATTGCAGGTAAAAATTGACTGCCGAGAGTTATGGCCAGGTCATTGACAATTACTTTTAACCGATTGAATTGAGCTGTGGTAGTTGCGCTTCGTACCGCGAATTCAGCGGCTAAAGAGGAATTTTCAGAATAAGAGGTAGCACTATCATCTAAAGCTTTTTTGAATAAGTCAACCGATCCGGCACCCTTAAGAAGTGTTTGGCTAAGGCCGGCACCAGTATATCCAAGCTTATCTAAGGCGACCATGCTGTCTTTACCCGATGCCTTTAAACCCTCAAGAAAAGTTATAATAGTACCAGCAGCGTCTTTTTCAAATGCTCTTTTAAATTCAGCACCCGTCATTGTACCAGCAGCGGATGCCTTGCCGGCAACATTCGCAAGTTCCTCCAACTTGGCGCCGCCTTTGGCTACGGCAAGGGACATATCCATAACCAATTTTGAAAAAGCGGTGCCGCCTAATTCAGCATTCATCCCCGTACTGGCAAGTGACGCTGAAATTGCCAAAATTTGTTGTTGTGTAATCCCTGCCTGAGCGCCAGCGCCAGCAAGACGGCCGGCAAAGTTCATGATTTCGCCTTCGCCGGCGGCCGATGCCGCTCCCAACGTATTAACCGCCGATCCGATTCGACTTATTTGTTCCGCCGCTGACATGCCCGCCGGTGCGACCCCACGGGTAACGTTAACAAACCGCGCCATAGATTCGGAAGCCTCCTCTACGGACATATCGGTAGTTACGCCCAGCATGGAAACGGTTTTGGTAAAGCCTAATAAATCCGAATTGGCGATACCTAGCTGACCGCCGATTTCAGCGATCCGGTTTAATTCGTTGACAGAAGTTCCCGATTCAATTGCCAGTGAACGCAAACCATCCTGGAGTTTTTGACCGGCATCAGTTAATTTACCGGTGGAATCCCGTACCCCGTCAACTGTTTTAGCGACCCCAGCGAAAGATTCCTCAAATTTAGCGGCGGCTAAAATACTGCCGGTAATAGCTCCAGCCGTAGCAAGCATAGCCACGTTTAACACGGTATTTAAAGTTTGGGCGGTTTTGGAAGTATTGTCCTGAACCTTTTTTAATCCAGAAGAAAAAGTATCGGTTCCTTCCAGGCTTATGCGTGCAACGATATCGGTAACGCCACCAAACATGCGGATCCTTGTGTCAATAATAAGATATTACGGTAAGCTGAATGGCGGTAACGATGGCGGGGAATCGTTGGCAGCTTGTTTTCTTAAAAGAGCATTCCACTTTTCAAGTCCCGAATATAACGAACTATGCAAGCGTTTGTGCTGAAGACTTTTCATAATTACCAAATTTTCGGGGTCGTTATTGTTCCTGTCGCCATCAATATGATGAACATGTTCGTCGGGTAATAATTTTTTTTGGAAATAATCTTCCGCGACACGGCGATAACCAACCGGGTCGTCACTTTTAATAAAAGTTTCATCTGAAGACAGAATAAGCCGATAAAAATAATTCTTATCGATTTCATGGTTATTATTGACGGCAGCGCCTATTTTGTTGACAATTTCGATAAACGTTTCCGGGTCGTCCCGAAAGTCGATATAAAAACGGCAATCATCGGCAGCAATAATCTTTGAAGCTTCGTCGGCAATGTCTGGTAAATTGAAAGCCGGATTAGTTTCAAAGATGTTAAAATCGATATTCGGTAATTCCAAATCAGTCATTTTTTGTCTGTCAATCAGTTAACCCCGCGGGCGAGCCGCGGGGGGATCAGGTTACTTTGAAATTCGGGGGGACTTCGTGCCAGACCGTGTTATCCTGGGGAAGTCCTGTGGAACGATTTTCGTCCTGAAATTGGATTAAGGGGGGAGGATTGCGCACGCCCTGGAGGTGCGCCATGCGAGCACCGAGCGCGTTCACGTAGTTCGCAAACAGTTTCGGATAATGTTTCAGCAACGTATCCAGCAACGATTCAAACATCAATTCCGAAGGGTTGCGATTGGGTAACGCATTGATCATAAATTCACGGCGCAGCGGGTCGGCTAAATCACGGTCCAGGTCGGGATCAAACATCCCCTTATAATGCCAACGCTGAGCGGCCAAATCGCGCAGAATTATTTCGTCGCGTTCGGTTCCGCTGAAGAGTTTTTTATTGCGTCCTTTTTCGCCTGGTATAAATCCCAAAGCTTGGTATATTGCGACAGCAATAAATTACTCAATTCCATATCGGTTTTAACCCAGGCTTCCACCTCGGCCAAATCCTGGCGGCTGGGGAATAACGGCTGGTCTTCCATGGTTTTCAAAAAACGGGGAATAATTTTCTGCATGGAAACCAACATCGACATATTTTCCGCGATTTGTTCCGCCCGATTTACGGGCTTGGACTTTTCCATATTCTCACGGGATTTTGCATCCGTGATGCGTTCGAGCCGTTGCCGCCATTCCTTTTCATTCACCGGCACGTCTTCGAAACCCTCGGCGCAGGCCAGGGCGTATTCACGTTCCCGAACATAGGTTTGTTCGCGTAAAATGTCGGTCATATCCAGACCTGAAATTTTGACCGGCACGGATTTATCGTTACCCGATTCATCTTTACCGAGCGGCCAGTCGAAAATAACTTCAATTTTTTTTTGTTGCTGCGCGTCGCGAATTAATTGCAGGGTGGTACTCATGATACAGTTTCCTTTGGTTTGGGGGTGTCTTGTTTTTCAGTTGTTTCTGGTTCATGTTTTGGCGTTTGGCCAGTGGGTTTAATTTCATTTCTGGCGATACTGAGCATTTTGTTACGATAGTACTGATAATTCAGCTCAAAAATAGCGAAGGCGGCTTCTTTGATAGGAGTGCCATCCTTAGCAGTCAAAATAATATGCAATTGAGACTCGGTAGGCAAAGAAGCGCCTTCGTATAATGCAATCGCCGTCCCTTTATGGTCGCGCGTAAACGAAGTAGGCTCAATTCCCAGCAGCGTTTTCACCGCGGCGATATAATGGAAATCGGTTTCGGGAATACTATTTTTTCCGTAATTCATTTTTTTTGCTTTCTGTTTGTTTTTAAAAAGTCAGTTAGTTTTTAGGTATGCAGTTTCGGATAAAATACCTGCACTTCAGACGCGGCTTCGGGGGCGGTGGTAATGGTTAAAGTCGTGCCTGTTACCGAAGCGCCTGATTTAATAAAGGTACCGGTATCTTCCGTGCTTAATTTTTTCTTCAGACTGGCCAGCTTGGTATAATCGAACTGGGTATTATACAGCGCGGCGCTAACGCAAGCCACCGGGGTGGAACTTAAGGTAAACGTGGTGGTGCTGCCAGAACCCGTGTATTTATCGTAAACCATTTCATAACCGGTCTTTAAAATCCAGGGTTTGGATTCGGTATAGAATGGAATTACGAAATCGGCGGTATCCAGCGGATGATCCACGGCCGGGGATTGAATGACCAGGTCTTCAAAAACCACCGTGTATAAATGGGTCAGGTTGTCGAAATCCCGAACGATACATTCCAGGTGGATTTGCGGTAATTCATTATCGACCAGGAGGTTCAGACCGTAAGTGGTGGAAGTGCTAATGCCGAATAACTGCGCCAGCACGTCCAGCGACTTGCCTTGGTAACAGGTAAACGAACCCGTCCACAAGGGACCGCGTTTGTAACGTCGGGAACGGTCGCCGCCGCCCTGGTGGAACAATTGGGCTTCGGACTGAAATGACGGGGCGCCGATATTGATATTCAGGATATAGCTCAAATTCGTCCAGACGACCGGGGCCAGCACGGACGCCTCCACGCGGACAAAGCGGTTTAACGTAAATTTATGACTTGGCTGTGCCGATTGTGGGACAATCGATAATTGATCAGTAGTTGCCATTTAAAAATTCTCCTAAGTTAAGAGATTGAGATCAAATTCAAGGCGGAACTGTTTGGTAGTTGAATCTTTGGTAATCCAGCGCGGGCCGGTCAAATTTTGCATCCGAATCCCTTGCGCAATCAAAGACGTATTGGTATAAGCAGTTCCGTAGTAATTTATATTGTATTTTATGCCATATAATGTTTGTGGATTGGTAAATGTCGTAATAATTGAATTTGAAATCATGGCAATTTCGTTAATACCGCCACATTTATTTTCGTCCCAGCAACCCAGCGTGACCGACCACCAATGACCGGCCAGGCCCGCCTGATTTTCACGGGCCGCGCCCATGCGATAGGGCGGTTCGATATAAATTAACGGTTTCGCAATGGAAAAATATTGCGTTTCCGGGTAACCTTCAATCGGTTGCCAGCGTGACCAGGGGGCAGACGCGGTTAACTTTTCAAACAGCCGCAGCAGGTTCAACTGGGTATCGAGAATTTCATAACCGGAACGAATCATGGATTAGCCCCTGGGTTAACGGGCTGACCCTGGAAAATTTTGTTCAGCGTATTGGTCCAGGTCGTCAGCACGTGATCCTTTACATCCCGGACTGAGTCGACAATAAAACGACGCGGCTGAATGCCTTTCAAGCCTTCGTGAACATCGACATTATGCGGCGCAATGCTCCCCTTACTGGACACTGTCCATTCCGAGGCACTGATACGCTCCTTTTTAATCGAATTCACCAACATGAAACGGCGGCGGGGGATTGGAATTTGGCCAATCCGGGGATCATCCCGGCCCGACACTTTCGGATCAATTGCGGGGCCGGTGACGAATTGCAGGACTTTATCCTTGACCACCTGAGCGCCCCAATTGACCAAAGACGCCTGGACGACGGGCAAATTTTTCCGTAACAAGTCCAGACGTTCCTGCCATGAGCGGGTATCAAAAGACGGGTCAGGCATATTTAATCATTCCTACAATTTGGGCGGCTAACGAATTGGCGAGACGCAAGTCCAACACTCTTTTGATACGATAATTGGAACTATTGTACGCCACGTAAACCGTCCGTTCGTCATCCACATAACCAGACAGATCTACAAACACGCCGCTGGTATTACATGTGCCATTTAAAATCAATTCATATTTTAGAAATTCACCAATCGATTCCTGCTTGTACAAAAAATTACTGATCATCGATTTTTCGTAAACAGAAATTGCGGGGTCATGAAAAAATGCTTTAATGGCGGTGGTGGTAGTCGTGGCGGCAATTTTCCCCGTGCCCAGGCAATCTTCAGCCAACGGAAACAGGCGATGATATTCCGGGTCGTAACGGGGAAAACTGGTGTTCTGACTGCGGTACGTCATGCAAGGGCAGGTCGTACCGGTTTTTACCACCAGATTTGCGCTGGCGCCGTAGTTCAATAAAAATTCGATCCATCGGGTTTGCATGGTGATTACGCCCACAACGAATAATTGGTGGTGGAATAATCGATTTGAGTCGAATCATAACCATCGGGTTCGTAATCACTGCCGCCCGAAAACGAAATATAACAACGGGAAAGCTTTACCCCGGCGGCGGATAAATCGTCTAAAATTTCCTTTTCAATCTCTTCGATTAAAGCTACGCGATCCTTCACGGAGACGGTAATCGGATTGAACGGACCAATTAAAAACAGACTTTCTTCGGGCGCATACGCCAACACACGCGCGGCGCAGATACCAATTTCCGCGGCGTCAATTAAAACCTGCTGATACGCGGCGAGACTGGCGTAAGTTACCGAACCACGCGCGAGCCAGGAATCCGTCTTGGCCTCAGCGTAGGGGATATATGCCTTTGAATTCAGCGTGGTATCATCGAGCTGCGTGGTGTTCAGCTTGCGTAATCGCTGCCGAACTTCCGTCGGGGTAATGCGATAAGCCATTACACTTCATTCTCTAAATTTTCAGTTTGTTTCCGACCGCGGCCAGGCTTGACGGGGGGACTCGTGGTATTAGGCATCCCGGCCAGCGATTCCGTGATGGATTGAAGCTCATCATTTTCCGCATAGCGCAGGATTTTGGCCACGATTAACCCATTCCAGAACTGAGTGGCCGGGACTTCATAAACCCGTTTCGGATTTTCCTTAAATTGTTTTTCGGAAATATCCAGCACAAATTCATTTTCAACATCGTAGCGGAACGTCCATTCCAACGCCACAACGCGCATTTTCGTAGGTGTTTTCATAAAAAACCTTTTTTTTTAGTGTTAAAATAAAGTTAAAATAAATGCGGGCCGGAGCCCGCGGATTCGATTAACTATGGGTATCCAGACAGCTTAGGCCGTTTTTATCGATCACGTGCATGGCAACGCGTTTCGAAATCACATAGCGTTCCTTTTGCTTTTCGATAATCCGATCAGTTTCGGTTAACAGCATGTTGTCGTTGGTGACATACCCTAACGCTTCGTCATCGGTGCCGAAAATACGGTCGGACGTCACGGTCGAGGTATCCCATTCGTAAAACGTGGGTAACTGAATACTGGTAAAGCCCCACTGTACGGGTGGATTGTTCATTTTAACAAAAGCCGTCCACCAGAGTACGCCCATGGCTTTCACGCCCAGACAGTTGCTGACGATATACGGTTTCGGCGGCTTCGTGGCAAATTCCACAATATCGCCTTCCACGATAATATCATTAGTGGCTACCGTAGCCGTGTTCCCAGCAGGGAGGCCGTTGCTATTGGCAGTATTGTCACCATTGATAATCATGTAAACCATATTATCGGTTTCGGTAATCGCGATTTGCTGACCCACGCGCTGCAATACAGTGGCAACTAATGGTAACGGAACGTCTTTAATTTCTTCATAATTGAACAGAAATTGTTTACCGTATTTTTGCAAATTGACGGTCTGTTCGCTGACGGCCATGGTCACTGAGGGGAATTCCCCACCCGCGCCAACCACCGCGAACGTCCGCTGCGCTTCGGTGTCATCCAGGTAAACCTTTTTGTAAGACATACCTTTGATGACAGTATAATTTTTAATAAAAACCTGGGTCAAGCCCATTTTCATCGCGCCGGCGTAAACCTGCAACGACACATATTCCGCGAACAGGGTCGTGGTGGCGGAGGTGGAGAAAAACTTTTCCACCGGGTCGGCATAATTTCCAAACGCGTTGACGCCGTAATATTTAATAATTTCTTCAATCGCCGTATCAGGTACGGGCTGATTCGATTTACGCAACTGATGTTTCAATTGATAAATTTCAAAGTTTGACTTTTGAGAATACAAAGATGGGCCGATGGCCTTTTCACGTTGATTCTCCAGCCAAACACGCAGGGGGTAGCCTTCCATTGCGGCTTGGGTATAGACCCCTTTATCGAGGTTGAGAGATTTAATCCAATCTGACATGGTAATTTATTCCTTTCAAAAAGATTAGATAATAATGTGAACGTAATTAGTGGGCTCATCTTTGGCGATAACCGCGCCGGGGTTGCCGGACGTACCGCATTCCACATACATATAAGTGGAGCCATTTACCTGGAACGGGTCTTTCAGAACAATCGTACCGCCGGTATAGGGCAGGCACAGAATGCGGGTACAGGGACGCCAGTTGCTGGCTTTATCGGTATACCCCCAGAGATCGACCGTGAAACGATAAGTATGATAATTGTCCTCTTCCACGTTAGTGATAATACCGTCCGGGACTGTATCATTCGGACAGTCGCTGATTTCCCAGTTGGTCGCATAGGTTAATTTAATTAATTTTGAATGCTTGACCAGCGTTTTGGCAGCAATCAGCGCGGCGACTTTCGTATTCAAATCCGAGTCGCCATAAGCGGTAATTTCGAGCGATTGACCAAACCAGCCATTCGCGCCGATATTTTCGGGCATGTTGCCTCCTTAAATAATAGATTTGCTCAAATTGGTTTGTACGGCGGGCGCCGAGGACTTTTCAAGGTTCGGCGTAATTTTTGATTGCGGCGGATGTTCTTTTTCATAGGCGGAACTGAATGACGCGTGCAGGTCTAAAAGTTCAGTCAGCGCCATTTTCCCAAAAACCGTTTTGCGGGTGGCAACCAGTTCGGGATTGGTGTGGTCGAACATATTTAACAGACCGGCGAACGTCACCGTAGAATTTACCATTTCTTTGCGAAAAACGTCCAGCGCCGCGACCTGTTTCTTAATTTCCGGGAGGGGCTGGTCGGCAAAAATCTGATTCATTTCGGATTGAAAAGACTTGAGGGCAGTCAATTCCTGTTGAACTTGCTCGGGTGAAATGCCAGGGAAGGCTTTTTCAAAGTTGGCTTTGAACTCTTTGGCAGCGTCCCGCTCGGTAATGAGCATGGCAGCAGACTTCGTAATTTCGTCCAACGCGGCCGTAAAATTCGGTTCCGTCAACTCGAATTCACGTTCCTGGATATTCAGAGCGGGAAGTGATAATTTCATCACGACTCCTGTATTAGTTAATGATTTTTCTTCTTTGGCTTTATGCGCCAAAAGATGATTTTCAGCTTTTTTTCTTAAATCTTCGGTAGAAACATTGGAACTTACAGCTTTAACCTGACCCATGCGCGCCAGCGCGTTATTGAAATGCGAGGCGTCCAGCGTGCCGCCGGTACCAGCGGCGCCATTGCCTTTGGCGTGATGGGGTAAATGGCGGGCATTGCGGGGGGCGGTCAAACCATCGGCGTCTTTATCCAGGCCGGGTTCGACGGCGGCAAAACAATTGTCTTCCAGGGTATTAATATAGGCGGCTGACCACTGGGCTTTTTCGGCATCGGGGGTGACGCCGGCGGCGGCCAGGTCGAACATTTCGTAATAGTAGGCCAGGGGATCAAAATCGGGCGGGGGGGGTTTAACGGCGGGCGGAGGCATTTCTTTAGCGACACTGGACAGGGATTCCAGGGTGCGGGCGACCACGGTTTGAATTAACGTTTCAGGGAAATCAACGCCAGGGAAATAACTTTTGGTAACCTGCGCCGCGATTTGAGCGCCGAGGCCGACACTGGAAGTTTCCAGACATTCGACTTCAGCGGCGTCGGAATTTTGAAATTCACAAAACATTAATTTAGGGTTGTCGCTGTTTTTCTCATAAATTGGTTTGTAGACAGGGACCGTAAAGCCGACGCTCAAATATTTATTGATTCCCATATCAATTAAGCGACATTCCGTTTTTTCATCTTCCGTCACGTTGGATTTATAAAATTTAGCCGTGGCGAAATAAATCGCGCCGTCCAAAGATTGAATAAACTGAAGACGTTCTTTAAAACCTTTTTTAGTACGGCCGGGGATCATAGCCAGGGCTTCGTCAACCGTATACGCTTTTAATTCCGAATGATAAAAAAGCCCATCGCCAGGATTAATCCGGTCATGACCCGTCAATTTTCCTTTGCCTACCAGGGTATCTGACAAAGATTGCAGCGCGTCTTTACGGAAACGATCGGCGGCGCGGTCGGGAAAATTATTGGCGACCTGAGTTTCCCAGGTACGAACCATTTCGGGGGTAATTTTATCCGGACGCGGCATAAAACTTTTAATAATTTCCCAATCCGTTTCAGTAACGTCCGTACCTTTAATCTGAAGGTCAAACGTTTTATCAATTCGTGAATTGGGAATGAAATCTTTTTTCGCATCTAGCATAGCGACATACTCCAGGCAATCGTTGGCGGAGGTGAAATAGTTACGAAATTCGGCGGCGTCAGGCGAGGTTCCTTTGGCGAATTGAATATGGCGACCGGGTTTGGTGATAATACCTTCAAAGTTTAGCGGGGGGCCATAATAATCGTCAAAATAGAAATACCGTTCAGTCGATTCGATTAAACGCATTTAGCATTAGCGCTCCAGCGAAGGGATATCGGCGGTATCGGTAGTTTTTATGGCGGTTGGATTGGCATGAGTGACAATGGGTTTAAATTTTATTTTTTTTGGCGGGAAGGGCGGTGCTATTTTTTCAGGTTCGGGTTCAGAGACGGGTATTACTTTTGGCGGGAGGATCAATTCGGGCGGGGGTGGTTGGACAGGAAACAGGTCTTTGCGTTCCTTTTTCAATTTGGCGATGGCGGCTTCGGTTTCGAGTTCGAGTTGGCAGGGGGCGCAGTGAGTCCAGGGTGATTTGCCGGCGTGGTCGAACTCTTTTTTACAGCGTTTACAGAAGTCGAGCATGTGAATTCCTTTCGGAAAAAAGTAAGATTCAAAGGCTTTAATTTAAATAATACGTAAAAGTTCCAAATTTTTACACTTTCTGTAATTTGGCCGTCAATCATAAGTCCACCCAGGCGGGCTGGGAGGGGGAAAGTTTTTTTCGTGGATTTTAAAAATATTTTTATGGTGAAAAGTGAACGGGGCGTTAGTGTTTGGGGCTATTGGGGGTAAAAAAATGGTAGAAAAACGGGGGTCTTTGGAAAATAATCTAAGAAAAGACTTGACTTTTTAGATTTTTATGCGTATATTGTTAATGTAATAAGGAACGAAAGTTCACTGAAACCAAAAAGAGGAGCAAAACCATGAAAATCGAACGAACAATCAAAAATGAAAAAGTAGAAATAGCAGTTTTCTACTTTCACACCATTCGCAATACAAACCAAATCATTGTACATCTGAATTCTGCCTGGTTTGAAAAAGAAATCATCGGCGAATACTTTTCCGAATATCAGGGCAAAAAAGGCGTTATTCGCATTGATTCTTTTGAAAACAAAAATACGATACGCTTGCGAACACTGACTGGGACTCCTGAGAAACAAACGATGGCTTTTTTGGTTTCCCCTGAGATGTCAAGTGAATTACAAGCGGCTTCATATAATTTTTTAAAAGCCAAAGAAGATAAAGAAAATCGAGAGAAGGCGTTCCTTGCTACATTAACAATCGAAAATTCAAATTTAATAGCTTATCATCAGGGTGCTGGGGATTATTCAAGCGACTCGGTTTATCTTTGTACGAAATATGAATTTGAAGGCGAAACAGGTCGCAAATCTTTTGACCTGACGAAAAGCCAAACCGAACATCTGTATGCGTTTACAGTCAAGTTTGCGCCAAACAATTTATATTATGATACTTACGAAGTAGAGCTTAACGAAACGCAAAAAGCCGAATTACTTGCCCTTTTGAATGAAGGCAAAAAAGAAGATGACGCTATTCAAGATGAAAAGAATCGTTACAATTTAATGAGTGAAAGTGGGAAACGGTTTTATCAGGCGCATAAGCAAGCAAAAAAGATGATGGCCGAATATGAAGGGTTAACTTATCGTTATTGTTTCGCTAATTGCCTGAGTGAGATAATTAAGATTCAAAAATTTAACAAGTTTCGCGATGCTCAGGCAAAAAAAGGTTTGGGTCAATGTTGGGAATGTGGTTGCTGGGTTCCTTTTAAACAACTGGACGAAACGGGTTATTGTGGATGCTAATTCTCTAATTAATCATATTTTTAACAATCAAAAAAGAGGTGTTCAGATGAAACAAGTGATCAATAAGAAACTGTACAATACGGAAACGGCTGAAAAGCTGCATTCGTATACTTTTTCAAATACAGGTGATTTTCATTATATTTCGGAAAGCCTGTACAAAACGAAATACGGGAACTACTTTTTGGCAGGCACGGGTGGAGCGGCATCGAAATATGGGAAAGCCTGTGGAAATAATTCGATGAGCGGCGGCACTGCTATTACGCCGATGACGGTCACGGAAGCGATTCAGTGGTTGGAAGATCATGACGGTTCCGAAGTAATCGAAAATCATTTTGCGAGTGAAATTCAGGAAGCATAAAGAATGGGCGGCTAACCACCGCCCGGAATAATGAACTGAAAATTTAAAAAAAGAGGTGTGAAATGAAATATACAAAAAAACATTGGACTCAAGACGGAAAACAAGAGACCATAACTACTTATGATAGTGATATGGTTAAAGAGGCAATTGATATATTTTATAGTAAAGGGAAGGTTTCTTTCGTGCACCGAAACGGGACAGTCACAACTCTTCATCGGTTCAAAAATGTTGTTGAATATTTCCATCCGGTAGACAATAGTGTAGACGGAGAAACAAAATTAGAAAAAATAGATGAGGGAACTATTGCAAGTTATTGTTCCGAACAATATCGAATTGGATAGAGTCTAATCCCCGGTCGTTTCGGGCGTGACCGACGGCCGGGGAGCTACTTAATTAACTTAATTTTAACTTTAAACAAGAGGGGCAAGCCATGAAATTAGAGGTAATGACTCGCAAACAAATAATTAAAGAAGCCGGAGAAACTGAAAACGTTCGGTATTGTATCACAGTGGGGTGGGCAAACGGAGAATGGAGATGTACCTGGTTCGAAGAAAACGAACCGTGGGAAAATTATCAATTTTTTGATCGGGGACGTGCGGGTTATTCATCTGCAAATAGGCATGTTTTCTTGATCGATAAAAAAAATAAAAAAATTTATTGTATCGAATGTCCAAATAAAGATGGGATTGAAGAGGTTGAAAGCTTTGCAACCGGATATAGAAAAAGTTTTACATTCAAAAATTAATCTAATCCCCGGTCGCTTCGGGCGTGGCCGATGGCCGGGGGCTACTAATTAACTTAATTTTAACTTAAGGAGATATATGGGGAAAAAATGGCTTGTTTTGGAATCGGGTCTAATGCAATTAGATGACCCGTATAACTGGATTTTAAGAAATAGTAAAGAAAAAAATCCCCATTCAATAATCAGATGGTTGCCACTACCTCAACCATTGAGTTCCATCGGGGGATTACCAAAGGATCTATTCGAAAAAAGTAATGCCGTAAAGCTTTTTTCGGATGAAGACCTCTGGTTGGAGACATTCGGGATAAAAGTCAGATAACTAAACAAATCATTGCAGGAACTCCCTGGCGTCTGTACCCGCGAACTGAATAGTGACGTCCTGCGTGATCTTGCCACGACTGACGTAATTTATGAATTGTTGAAAAAAATCAGCGGCAAGCCTTATTATGATTGGTTTGAAAAAATGAACACCCACAGATGGAGGTTTAATGAATAAAAAAACAATCAGTACCAGGGGGTCGATAGCCCTGGCTGAATGGGTTCAAAAAACATTCGGTAATCGGAACCGAGGCATGGAAGCAATGATTTGGTTTATCAAGGCTATTTTGGACAAAACGGAGTTGTCTTTCAGTGACGAAGTATTAAAAGAAATCGCCCAACGGGTCGGGAATTTACCGGCCGAATTTTGGGCGGATATTGAAGTCATTGCGATTATGGTTGGCGGAACTAACGGAATACTAATCAAGACATTGGATGTCAATGAATGCTTTGCCATGATGGTACGCATTCAAAAGTTAAAAGTAAACAGTGAAAAGTAAAGAGTTAAAAGTTAAAAGCAAACAGTAAAAATTTAAAATCAAGAGGTAAGTTATGGCAAATTTAAGTGAAATGATTGATTCGGCTGTGTTTGGAACGCGGCCAAATAATGAACAGATTGAACCCGTTCCGGTTGATCCGCAAACATGCCCAGCGTGTAACCAAAGAGCCGATGTTTATTTTGAAAAGAATATGTATTTTAAACATAATTGTGGTGCAAGGCTGGTTACGATTACCGATGGAAATGGCAATTATGGCGTTGCTTATGATCATCGTTATCGACATCACCGTGTATGTGGAAAAGTTTACGCATACGAGTTGGTGTTGAAATTAGATGATAACCGTGGTTTAGGTTATGTTTACGGAACGCCGCCAATTGAAAGTTGTTATGGCGTTGGTGAAGACTCCTATTTATATTTGATAGGGGATACCCCTTTTGAACCTGCAAATAAGCCATTCTCGTATGTAAAGCGAATTGGCGAATTTGGCGATGGCCATTTCTTAATTCCAGAATAATCCTGCAATAACTTATCGAGTAAAAAAAAGCCTCGCGGTTTGCGAGGCTTTTTTTTGCTATTTAGTGGGGGATTTGAGGGCGGAAAAAAGTTTTGTCAGGAATTTGGAAAAGGGTTCCTGTTTGCAGGCGACGGTCAGGTTGTCGGGGTTAGCCTTGGGGAACCAGTCGGGGGACTCGAAATTCCAGGCGGCGATTTTGACGTCGGTGCAGGCGGCCAGTTGGGTGATACCAGAATCCTTACCGAGGTATAGTTTGGCGTTAGCAATTAACCAAAGAATTTCGGGCAGGCTGGCGCGGTTGCGTAAATCGATGAACGGCGGCCAGATTTCGAGCAGGTCGTTATCGGTGAATACGGGGTGGTCGTTACCAACTAAGACGATGCTTTTGAATTCGTTTTGACAGCGGCGCAAGACCTGCAAGATACGGAAAAGTTCCTCGAAGGTGACGTTCTTTTCGGGCATGTCGTAAGCCCGCAGGTGGAATACAATGTAGGGTTGCGGGGGGATTTCGGCGGGCGGCTGAGGTTGGAAACCGGGATTCAATTTCAGTCCGCAATGTTCGACCAGGTCCGTAAGTTCCGCGGCGACATTAAACAAAAATACGTTTTTTGCCAGGCGGTCGGGGTGGGTCGGGTCACGGGGAATGAAATTATGATTTAGCATATTCGGCCAAAAGAGTTTGTCGTAATGCAAGCGGCCTTCCAGGAGGTGACTAAGCTGCTCGGTGGTGGTCAGGATTACAGTTTCGGTTGGATTTTGCTGGCGGTAATATTCAAAAATCGTATTGATCCAAATCCGATCCCCCAGGCGGTTAAATTCCGTACTCATGGCAAAATACGTTTGGGCGTTGGGCAGGGTCGGATATTTTCTTTTGGCAATGACTAAATAGCATTGCATACACTGCCAGCAACGGTCGGCGTAAAAATATTCGTCACGGGCGGGGTAATCGACTTCTTTGCCGCATTCACTGCAATGGAACAGGGGCATTCGCAGGCTCCTCGGGTTTGGGGGTTACGGGTTCAGGATTAACGATAGTGGGTTTGGGATTCAATGGTTCATTTAGTTTATTAATAGCCGCGTTTAAATTTTCAAATTCCGTGATGATAATTTGAATGCACGTTTCCACCAGGCGATCCCGAATCAGGATTGAATCGGTGGGGAGTTTCAGCGCCAGATAATCGCCGGTATTTGGGATATAACGGTCATTCGATAAAATAATCAGGGCAGTTTTTAATTTTTGCGTATTTTTCATAAATTTCCCTTGACAATATAAAAAATTATGCTTACATTTAAATGACAAGTATTTTGTCAAATCCGGTCAATTTGCAAAATGCTTGCATGGATAGAGTCCGGTGTATAAAGCCCTGTTTGTAAGAGTGCAAGCGGGGCTTTTTGCGATCAGTTGGCGTCCCACCCAGACAAGCCGGGTGGAAACGGGGGCGGACTCTTGGTCAGGTTTGTTCAGGGACGCAGGGCGGAAATTTCGCCGGGGGTCCAGGGAACCTGATATGGCGACGGGCGATTCCAGGGGGAATTGACCGGGATGCCGGTGACGGACCAGACGGGTTCCCGTTCGCAGCGACAATTCGGATGGGTATCGCTGACGGGATACGGGCCTTCACCATGACGCCAGACCTGGCCATCCAGCGCAGCGCAAATTTGACAACAGCCGGCAAAAGCCCGCCATTGATCGTAAGGCACACCAGCGGCATCAGCCATGCGGTCGTAAGATGCGTTTAACTGAAGCTGCATTTCACTACGTACCGTGCGCATCCACCACCAGGATTGACCTTCCCCCACATTCAAATGTAACCAACGGGCGATTTCCATCGCATCCGCTTCCCGCTGCGCCATTTCAGGGAGTACCGATTTCAATAATTTAAAATAGTCTTTGCCAATTTTTTCACGCAGGCGACCCGCGGCGGCAAGACTGGCGGCGGTGAAATAGTCATCGGCGGAGGTAGGAACCACGGGCAGGAATGAATTGGGATCTTTCCATTCGGGTAAACTTTTTTGAATCAAATCATAAAACTTTTTCAGGCCATAGCTGAACATGGAAAACAGCCAGAACGCCAGGATTGCTTTCTCGGAACTGGACATATTATCTGAATTTTTCGCGCCGAGTAAGTCGGTTTGCCAATTATCCAGAATCCGTTTCAGGGCGGGTTCCGACATTTCGTCATATTCCCAGGGGTCGGCGGCTTTCTGAAAAGACGCGCGGACGCGGTCGATGGCTGGCAGGCGGTACAATTTTAGTAAGTCAGTTTCGTATTCGGTGGTTTTATCCAGCAGGTCGGTTAGCAATTTGTTACTCATTTGGGATACTTTTTTATCCGGATGCGGCGCGAGTAACAATTGCATTTCGGACGCGCTGGGTGTGGGTGCGTTGACTTTGGAATGAATACAAATGGCGGCGGGTTCGGGGATAATGAGTCCCTGAATGATGGAAAGGATACGGTCGTCCATGCGAAAATCCTTAAATTAATTTAATAAATTCAGAATAAATTTCCTTGTTTTAAAATCGGGTCTAAACGTTTTTTTATAATCTCGCAATATTCAGGGCTGATTTCGGAACCAATCCAGTTCCGTTTTAACTTAATTGCCATTTTCGCCGTGGTACCGCTGCCCATAAACGGATCGTAGATTAAATTTCCTTCGTTGCTCCAGCTTATAATGTGGTCGGCAGCAAGTTGTTCAGGGAATATGGCTGGATGCTCAAAAGCAATTTTGTCTTTACTAGTATTATTAAACGAAACAATATAACTCCAAATGTTTGATATACATTTATCATTTTGTTTTACTTGGTAAATGTGCCTATCCTTGCATCTACCGTTTTCATCTCTAATGGCGTGATAATTTTTCAATCTTTTGTCTGATTTAGGTTCTAAAATCAAATTCGTAACTAACGGAATCCCCTTCGAAAGTATGAACATAAACTCAAATAAATTTTTATACCTATTTGTAGACGGAACATTATTTGCAAGTTTATTATAAATCATCGTATCGTGGATATTAAACCCAACCTGCCTGAAATAAATCTTCTGGTAAGAACTGGCTAAACTTTCCGACCCGTTTATGGTCATATCGCCAACCACCCATACCACCACGCCGCCCTCTTTGGTCACTCGGTAAAGTTCCTTCGCAATCGCTTTAAAATCCCAGGTATAACCTTTATAGGTACGGAAACCATTTTTCGGTATAGGGTTAAAATCGGCATCCATATCATCGTAAGGTGGACTGGTCACCGTTAAATCGATAAAATTATCCGGCATCCGTGCCATGGTGTCCAGACAATTTTCACAGTATACTTTATTGATTTCCATATTAAATCACTTTAAATTTCCTGTGGTTCCTGTTTTAGTTGCGCAACGATTTGGAACTTTTCGATTTCGGAATTGCGGGGTTGTTGAAAATAGAAAATATCGTCTTCCCAGGGGATCGGGCGGCGGCGACCCACGCCACAAGGAAGTGGTTTGAACACGTCTTCAAAAGTACGGTGAAACAATGGTTCCGGATATTCGTTGGTATTCAGGCCGTCCAGGATTTCCGGGCTGGAAGTGCGATAGATGAATTCCCGCAGGAAATCGTGACGGATCCAAATCAGTGATTGTTCCGCCCAGCCGGGCATAAACGAAATCCCTTCGCCAAAACCGTAACTAATGGGGCAGGTTTGAAGGTACGGGATTAATTTTTCCACGCCCCAGACCAGACAATCCTGTTCAACGAATAACAGGTCGAAATGGTTCATTAAGGCGTATTGGGCGGCCATAATCAACGTGGCGTGGAAATCGTGCTGGTGGGGGAGTTGCTGCGCGTCCAGGTAGCCGGTGACGATGGTTTGGGAAATGGGCTGAAAGTATTTCAACGGCAACACGGGCGGAGTCGGGCAGTTGGAAACGTAAATGAAATAGTGCGCGGGTTTCAGCCATTTTTCCAGCGGGGGGAGCCAGTAATGGTTGAGCCAGTACGGATCCAGGCACTGTTGGCTGCGGTTGGGGTTGGCGTGGGCGGTAGGGGCGCTGAACCAACCGGTGGCGAGGAGGAGGTTTTTGAACATAGTTTTTTCCTTCCATTGGTTTTTTAATCACCAATTTTTTCAGATATCTTTTTTAATTCGCCGGCAAACCATATAAATTCAGTATTTTTGGCTGCTCTGTCTTCCAGCATATTACTTAATATTTCTAGTTTTTGTTTTGCCCACGACAGCCGGTTCTTTCTCGAAATGTTTTTCGATAATTCAGTACTAATAAATTCAAATGCCCAGGATGGTATTTCAAAAAATCCGACTTCAGGAATTTTGTTTAAAGGATAGCCATAATTTCCGGGATAAAATTTGATAGTTTCCATAATAATTCCTGTTTTTTGCTGTCAATCATCATTCCACCCAGGCAAGCTGGGTGGTGTGGATTAAATTTTTTTATACCTTCAAAGATAACTTCTGATTTCAGGACATTTCGTAACTAAAAAATTGAACTGCTCAGGATAGTTCCGTTTCAAAAACAGATAAAATCCACGCTCGCCAATACTTAAAATATACCAATTTACACGAATCCACTCACGTTCCGGAATCGTATTGGCTTTTAAATAAATCGGATGGTATTCGTAGTCCGAATGAGTTATAAAAGAAAAAATATCATTGGCGTCTAAATAGGCGACGGGATAACAACTAAAAGCCTTAAAAGATTTGTTAAAAAAATAAGTGCCATTGACGCCAATGGTCATTTTACGGGCACGGCTTTCCTGAACCCGGATCCCGGTAATCACCAGGTCATATTCCTTGTTCGTATTCCACCAGGGTTTTAAAATTTCCTTATTGACTTTATTAATCGCCGTCAAATCAAAATACCCGGCCGTTAACTTTGCAATCAAAGGGTCAATCTTGGGATTAATTTCCCTTAAATTAAAGCCCAATTTTTCAGCGGCGGCCTTTACAAATGAATCAGTTTCAGGAAATTCGTAACCACTATTGAACCAAACCAACTCAGGCGTAAGGTTCAACTGTTTACACAAAATCGCACAGGTCAAGGAGTCTTTGCCGCCGCTAAAAGACAACGCTATTTTCTGTTTATTTTTACTGGCATTCTCCAGGATCAATTTGGCCCGTTTTATTTTTAGCATGACCCGATTATTTTGATAATTCATCAAATCGAATTGCGTAAATTTATGCACGGTCTACGCCCTGGCCAATGGTTTCAACTTAGTACCCGCAGGATATGAATTTACTGGCTTTGAATTTATACCATAATACGGCGGACAAATTGGGCGCATTTCTATAAAATCATTTTCAGGAAACCAGCCTTTTTGTTTACAATAATCGACAGGCAAAGGACGCATTAATTTATCATAACGCATTAATGCAAAAGACGAATTGCCATTTTGTTTTTCAATTTCCCAGGTACATTCACCCCAACCGACACTATGCTTTTTACCGATATGAGCGGGATTGGGGATTATTTTTTTCAGCAATTCGATATTGCCTTCGCCAAAAATTTTATAATGCTTACGGTCAGAATATAAAGTTGGCATCAGATACGATTTAAAATCGCCTTGTTGGACGGAAACGCGTTTTGCATTTACCGAATTTAATAGTCGCTTTTCAAAACGTTTAGTCCAGTAAGTTGATTTTTCAGGCAAATCAAAGAGATAACTACACATATAAAAAAAAGTATCTTTAAACTGGACTTTAAAAAGTGGAATCGTAATGGGCACCAACTCATCATGATCATAACTCAAATTGAAATAATCAGATTGCAATACGTAAAGCATGGTATAGTGTGCAATCACCGAATCAAACGCCAAAATATCATTGCCACTGCGACCTGTTTTAAATTCAAGATGAATGATAAAATTTTCATTCAGTGCGCTTTTACGGGTCAGATTATTCCAATTTTCGACTTTGTTTAAAATTGAAGGTTCTAATTTTCGCAAGGTAGCATCCGTTATTTTTTTAAATTTAACTGGTTCAGAGTGGCTTTAATTGCATCGCGCTGATTTGTTAAAAATGAATTTGCTAAAGTCGGATCTAATTGCTGATCGTAACAGACGTTAATTTTCCCAAAACCCGCCCGGCTCATGCCACCGATTTTTCCATCTTCAGCAAAGAGAGTTAGCATCAAATGCAAAAAGGCGGTTTCAACTTCATTCAAATAAAAATGATCAACCGACCAATTAAACAGACAGCCCGCTTCCATCGCCAAAATAGAATAAAACATCTGAACATGCGAACCGCCCAATTCAGCCTGCCATTCTGGCGTAATAGCACCTTCATAATCATCTACCCGCGTCATGAAATATTCTTTAAGATAGCTAATCGCAGGCCGGTCATTCTGGCCGTTTTCCATACAATGTAAATGGGCAAAATTGACATTTATTTTGCCGGGCAAATCTTCGTTTCCAATCATGGCGCCTAAAATAGACAAAAACGGCAATTTTTCACGTAGCTCCCGTTTGGTTGCAATATCCACAAATCCAGTCGATTTGGTTAACATACCGCCGCTAAAAAGAGTATGGTAAGCTTTCGGTTCATAAATTTGATGGGGGTCGGCGTTCTCAAAAACAATTTTTGTGACATAAGCCATAAGTTGATCCCGCATCCGGCCACGAATTGAATTGCCTGGGATAGTCGGAACCAAGAAGTCTGATTCGGTAGTAAGGATGTCTTCAGAAATAACGAACCCCTCGCGGAAATTGAAGGATTCGGTTTGGTAAATGGCCGCAGCTACGAACAGATCAATATTTTCACGCGCCCACTGAAGAATGTTCAAATTTTCATCTTTTGAAAGTCCGAAAGCAAATTTAGTGGTATATTGATAAAAAGACGGCTCCGCTATTGGCAGGTGTTTTAAAAGATTAGTAAAAAATTGGGAGATCGTCGAGCTACACAAAGCGGCAAACACACGATCCCGAAACGCTTCGGTAAATGAACGGGAACCAAAATTATCTTTATTGCAGTTACGATAAAACGAACCGACACATTTAATAAGCTCTTCAGCGATTTCTTTTTTAATAACAATCGTTTTTTTTGAATGCGGGACATGAATCATATAGGGAAGCTGAATGTTCCCCGATTTATCCCCACCTACGAAAACAGGGTCAATTGCGGTAATCGTTGCGTTTATTCTGGACATGTTTTTACCTCTTCTGTTTTGATTTTATAAAGTGAATTAACCATTAATTTAAATTGTTCCGTATGTCGGACGGGTTGTAATTTTTTATAATCCGAAAAACTTAGGCTGTACTTTTGAAATTTCCAGGGTGGAATCGTACCGGCCAGCAGTTCATCTTTGGTACATTTATTTTCATAAAATGATTTTGCGATTTTATAAAAATCAAACCACCGGGAGCGTTCAAACTGGATATTCAAGTTGTCAGTACAGACGTAAAATAATGCTGAATTATGTGAAACAAGCGACTTAAAAGCAATATGTTTTTTCCCGCTCTGGCTAAAAACCAGAATAAACGGCGGGTTAAACGAATGTTCAAATAGATAGAACGGCTTTTCACTAAAGTCGATTTTAATAAATTGATTGTTTTCTACCAGGTACGAATACAATCGCAAGCCACACCGCGCACCTTTGGGGCTTGCCAGGCTTTCATCGGAAAGTGAAAAAACGCAAAAATCACAAAGTACGTCGGATTGTTTGTACCTCAGCATATTATAATCGGTAAAGTTGCCTGAAAAAATCTCTTTAGCTTTACGCCATTCTGACATGATTCGCGTGCCACCACATAGACAGCAGGTTTGGTCAGAATCGATTCCTGGCTTTTGCGTGATGGCGGTTACGATAAATTCTGTGTTGGTCATGTGGCCTCTTTTTGGCTGTCAATCATGATTCCACACGGGCAGGCCGTGTGGTGATATTGGGTTATTCAAGTAATGTCAGGTATTCGTTCCAAATCCAGGTGTCACGGATGTCTTTTAATTCGGATTTGGGCCAGGTGTCGGGCTGGCGTTCGACCAGGGATTTATAATGCGCGCCCCAATAAATGAGATCCATTTTCTTTTCCCAGGCCAGTGTACGGCGGGCAAGTTCGGCCTCTTTGCGCTGACGCCAATCGGAACGGAGCCAATAGTGCAAGGTTACGAGTTCATCGTGTTGCAGGATTTGGCGATTGGGGGCGGCCAGGCGTTCACCGTCAATTTCCAGGTCGGCGTGGTATTTGAACGCTAACTGGATGGGTAAATCGACTTTGTCTTTATAAAAAAAGTATTGGGTGCGGGGGTCAAAATGGTCGTTTTCGTCACCCGTGTAAAAGAAATTGAAAATATGCGCGAAGTCGATGGTATTGAAACCCTGAGCGTCTGCCAGTTCGATAAAGCTGCGCAAGGTGCGATGACGGCGGACGTAATAGAACATGTCCATACCGGCAATGACCGCCCAATCGGGTTTTAATTTATGCACGGCGGCGGTGTACTGGGCGTTCAATTTGGCCAGGGAAAAGATACCCTGGGTGTTGAACCGCTCGCCGGGGCAGCCGTTGGCCTGAAGATATTCCCATGAGCCGTCGGAGGACATGTTATCCAGCGAATAGACGGCGTCGAATTCCTGTTCTTTGGCGTATTGGAGTTTGTATGGGAGCAAGGCCAGTTCGTTGTACAGGCATTGAAATAAAATGATTTTCATAAATAGATTCTCAGGTTTTTATTTACTCAAATTTTGTTCGGGATAAAGTTCCCAAACCTTTTTTTGATTTTGGTTTGCCAAATCCCGGTATTTGGGGTCGAGCAGTTGCGCCAGTACGGGCGGCGGTACCGTGCTCATTAATTGAAAATGGGTCGCGGGTTTGAAAGGCGGCGACGGGTTCGTGAAAAAATCGTCACGGTTGGAAACGTTATTCAATCCCGAAGTGTTCAGACTTAAATGGAAATCGGAGTCGGGCGTCCAGTCGACATTTAACGGCGCGGCTTTTTGGGCGGTGAATTGTTGGAAAAGCCAATGGTCTACAAAACGGCGGGTCTGGCTGACGGGAACTTTTCGGAACCAGTCGGTTTTAGCGCCTATGTCCAATGAGCAGCGGGAACTGGAGGGGACGGGGTAACTCTGATAATCAAATTCCAGGGTGCGTTGGGACTTGAAATCGAAAAAATAACCACGGCGGGCTTGAATCCAGTCGGGCGGATTCGGACTGGAAAAAAGTTCCCAGGAATTACGCAGGCGCAAGGGGTGGGAATAGCAATCCGCCGCCTGGAGTAAGAAACCCAGGGAGGTGGGGCTGGCCAGGTTCCCCAACAAACGCCATTTTTCGGATAGGGGAATCCAACTTTGCAGGGGAACATATTCGATACGGGCGCAATTGACCAGGGTCAGGCGGTCGGCATAGGTTTCGATGGCGGCTTGACCTAGCGGAGAATCGAATTGTTCCTCGGCAATCAGGAGTTCCCAGCGGAAATAGGAAAAGATAACGTCCTGGCGGCAAAGGGATTCGAGCGCGAGCCAGGCGATGTTCTGGGCGCGATAGAGGGGCAGAGCGACGGTGAGGGTGATGTTCATCTGTAGGGTCCTTGGCTGTCAATCAGGTTTCCACCTGGCCTGTCCAGGTGGGGGAATAGATTATTTTTTAGTTGTTCGGCTTGTTCGTAGGTGGCGTCATCGACGTAGGATAATTCGGAAAAGCCACTCAGGGAATAGCCGACAAGCTGGGCAAATTGAATACGGTCTTCGTCTGAAAAATCCATCAGGGCAAGTTTGTTCAGATCATGTGGCCCATGTTCAAGCAAAAATTGGACAATGGCATTGGCCTTGAAACGCAACGTGCCATGTTGGTCTTGAATAAGGGGTTGCAGGGGATGGGATTTATTTTCCATGGCTGTAAGTCATCCTTCCACACGGGCGAGCCGTGTGGTGAGTGGTGTATGGTTAATTGCGCGGGGGGATTAGGTTTTTGTCCCGCAAATATAGAATTAATTCTTTGACCAGCTTTTTGCTGGCAACGAAACTTAGAATACCCATCACTAAACGGGTTTTGCGGCTGAGGCCGTAAGAGGCGTTTTCGATGGCGCTGACCCGATTTTTGGGATGGGAGAAACCCAGTAGTTCGCCGAACAATCGTTGCGAAATGCCGAGGCATTGGCGCAAGCGATAGACGGGGTGTTGACGTTTTTTGAGGGCTTTGGCGGAAACCTTCGGGACGGAACTGGTTTTCGGGAGGTAATTTACGGTTTTTTTCATTAATAGTCAAGCAAAATTTTCAAAAATTTTTAGGGTTTGCTGGCGGAAAATTAAGCAGGCAGGGTTTCGTCAAAAAAAGTTGGCGCTTTAACACGGTCTTCTATGCGTGTGCTGGCGGTTTGAAAATACTTGGGATCCTTTTCGATACAAATCCACTTTCGGTTCGTGTTCATGGCGGCGATGGCAGTGGTACCGGAACCCGCGAAGCCGTCAAATACGGTATCGCCTTCGGATGTGTAGGTGCGAATCAGGTATTGAAAAAGTTCAATAGGTTTCTTTGATGGATGTTTAATTTTATAACGGCCTGATGTCAATGACTGAATTTTAATAATATCTATCGGATGTTTTTTACCATCAAATGCAAGTTGATGTTCTTGAGGCCGACAGTTGGAATAATGGCTACTCTTTATATCACTTTTTCTACATTTTACTATTGCCTTCTCGCCTATTTTAAAACGTTTTAAAGATGATTCACTTCTAAATACACGGATTGGATTAAAAGTAAAACAGCTATCTTTAGAAAAAATCAAAACTTGTTCCTGTACTTTAAATGGACGTACCTTTAAATTCATAAAATTTGAATTACCTCCTTTATCCCAAATCCACTCATATTTGAATCCATCTAACCAACTAATCACCAACAGGCTCGTAAACGGCTGGCTACCAGTTAAGACAATCGCGCCGTTATCTTTGATGATTCGCTTGCGGGATTCCCAGTATTGCACCAGGTCAATTGGTAGTTTAAACAAGCGTTTGACAAAAGATTTTAACATATCCAGGTAAGCTTGATTTTCGCCGGGGTATTTTAACGCCTTCAGCCAGTTCAAGAAAGCGATTTGTTCGGCGTTGATTTGAGGCTTATCGAAAGCGCAGGCGGTGATGCCATAAGGGAGATCTTCGAGGATCATATCGATACTCTTATCGGGAACGTCACGAATCAGTTCAAAGGAATCACCTAAATAAAGTTTGTTTAGTTCGAGCATGGCTGTTTCTCTGGTAAAATTGGGGTTGGTAGTTGACCTTTGCGCCAGCGGCGGAACATTTGTTTTAGTTCCAGGGCGCGGTGGTAATAGGTATGGTATTTTTCAATCAGACGGCGGCCAGACTGACCAATACGCACCGCGGCGGACGGGTGGCGGCGATAGTAATCGATTAATTCAAATAGTTCCTGAATATTTTCGTACCAGACCAGGTGCTTGCGGTTCACAAACATTTCTTCAATACCGGCGAATTTGGTGACCAGAAACATGCGCCCCGTGGCCAGGCTGAGCCAGGTACGGTTGGACGTGGAACCATAAATTTCCCGATAATTTTGCACGCCCAAAACAATCCGGGCGCGGGACATCTGGTAATTGGCATCGGATTCGAACGCGGCGGGCAGGTAAAAACACAATTGTTTCGGATCCCACCAGCGACCAACTATTAACATCTTGTACTGCCAGGCGGTGTTGTAAATTAAAAACTGGCGTTCCCGATTGGAATAGTCCAGGTAACGGGGCTGGGTAGATTTGTCGGAACCGATAAAAATCAGGTCAAAATCGCAGCGGTCTAAATTATAATGCAGGGGATAATAAATTTCGGGATCAACGCCCTGGTGCCAGCATTGGATATTTTGCACGCCGGCGGTTTGGTAATTTTGCCATTGGGGGGGATCCTGGTTATTCAGGAATAAGGCGTCACAAACTTTGCCCAGTTCGGATACGCGGCGGGTGAGAGCGCGATCCTGGTCGTAGAAATAAAAAAACGTGAACATATCGGGGAACAATTCTTTAAACATTTTAATCTTCGCAGGGGTGGCGCTGTTATCGCTGAGCATCAGGATATCGGGGTGGAATTTAGCTACCTGATCTAACAGCATTTCCGCCCAACTGGCGCCATGCTGAAGATGGCCGCCGCGATTATCGATTAAACGAACATTAAAACCCGCCTTTTTCAAGCCACGCAGCAATCCCGAACGGTGATACGGTGAAAAATTAGGTTCCAATTTTTGCCAGAAACTGCTATTTTCATAAGGCGCCAGGTGCATTAACTTTAAACGTGCCATACTTGCTCCAGAAGTTTTAACCATTGCGAGGGGAGATTCTGATTTTTATTTTCGTCGGCAGGGGGGTCGTAAGCATATTCCACAAAATGTTCCCGCAAAATCGGGGTAATCAAATCCGGGCGCCAGCTTAGGTTCAGGGCGTGGGTGTTCATTTTTTCAAACCAATCATAATAAGGCTTGCCGCTGATTTTTTTCAGCAATTCATAAATTACGTCAGTCGTGGCGAGATCACGCAGGACGTCACTATTCAGTTCGCGGGTACAGACGCCGGGGAGTTCCTGCAACGTGGGTACAATATTTAAGGCGCGCAAATACAATTCCGTGCGACCACATTTGCCACAGCGGAAACAACTTTTTGCGGCGTGCATGCAACTGCCCTGATATTCAAACGCGGGTCGGTAACGGGTCAATAACAATTTTTGCACACCAAAATCGGACAGGCTCCAGAACGGGTCGGCAAAGGGAACGTTCAAAAGCTGGCTGAGTTGCGTCAGGGCAAAAAAGGACGGTTTCGGCCAGAACGGGAGTTTAGAATTTAATTGCACTTTAGTTTCGCCGATACTAGCGCCAATTAAAACCGCGGCAGGATTTAGCGGCAGAGCGTACAGCCACCAGGGAATTTCCCAGAACTTTACGGCATTCAGATTGGTTTCGGCGATAGTATGGCGGATATTGAAACGTGTGTAAAATTTACACAGATTGGCGTAACGGTCGGGCCAGTCGTGGTTATACGCAAGCGTAAAACCGCAAAAGTCCTGACGCAATTCACGCAATAAAAGCGATAGGGTCAGGCCATCCTTGCCGCCGCCATTGCAGGCGTAAATCATTTGGCCGGGGGGGAATGGTTCCGGGTCGACAATATTTGCCGCGTGGATTTGGACGGGTTTCAAATGCAGCATTTGCGCGACAAATTTCAAATGTAAATTTAAAATAGTTTGTTGCGTTTCCGTCAGGCAATCGAAACGTAAGTCGGTCGCGCCCCAGATCGCGTGTTCCATGAGCAGATAGCCGAAAAAGAAATTTAAGATTGACGGGGGGAGTGAAACGGGGCGGTCGTAATTGACCCAGATTAATTGCGCGGGGAGTGTGGCCAGCGGTTTGGCAAGACGGCAGAATAATTGGTGGTCGTGAATTTGCGTCTGCACGGGAATGGCGGGACTTTCGGGCGGGCGGGGGGGCGGAATGACGGTGGCTTTGGTTTGGGTTTCGGAAACTAAAACAAAATAGCCGGCACGAATCTGGGCGCGCCAGAAATCGGTGTCCGGGATTTGCAGCACGGTTTTGGGGTTAAACTGGCGGGAGGAGATGTCCACCGTAAAACCGTGAGGGTCGGATTTTAGGAGCGGGGTAACGGCGGTGACGTTTAAAAGTTTCATGAAGGGGGTGTCGTCCTTGGCTTGCTGACAATCATGATTCCACACGGGCAGGCCGTGTGGTGGGTGGTAATTATTGGTTATATTTTAACAGATAATCGGGATTAATGACTTTGAATGAAAGCTGGTGTTCGTAATTGCGAATAACCAAACCTTCACGTAAACAATCGGCGATGGTACTTTTACCTTTTGAATAATCGACCAGTTCCGGGATATTCGTGCAAGTTAATTTGCTGTAAAATTCCAGCACGGGAACGGATTGTAATTTTTCACCAGGGATGCCAGAATAATTCATATCCGTAATCCGGGCTAAAAGCACCGATGAATCGTAACGGGTCGGGTTGTTAATACTAAATACATTGAAAACATAAAAGCGCAGTTCTTTAAATTTATATGGATTATCGCCGACGCCGGGGCCAACGATTTCGCCTTGAATGGCGAAAGTTTCGTGGAACAGATCGTAAAGCAAACGCAGGCGTTTTTCAATGGCATATTTCGCGGCGATTTTCCAGTAAGTGGTTTTTAACGTGCGGACATTTTTGGGGATTAAAAAATTACGGGAACAGACGCCAAATTCCAGACGGCGCCAGAAAAACAAAAAGCGGCGGGGAATCAAGAAATAAGTGGCGCTCTGGCCATCCAGCTTTTCGGTAATGTCCACCCGTAAATCCTGGGTGACTATTTTATCAAACACGGCCGGGATAGCCTGAATGCGGGCTTCATCGGTTTTTGGGATAAAGGACGGGAACGGGAGGCGTTGCAAAAAAGTACGTTTCAGCCAGTCGGAATGACGTAAAAATTTAGCGAAGCGGGAATTAAAAATTGATTTTTGCTGCGCCAGAATTTTCGTTTCCTGTTCCGCCTGGGGATCGTGTTTTACAATATTCAAATCGTCAGTAACGTCGTCGCCTATATCGTTATAACGATTAATTAACCTAAATAATTTTGTGGCGTCGGTATCTTTGATAGTGGAATGACCTTGGATTGGGTCCAGAATTGAAAGGGGAAAACAGATACCTTGCGAAACCTGGCCTTTGAGTTTAATGGTTTTGACGCGGAATTTACGAGTGCGCATAAACTCAAATTCCGGGCGGTCGGGCAGGATGGAATCCACTTCGACATACACGCAGGGGTCGCCGGGATTAAAATCGCCTTTTTTTACAACGACTTCCCAGCCCAGGACGGTAGCTTTTTCGATAGCATCGGCGCCGGGGATGGGGTCGAGTTTGATAATTTTTTGGATAGTGGCAAGGGGACGGGACATGATTTTTTTCCTTTTTTGGCTGTCAATCATACTTCCCCACGGGCAAGCCGTGGGGTGAGTGTGGTGAATGGGTTAAAGCCGAATGTCGGCAAAGGTAATGAATTTAAAGTTGCGTTGGTGTTGCAATTGGGTCAGGACTTCGGTTAATTTTTCGTACTGGATGGGGTGCTTGACGTGACCCATCATAATGAAATAGCTATCCTTTTCCTGCTTACGATAAAGTTCAATTAATTGCATAATAGTCAGGACGGAATTGGCGGAGCCGCTTAAATCCCAGCGCACGCCATTGGGCAAATAACCGATGGGAATTTCCCAGATACCGTCCCAAATTTCGTAAGGGGTGGGGTGGTTGGTCGTTTGGATTGAAGAATCGAATTGAATGCCCAGGCGCTGCAAGACGGGGAAATTTTTTGAAAATGGTTTGATTTTATAGCCGCCGGCGCGATAAGCTACCACGGGGTTGTAATGTTCCAGTTTCTTTTTGCACTGGGTCAATTCCAGTTCGTAAGTTGAAAGGTCGATTTCATTCAGGCCGATTTCGACATTTTGGGTGTCCACGTATTTTTTTTCGGCGGCGTGCCATTCACGGAACAGCCATTGCGGATGGAAATGTAATTGCAGGGAAAAATTTTGTTTGACCATTTCCTTGAATTGGAATTTGAATTCGTTTAATACCACGATGCTATGACGTTCGGCGTAGAGATATTCGGCCATGTCGATAAAGAACGTGGCGGGGATATGGAACCGTTGCAGGAACTGCATCAGTGGGTAGGTGGGACTGATGACGTTTTTAATGGGGTTCACTTGCTCGATGGCCTGCAAGTGATCTTCGTAATCGATGGTGATTAGGCCGTAGTTCATTTTTGTTCCTTTTTAATTGGTTGCTTTTCAGGGGGATTAAATTCAAGTTCCAACGCTTTGAGGGCGCGGAAAAAATCAAGTCGGGCTTGTTCCAGTTCGGCTTCGCAAATATCGTAATAAAATTCACGGGCGGCGGCAGCGAAAGCATAGCCCGCGGCCTGGATTGCACCCAGGTGGCCTTCGCCATCGACCCAACCTGATTTGATGCTGGCTTCGTTGTTGGGGTCTTCGATATTGTCGGACCAGACGCGGCCGAGGTTCATAAAATTCTCCTGGCGATTACTCAGACTCCCGCTCAGGCAAGCTGGGCGGTGGGGCAAGCTGGGCGGTGGGGCAGGGGTTAAAAAGTAAATTATTTTTTCAGTCCCTTCGGCGATTGAAGGGCATTTTTCAGCTATTAATTTGTAAATTTCTTTCCAGGCTTGGTTTATAAAAAAATCGTTCGGCAAGCCTACACCCGCATGATCTGAAAATGGAACCATGTAATCAAAAATTGGATTATCGTTTTCATCATATTTCACAAATTCGGCCTGAATATTTGTGCCAGCAATATCAATTTTAACGTCACGGATATAAACGGGGCGGAACAGGTCTTGCAAGGTACGATAAATAGCCTGGTTCACCCGATATACGATACTTTCAGGCGGCCAGGTTAACCAAAAGCGTTCTAAAGGCTGCAACGGATTTGCCCGGAATTGTTTAAGATCTTCCAAACCATAATGATATTTAGGCGTATTTTTTATGACATTTTCGATTGTATGTTCAGGGTATAGCTGAACGAATTCGGTTTCCAGTTGCTCCGCCTCAAGTGACTTTTCATTAAAAAATAGTTGGTATCGTTCGTCTTCTGATTCAGGGAAAACACGGGACGGGTCGGCATTAAGCCACGCATCATAAACGGGTTCCATTTCTTCGACAGAAATGCTGCTACCCCAAAAATTGAAATTATCAAGGATGGTAATTTGTTTTTCTTTTAACGCCCACGCACGGAAAGCTTGATCCCGTTTAATGTGAAGTTCATTTTGATTTTCTACCAATGCGTTAATTATGTTCCGGGATACGCAATAACCAAAACAATTCCCGTCCGAAGGTTTGATTAGCAGATACACTTCAGGCATCGGCGTAGTAACGATCCATTTCGCTAAATCCTTAAAATCATCCCAGCCGACAGCAGGGTAGCCGAAGCGACGGAAACAATAGGCCATTACATCCGCTCCCTTAGGTTTTAAGTTCAGGCAAAGTTCAGCGGGGTAACTGGGGTCTAAAATTGAACCGCCCATGGCGCTTTCATAATTTAAAATAGGTTCAATTGACTCAATCGCCTGGGCGGTAAAGCCATCAGCGTAAACGATTTCAGGGGTAAAAGTTAACATTAAAAAGCCTCATTTAATTTTATCTGGTTTTTTTCATTGTACGTTGGGCAGCACCGTTCGTGAATATCGTAAACGTTCTGGCTGGTGCATTCTGCGTCGTGGTCGGAATAGCACGCACAGCCAGTTTCGTGCAGGGTATGGCGATTTTCCCATTCCTGTTCAGTAAATGGCTGGTCACAAATAAAACAATCGGGGGTGGTCATTCGATAATAACCGCCTTCGATGCCAGCCTGGTAATATTGTAATAGCCCGATATCCTCACGAACTAATCGTTTTTTACTTTTGCGGGATAATTTTCCGCGTCGGCATTGCCGTTGAATAAGACGGGGGGTGCCATTGAAAAAGCCGATTCTATACATTTTTATTGTTCCTTTAAATCGGCCAAAATTTCCCGCTCAAATTCCTTGTCTACTATCAGCCGGTGCTTGCCTGGCCGATAATACAGCGGGTCGGTATATTCCAAAATCAGTTCGTTAATTTGTTCCTGAACGATTTCAAGCGCAGCAGGAATTTCGTCACATCCACCCGGCAAATCAAAAATAGTATCCAAACTCAACGCCCTGGCATAAACTGGCTGACAGTCCATCAATCGCAATTCGTCCAGATTCTCAACTTCAAAAAACAGATCATTTTCCTGCATGATATAAAGCAATTCATCTTCATCGAAAAAGTATTCGTCAAAGGCGTCCGAGTAAATCGGGAATTCCTGGGCGTTCCAATCCTTGCCAGGCAAATTACGCCATTTTTCGATGTCCCGTTTTTCCCGACAATCCGGGCAAATGGAATATTGTTTTTCGACAATATTCGGGCAGCCTTCCGTTTTACATTTTTGATGAGTGCAGCCGTGGTATCGGGCGGAACGTTCGTCTTCTCCAAAATAAGTACGGTCGCTTGCGACCCAACCTGAAATGTCAGTTCGATATTCAGCCGCTTCGGGGCTATCGATTAAAATGATTTTTTCTTGCATTTTTAACCTCGCGTTCGGAATAAAGCGGTCCAGTACCATTGATCTAAATGGGAATGGGCGTTCGGGTCAATGGGATAGGCCGGGATTTTTTCGTAAGTTCGGGCTTGACAGACAAGTTCTAATTCAGCGTCAATGGCGGCCAGGATATTTTCGGGGTCGATATTGGCTTTGGTGAAATTATTAATGCCAAATGAAATTAAAAAATAACCAACAGACGATAAAATTTCCTGATTCAATTTTTGAATTACCTGGGTTTGCTCTTCAGCCGACAGGTAATACCATACGTTCAACGCCAGGACTAAATCGATTTTGCGGGGCGGGTGGTAATCCACAATATCGCCGCAGTGCCAATTGAAATCAGGATATAACGTTTTGCCAATTGCGACGGCGCGGGGGGAAACGTCCAGGGCGTAAACGTTCTGGAAAGGGATTACGATTTTAAATAATTCCGGGTCAGGTTCGATAATTGCGTGCGTTAATTGACCCCGTTGGCAGCCAATATCCAAAAGCGTAAAATAGTTGATAGGTTCCAACAGCAATTGAATAGTTCGAAATTGTAATGAATTCAGACCATTGGAGGTGATTGCCTGATTGTAACGGGATTCAAGGTCGGGATCATTAAAATGTTCCTGACGTTGGTCATAAGGAATCATGGGAACCTCCGTTGACGCGTTCGTAAATTTTGGTTAGCGCCCAGGCAGCAATGGCGCGGACGCGGAAATTTTTGGCGCTCAGGTATTCGGTCGATAACCGGGGTAAAGCGTCCAGATAGGCGGTGTACAGGACGGGAATATCCTGGCAGATACCGTCAATGGCAACTAACGTCATGGGTACGCCCCAGCCAATGCTGCCGGGACATAAATGGGAATTCAGCATTTTGCCGCAATTGGAACAGCGGGGCTTGGCGCGGGCTAAAAATTTCAAGATGCCGGATTGCAAGGGCAAGACGTTCAGATTGGAACAGGCGCCAATTTCCCGTAACTGATAAAGCATCATAGCCAGGTGGTAGCAATCTTCCTGACGGGGGACGCTCAGGATTTCGTGACTTTCGTCCAGAGTGTAATAATTCCAGTTGCCATCGGGACGCTGGTGGTCTTCAAGTAACCAAAACAATTTTTCGACAACCTTAAAATTGTCCATAGAAGCATAGATCATGGCGGCGGCGGTAATCGCGTTAGGAACGAAAAGATTAATTTCTTCGGAACAATAACGCGCTAAACCACTGGGATAAAGGCCAATCGTTTTAAAGCGGTTATAAATTTCATCCCAAAAATCACTACCTAACAGGGCGGCAATGGCAAATTCCATACATGCCCAAAGGGTGTAAGCATAGTAATTTTTTGCAGTGACCGGGGTATCGCCAATGAGCTTTGCGGCCTGAAGGGTAAAGTCCAGGCGTTCGATGGCGCGGCGGCAATCGTCGACGGGCAGACCACAGCGGGCACGGGCGGCGCCCAGGAAAGCGTAACCGTCGGTGGATTGGGATTCGTAATAGTCGTTTTCGCCAGGAGCGGGGAAGGGAACCTGGTCAATTAATTGAGTTAGGGTTTCGGGATTCATGATTTTGGTTTCGGTTGATATTTTGGCAATAATTCAGCGCATTCGGGACAGACGTCCTGCCATTTGCCGTCTTCAGTTTTACGGCTGCGCCAGCCGTGCGATTTATCCTTTTTCCAATTAACAGCGGTTAAAAACGCGGGGAAGGTTTCTTTGGTCGTTACGTTGCGACAGACGTCACATTTAATGACGAATTCGCCAAAATTATTTCCCAGAATCATTTGGTTCCTTTATAATTTTTCAGTATCGATATTTTTGGCAATTAATGCATCGCCTGTGATTAAATCCGTCAGCCATTTTTGGACAGCGCCGGGTTCGTAATTATTGACATCCACCTGGGAAACGGGTTCACGGGTGTAACAGTGAATGTCGAAAGCCGATTTGAGATACAAGGTATACGTGGGATCGTCGGCTAACGCCAGGTGCAGATTGCCGGTACTGACGTGAATGTTGGCATAGCACGCGGTTTGAATGGTGCGCAAATACTGCACGTCAGGCGCGATATCCCGTAAATGGCGGGTAATGAAATCGTACTTTTCATTTTTAGGATTGAACCAGCGGTGCTGCATTAAGGTTTCGATGGGGATAAAGCCCGCGGCGATTATTTCCTGCCAGATTTGTTTGGCCACGGGATAGGGAGTGTTGCACTGGTCGGGCAGGGCGGTGGATTGAAAGGTGACGGCCACGAAACGGTTGGCAGAATCTGAAACCCAGGAGCCACACGGATTTAAATGCTCGGAAACATAATCGCATTCCAATGGCTGCGGTAGACCTAATTCGTTAATGGCGCATAATTCGGCCTTAGTATACTCGCCATTGAGGGGTTCCGCCATGGCGAATTCGATAACGAAAGTATAATCGAAACCGGGCAGCGGGGAATCGCCGTTGGTGACTGGGTAAGTGGAATCTGGCCCGAACAGGTGTTCAAAGCCGTTACCGCGTTCCGTGGCGATAACGATATGCGTATCCGGGTATAGTTCCCGCAATTTCAGTACGGAAGGGTAAAACATAATCAGATCGCCGAGGCCGTGCCAGAAGACCAGCGCCACGCGGGCGGGTTTTTCGTTTAGAAAGTCGATTATTTTTTTAAGGGTAAAATTTTTAATTAACATGCTTGTCTTTTGGCCTTTCAATCAGTTAACCCCCCAGGCGGGCTGGGGGGTGGATTTTGTAAAATTTTTAATGCGTATTCGAGCCATGTCAGCGCCACCGAGACGTCGACCGCTTTTGCAAGTTCTGAATCGCGTTTTATGGATAGCACATGAATGGCTTCCTCAATCGCTTGGCGACAGTTTAACATTTACGGTTCCGATTTTAGCATTTTTTTTAATTTCGTCAAAATTACGAAAACACTCTTTTTTTATTTCATTTGCGATTTGGTAGGTATGTTTTGCATATTTAACGCAAAGCCAGTCTTGTTTATCCCAAGACCAATCAATCGCATAGAGACATTTTGAACAGTCAATTAACATGAAATTTCATTCAACGCGTTTTTTTGCAATTCAATACCCCGTTTAAGCCAGGCAATAAGTTCCTGGGCGGTTTTGGCGCTGAACAATAAACAGCATTGAATTTCGTGAACATATAAATTATCAGTTTCGTCGGTAGAATCCGGGATTAAATTGGTGTCTTTTTCCCGATAGGTTACATGGGTACTGAGTACTTTTTTGGTCACGAAGCATTCACAATTAATTAAACCTTCCTGGGTGATAGCTCCGACAACGCCGTCACAATAGTAGGTGCGATAATGTTTGTCTTTTTCATTTACGAAAGTTATGATTTTGTCAGGCATGAACGGGTTCCTTTTTATTTAATTAATTGCAAAACTACTTGGGTAAATTTGCATATCTTTTAAGTCTAAAAACTTTGACATAATTTCAGGTTCGTACAGACTAACCTGAATATTATGATCCCCGCGTATCAGATACGGATAAAATCCAGCGCCAAATGCTATTTTTTCAGTAGGCCGCGGTAATTTTGCAACGAGCAAATCCCAATTGATTATTTTTTTGGCAGCACGCCCCTGAACAGTATAAGGCAATAACACAAAATAATCAATTTGGGTATGCCATTTGTTGTATATTTCTAAAAAATATTCAATAGACTCGGCATCTGAAATAATGATATGAAAATTCAAACGAATATTTTTTTCAAGATATATTTGGGCGGCACGCTCCCAAAATGTTCGTAAATGGGGGTGACAACTAACCGCAACGCCGCCACAATATTTATGAGACCAATTTACGATATGATCGTCAACCTCCATGCCGTTGGTGGTATAATTGGGTTCGATGCCCAAATCTTTAAAGGCTTTTAAAATGGCTTCAAATTCAGGATGCGAGGTGGGTTCGCCGCCGCCAATGGCGACCTGAAACGGACGTTCATTGGCGGACATGCGTCCAAAAAATGAATTAATTTTTTTAACTGCATCCATGTAATGCGGTTGAGACCGGGAGGAATCCATGTAACACCACGGACAATTCCCTTCGCAATAGCCAGTAATTTTTACATCATAAAATTCGGGATATTGTAATTCTTTAATTGCAATTTTGGGGTCAATCGCGATCCGAATCGTTTTGCCATTAAACCAAAAAGCTTTATAGTTAGAAGCTGGAAAAACTCTGGCTTTAATCATCTCTTCCGCCGTCAGCATCAATAGAATTCAAAAAGGATAACATTTTTTTGACCAATTCAATATGAATATTATTTTTTGGAATAATATGCAATGAAGTACTTCTTTTCCAAAAATCGCCTTCATATTCCTCGCATTTAACCATCCAGACTGGTTTGGGTTGGTTGCTTTTCATGATGGATTCTTTTAAATTCTCGATATAAACATCTTGTTGTTTATAATCTTCAGGCCAGTCGGCTGGAAGTTCGTCATCGTCAAAATTATTTTCAGTATAATTGTCATTATCAGACAAGAACACGCCAAAATAAAACAAGTTGTCAACGTTTTCCTGGCTGCCGGTGAGTTTTAAAATTTCCTGTAAAAGTTCTTTGGCTTCTTTTACGCTATTTTGATAAGTATAAATAACCGTAGAACTATTGGTGATAACGTCAACAATTGAATGGATGTTAAGTTTTAACATTACGTTTTGTCTCCTAATTTAGATTTTTTTACTTAAAATAAACGCATAGTGCCGAATGCCGCCCGTGAGAAATATTTGGCGAATGACCCAATTGTCGATTAAATACTGAGCCGGGATGGCGTTGCAGGCGGTGGGGTAATACTTTAGAATTTCCTTTAAATCGTCAGCGCCGTCATTTTTGAATTCGGGGACGGCCATACGGGACAGGCTGTTCACGAAAAGCAGGCGCTCGCATTTTTCGCCGATACGCTTGCAGGTGGCGCGCAAATCCCAGGCAGGGACGTGCTGCAAGACGTAGACGCACCAGCCAAATTGGAATTTTTTGTCAGAAGCATCCAGTTCGGCAGGGGTTATGAACGTCACGCGACCTGAACGGACATGCTCGGCGCAATAAGTTTTAGCCTGGGACAGCATGTTTTCGGACTGGTCTACGGCGATAATTTTGATTTCAGGGTAGGCATCCATGACGGCTTTGGTTAAACGTCCGCCGCCGCAGCCGTAGTCCAGGGCGTAATCGATACCTTCCAGCCGAATGGTATAATGCAATTCTTTTAGCCGGGGCACGATAATATCGGTAAAGACGGCGGTTTCTTCGCGCCAGCGGTCGTCGGTGGGCAGGCCGTTGATGGCGCCGACGGTCATGTCCTGCATTTGGCGGAAGCTGGTTACGTTAAAGCCGGGGTAGAGCGAAGAGGTGGTCATGCTATTTATTTTCCCATCTTTGAATCGCATCCATAGCGGTTAACGCGGGAACTTCTGTGTTGCTATATTTACCCGTAGTTGCATACGATACGACTCTTATGGCGCAAAAATAGACTAACTTTTTAGGTAATTTCCAAACGAACCAAAACATAAATTTTGTACCCAGTTTGTTTAATTTACATGATAAATAAAGTTTACTAAATAAACTCATATTGTTATTCCTTTTTAAAATTCGGCTGCCGATGGGTTGGGGGAGTCGAACCCCCGCATGGTTCATCTATTCTACTTGCTGAAACAAGTTTTTTTCACCATGATCTAACGCCGGCGATAACCCACGTTTTCAGACGTTTCGGCAGCCGTTTTTTTGCTGTCAATCATACTCCCACCCAGGCGGGCTGGGTGGAGGGTAAAAAGGTTAATGGGGTGGCATGGCGTCATAAATTTTGCCTTGCAACAGGCGGCCGGCCTGGCCTTTATTTTTGCCGCCCCACTGTTTGAAATAAAATGGGATATTTAGCTTTTCACACTGTTCCTTAATGGAAAGTACCCAGCCCTGTTCCATCGGGCGGGGATGGCGGCCACTTTCGCCGCCGACGATAACCCAATCGATGCCACGTAAATCCAGATCATTGGAAACGTTAGCCAGCAGGGGTTCAAACGAAACGAATTTCATTCGGGCGTTGGTCTGGCGTAGCTGGTCGATACGGTGGGTGGTAAATTGGTCCTCTACGGTTACGCCCAGCCATAAATTTTTTGGCCACGGATAGGTTTGGAAATCCTGAAGGCGGCATGGGCGTTTGGTCAGGACTTGGAAAACATGCTGAGGTAAAGCCTGGATTACGCCAAAGATTTTTTCAATGAAGACATTAGGAACATTTTCATGAAATAGGTCACTCATGGAATTGACAAAGATCATTTTTGGGGACTTCAGGTTATAGGGAATGTCCAGGGCGTCCGGGTGTAACGTAACCTGGAAACCGTGGGCATATTTCGGAAGTCCCATAGCCTGGAGCCGTTTGGCCATGGTTTCGGCGTAGCAATATTTACAGCCGGCGGAAATTTTGGAACAGCCGGTGACGGGGTTCCAGGTGAAATTGGTCCATTCGATTTTTGACGTGGCCATCAGGCGACCTCGGAATATATGTTTTGTTAAGATACTATTTTTTTTTAGCCTGGTCATTGAAATAGACGTACAGCAAAAAGACGATTAAAAGTAAAATAACCAGACCGGTATTATCTGACACTTAAATTTCCAAATTAAAAAGCCTCGCGGCCTGGGGCTGAACGATAAAATTGCGGGGATCCGTGGGTTGCAACACGCAAATTTAAGACGTTCAGGGATAAAGTTGATTTTTTTGCGAAATGGAATTCAAGCGTCGGCTGTAAGATTGCAGGTTGCACGCCGCAAGTTACGTCTCACTCAACTTGCGGGGTCGGCAATAACTGCAAAAGCGTCCAGGGTGAGGACCTGGTTACAGTTTTCACGTCTAGACGATTGAATTGGGAGACCATTTCAAAAATGAACTTTGAACCCAGGCCGGTTGGCTACCAATCAGATTTCTACCCAGGCAAGCTGGGTAGGGGAAATATCAAATTACAGAATATGTAAAACTAAAAGTACAAAAATTTTTAATAATAGTCAAGCGAAATTTTTGATTATTGCAAGTTTTTTAATCTTGCCAGGAATGGCGCGGCGGCGCGGGCTTGCTGTTCCTTGCTTTTCAATAAATACCGTAAGCGCATTCGTTTCAGGACGTCGGGTGAAACGGCGCCTTCAACCAAAGGATGCTGGACGATATAACCCTCGCCAAGGGTTTTGACAACGTCCACGGCGTCGTTTAACGTGCCGCCCTGGAAGGGAATGACCGGGGTAAATTCAATGCCCAGATCGACACAATCCAATAGTTCGGGGGTGAAACCTTCGTTTTGGTCGGCTTCTTTTAACAGGTCATCTAAAATCATTTGCAGCGCCATTTTTTTTGCCTCATTTTTTTTGTGAAAGGGTTCAGGTAATTATGAGGCGATAATATATAAAAATTTTTATAAAAGTCAAGTACTTTCGCTATCAATCATGGAACTACACGGGCAAGCCGTGTAGGGGTAAAAATTAATCGAACGTTAACATGCCGCCGCGGTAATAGCTGGTGACGGCTTCGGCGACGGTGGCGGGGTGAATCATGGTGAAACAACGGGCGTAGCCGCCGGTCAGGTTGACGCAATCGGTTAATTTGGATTTCCAACAGCCGTCCCAGGCGCCGCATTTCAGCGCGCCATTGGTGTAGAGATAGCGTTGATTGGGGTAAAGTTCCCAATGCGGGCCTTCTTTGGCACCAGCCAATACGACCGCGGGGGCTTGGTAGGCGGCGGCCAGGTGCATTTGGAAGGAAATACCACCCAGGGTACCCTGCGCCCAATAACACAGGCGAATCAATTGACGCAGGTCGGTTTTACCGATTAAGTTGAAAACGCCTTCCAGCGGGGGGTGGATGTGATCTTTGTGACCAATTTGAACGAATTGTATTTTATCCCGCAACAGGTGCACGACTTCCTGGTAATAGGGGTAATATTTAAGCGGGCATTCGGGTTTATAGCCGGCGTTAATGAGCCAAAATTTACCGCTATAGCCGAATTCGGTTTGGACTTGATTGGTCCATTTTTTTTCCGCCTCGCTGAGATAAATTTCGGGACGGATTGAGGTGCGGGTAATGGGCATGCCCAGGTAACGTTCGGCGTCACGGATCATGCCTTCAGCGTAATGAATGCAACTCCAGCCAGACTTGTGCAGCCAGCTATCGTCGTCGGCCTTGATGGTGACCAGTTGCACCTGCGGGTCCCGTTCGCTGAGGGGGGTCAGGTGGGGGTTATTTTCAAAGATTTCCGGGCACGGGGTGCGGACGTCAATTTGCCAGGCGGGGTAGGTAGTTTTCAGATCGGCGATTAAGCGGGTGAAGACCAGGATATCGCCGGGGGATTGGGGCTGGGTCAGGATTAGTTTACGCATGGGCGGGCACTCCAACATAGTAGTCGTGGGGTGCTTGGCTGTCAATCACGGTTCCATCCGGGCAAGCCGGATGGTGACCTTCGTATTCAGCGTGCACTTGGCCGTTCACGGGGGCATTGGATTCAAAGGTGTGGCTGGTAAATGAACGTTTGGAATCGCAATACAAGGCGTAGTGCATGGTTTGGCCTTCCAGGAACATGGCGCGCATTACGTGATTGGTCATGACGGCGTTGACGGGGAGCGCCCAGGTAAAGTTGGTAAAATAGGCGTCCAGTTCGCTGAAGACGTTTACGCCGTCATCAAAAAAGGAATCTTTGTTTACGGCCATGCGGCAGACGCTGTTGACGAATAGCCAGCGGGGGGCTTTGCGTTGCATGGTTTCGAGCAGGTCACGCAGGTCAATGGCGGGGATATGCTGCAAGACGTAGACGCACAGGCCAAAATCGTAAACGGCGGGGTCGCTTAAATAATCGTGTAAAGTTTGCGGGGTGAAACGGTCGGACAGGACGTAACTTTTGGCGATAGATAACATTTGCGGGGATTGGTCAACGCCGGTAATTTCGATTTGGCGGGTGGGGTCGTTGGCCAGGATATATTTTTCCAGGCGACCGCTGCCACAGCCGAACGACAGAATTTTTTTACCAGAAATTTTGGTTAAATCGGCGAGGAGTAAATCGCCGAAAATTTTAGTTTCGTGTTCCCAGCGGACGTGGGTCGGGATATTGTTACAATCGCCGACGGTCATGTGCTGGGATTCTTCGAGGGAGCGGGGAGAGAACATGTTGTTTTTTCCTTGGCTGATAATCATGATTCCACCCAGGCAAGCTGGGTGGGGGTTTTTTGTAAATTTTTTAGGCGCAAAATAAATTTTGCGTTACACAACGGCCAATAATTTGCCTTCGGATTGGAGTTGGTGATATAATTTTACGGCCTGGGCGTATTTGACGCGCTCGGCTAAACGGTACTTAATTTGTTCCACCTGGAGCGGGGTGAAATTCTTTTGACCCAATAGTTCGTCCAGGGGGGTGATACCCAGTTGCGCTTCCAGAATGGTGTTTTCGATTTCCACGGCGGCGGCCTCGGCGTTTAACTTGCGGGCAGTGGCGGAATCGACCAAGTCCAGCAGGTTTACCGAAGACCAGGAAATTTTTAATTTCACATCCCCCAGGCCGCTGAGGAGTAACAGTGTGGCGAACAGGCGCTTGTAAATCAGGCTTAGGCCGGTACGATAATATTCTACTTTGGCAATAATCTTTTGGTTTTGTACCTGGGACATCTTTTCCGTCGACGTCCAGCGGTACAGCGGGAACATAAAGTTTGGCAAGCCCGTGGGCGCGAGCAGTTCCTCAATCGTAATATGGAATGGAATTTCCAGGTTGGGGAGTTGGTAATCGCCGCCAATTACGGAAATAGACGCGTCGCCAGATTCGGGAATGCCAATCGTCAAATCACCCACCTGACCCTGCTTGCGGGCCTGCATTAATTTGGTGAATTCCGCTTTTAACAGGGGCGTGGCGGTGGCGGGATCAAAATCGGCGGCGGTATTGGCGGAACCACCGCGAATTTTCATAAAAAAAGACGGGTCGCCAAAACGCCAGACGCCATTATCCACGGCCTTTAATAAACGGGTAAAAATCTGGCTGACCGCAGGCAATGATTTAAAGATCGAAAGTCCCTGGGGGTGACCGTTCTCATTGTGGTAAGACAGGTAATAAATATTATCCATCTTATCAAATACCACGGCGTTGCTGCGGCCATAGTTTTGCATCAACACCAGTTGGCCGTCTTTTTCCAGGAATTGGAAATCGTTGGGACGGCCAATCACCACATTTACAATCGACTTTAGCTGGCGGGAAAGCACCGTTTCAAAAATCCCAAAGCCTTTGGAAATGGCAGAATGCAGCACCTGGGATTGCAACGAAATCAGACCTTTGTTATAGCGATTGACGCTGCAATTTTCCACAAAGTCATCAATTACCGTTTGCGCGGTGGGATTTTCGGCGGTGATTATGGGTAAACCGACCAGGTCAATCCACATCCAAACGGCGGAAGACAACAGGGGGATCGCTTCCAGCATCGAATCATAAACGCCGAGGTCGAACATAAACGGCGAAATATTACTGGCGATAGGCGATTGCCAGCTTTCGCGCAATTGCGTGGCGAAACTGAAGGCGGGTTTGGCGGCGGCTTTAGACGGTTCAAGCTGAAGACGCGGCGGTTTGCGTCTCAGAAAATTCGGAATTATTTGCATAGACCACTTCCTTAATGAAGATAATTGCAATCCAATTAATCCGGCCGAATTTTAGGTCGGTCGTTAACTTTTGCGCCATGTTGAACTTGACCTGTTCCAGGGTTTCGTAGCTCAACGGCAGGGGAACATCTTTGAGAAGCAAATTGCCTTTGATGACGCGGTTGGCAACGGCGGCCAGTTCGACCAGCGGGCAAACCTCGGCTTCCCAAGTGAGGTAAAAAGATTGGGTTTTGACCATCAATCATCCTTTTCCCCCAGGCGGGCTGGGGGGTGTAGTGTAAATAGTTAATTTATAAGTAAATCGAATTCACGGTTTAGGCACTTGATTTCTATTTCAGGGTTGAACTTTTTGGCACGGTTTAAAATTACCTGGCAGTACTGAGGAGATATTTCCATACCATGGCAAATTCGGTTTAACTGTTCGCAGGCGATTAAGGTGGTGCCGGAACCGAGAAATAAGTCTAAAACGATTTCATTCGTTTGGCTTGAATTTGAAATCAATTTAGCAATCAATGGAATTGGTTTCATGGTCGGATGCAAATCGCTTTTTAAAGGCTTATCGTATTCAAAAATACTGGTTTGGAACCCGCCATAAAATTTATGCGTGCCTTCCTTTTTCCAGCCAAATAAAATTGGTTCATGTTTATAGGCATAATCAGTGCGCCCCAGAACGTGATTATTTTTTAACCAAATTAATTCGTGACGAACTTGCCAGTCAGATTCGTTTAACATCATCATCATCATCATCATCATCTGATCGCCGCCTTGACAGGCAAATTGATAATAACTGGCTTGGTCGGAACACGAACTCAATGCGTTGATATGAGCGGCTTTCCAAATTTTGCAGGCATCTTCCAACGATAAATGGTCGTTTTCAATTTCGGTTTGAATACGCTTACCTTTATCGAATTCGTTTAAAAATTTATTTTTATCCGCATAACCAACTGCATACGGCGGATCGGTTAAATAAAGTAAAGCTTTTTTTCCATCCATCAACAATTTAGCATTCGCCTCACTGGTGGAATCGCCACACATAACCCGATGCCGGCCGACCTGGAAAATATCCCCGCGCTGGATATTCGTCTTGATCGTTTCAATCGCCGGGGGTTCAAAACCGTCTTCAGCGGCGGGGTGATTGGCTTGCGCTAATTCAGTTTGAAACGCCTGCAAGTCGATTTCAGGGAGGTTAATGGACTGTTCAAATGCGGGTAGTTCCTGGGTTAATTCGGCGGTGGCCAGGAATTCGGCCAGACCGTCGTGGGTAATTTCGGCGTATTGGGCGGAGTAGACTAATACCAGGCGATGGGCGGCTTTCAGATCTTCACATTCAATGAAATCCGCTTTAAGCTGAGACGGAATTTTAATTTTACCGCGTTTAGCAACCTGTTCCAGCGCGACTTTCAGGTGATTGCCATCCAGACAGGCGAGCTTACCATCATGTTCCCAGACGTGGAACGCTTTGATAATATCGTTTTCTTCAATCGAATGAATCAACTTTTCCAGTCTATCGGGACGCAGTTGCTTGAGATTGCCTTGGATCCATTCCAGGGAACGCCAGTCGACCAGGGCTTGTTTCAGGACGCGATTTTTAAGTTCTTTCATTTTGGCTGTCAATCAGTAAACCACACGGGCGAGCCGTGTGGTGATAAAATAAAATTAACGGGCGCCATAGGCAATATAGACGCCGAGCTTTTTACGGGCGTGCAGGCGATGGTGGGTGTACATGGCGTAACGCATTGGGTCCATCGCATGGTTCATATAGTTTACAGGCTCTTCTAAAATACGGCCGGTTTTATCCTTTTTGTGTTTATAGGCGCGAATTTCTTTTAGGGTATTAATCGAATCTTCTAAAATATGTAACTTTTTACGGCGGCAAAAGTCGATACCGTCATTTACCGAATTCGGATTTTTATAGGCCAGGGTACTGTGCAGGAAACCAGCGTCAATAAATTCATTTACCCGGTCGGGTTCGGCGGCGTCGCAATAGATTATGGCTTTATCGGGGTTGGGAATAGCGGCGCGGCAACGGTCGATAAATTGCTGATTCGTGAGACCTTTTTGATAGATATGTTCACGGATATAATAATGCGGGTCACGGACGCCAATTTCCAGCAAGACACTGGGGGCGTTATATCCAAAGTCCACGCCGTAAATAGCCTCGTCGTAATAGCTGGGATTCCAGACGCTCAGCGCCTCATAATTCGTATAAACCAGATTTTGTAAGACGCCCCATTCCCCCAGGGTGTAGATATCGTAAAAGACCTGGTCCTGATCCTTCAGGCTTTCCAGTTCGTCAATATATTCCTGGTTGATAAATTCGTTATCGTAAACCGTGGAATGGTCGATGGTGGTGTCTTCTTTGGGGTTTTTGAAGAAATAGTTATTCAGCCAGGAAAAAACGTCAATCGGGTTAAACGTAAGCATAATCTGCTGATACGTGCCCAGGTCGCCACGCAGCCGGAGATTGATTTGGCGGAATTCGTCTTCGGTGAGTTCGGTGGGTTCCTCAATCCAGATCGCGGTAATACGTTCAATGGACTTTACCTTTTCGGGGTCGTCCACGGAAACGGAAATGATTTGATTGCCATTGGGGGTATAGGTAATGGTCAGAGACGAATCATTGAACTTGAATAGTTCGCCGAGTTGCCATTTATAGATATAGTCTTTTAACAGCGTATAACACGAACGGCGCAGGGACGGGAACGTTTTCCGCACTAGCAAGATACGATGTTTGACCGGTTCAAAGAGAATCCGGTCCAAAATCTTTAATGCAGCAAAGTGGGACTTCCCGCTACCTGCGCCGCCGTACATTACGAGAAAACGGCTTTGATTTTTCAGGTACGGTAAGAAGTGGGCGGAATGAAAGTCTTCGGGATACCCGTTGAATTTAATTAGCATCCGGCTGTCAATCAGATTTCCACTCAGGCGGGTTGGGTGGGGTGGTTATGGGTTATGGCGGGGGGAACTAGAATATTTTGGGGCGGGGTGGCTGTGGCCGTCAATCATGATTCCACCCAGACAAGCTGAGTGGTGGAAATGGCTTGGCTTTATTCAATTTTATTGGCGGGTTCCTTTTTGGTATTTAGCAACGTATCCACCGAAGAAACGCCCGTTTCGAATGCGGCGGCGATTTCTGGGTCGGGCGGCGGCAATTCACGGGCGGGGGTGGGTACGTCATTAATTTCAATGGTAACGTCCTCGGCATCGGTGATTTCCAGTTCGTTGGGAGCGTTTAATGCCAACATCCGTTTGGCGGGCGGTAGTACAATAATTTCGTTGTGAATGGTCGTTTGTTTTGGCGAATTGATACCCCAAACACGGGTGCGCAAAGCAATAATTTCCAACACCAAACGGCCGGAGCGGGAATCGCCTTCCAGCGCTTTTTTCCACTGGGCAGATTGCAGGGCGTCCAGGCGTTCGGTTTCCAACGTGCGCAACTGGCGGGAGCCGTCCTCAGTAGTTTTGGAAATTCGTTCCATTTCCAGTTCCACGTCTTTGATGACCGACGGGACGTCATAATAACGCGGTAAATATTCGGCATATTCGGGATTGGAACGCAACGCCTGCAATATCCGCTGAAACGAAAAGCCCGCGATCCGTAATTGCGCCACGTAAGCCTGGCGGCGCTGGCTATAAATTTTTTTGTAGCTGCCAGCCATTACACGAACGACTCCTCTGGGGTTTGGCTGGAATTGACACAGATATATTTTAACGCCGTCCAATCGCTGGAGGTACTGGCCAGGCGTTTAATCCGGGACATTTCGGTAAAATAGACTTCGGATTCGTCACGGGGGGCGATCACTTTAATCGTAATCAAGTCCGAATTTTCATCAAAAGACGGGGTTTTGGACCAGTTGGTATGCGACAGGTCGTAATACTTTTTTAATTCCTCGGCGGTTTCCGGCATAAAGGGGGCGATAGTTTGCAATTCCGGGAATTCGGGAATGACCGTGTTCACCATCAGGTCGGTAACCAGGGCGGTTTCTTCTGTGAACCAATCGTGATTGCGGCGGCGGGAAATCAGGACGGCTTTGGCATCGGAAATTTCGCCGAAATTTTCGACCGTGATTTCTTGCCAGAATGGATCACGTTCAGCCAGACGTTGCAAGGCGATCAGGCGATGGTTGCCGTCAATAACTTCGTATTTTTCAAGGTTATTCAGCCAGCGAACCACGGGGACGCCGGCGGAATGATCTTGTTTAATAGAGGTGACCAGTTTAGCGGCGGCGTCGGGGTCATCACGTTTATAGTTCCATTTGGCGGGAATTAATTGGGTCAGGGGAACTTTGATTAGTTCGGGCATGTGTCTTTTCTTTCAAAATCGCCACAGAAATGCGCCCAATAGCGGAGAATAATTGGGTATAGCGGCTGACCTAGCTTTTCAAGGGACGGGTTGGCAACGGGCGCGTGGCGACAGCATTGGTAGCCAATCCGATATTTACAATTTTCGCAAATTTCAAATTTTTTAGTAAGCGCCAATTTTTCTATGGGGCACAAATTCGGTTCAGTCATATAGCAACTTTAGAAATTCAAATAAAGGCTGCAACTTTTGTTGCATCAATTCAATTTCGGCGGGGGTGAACGTAATTTTTTTCAGCGCCTTTGCCCGTTTTTCGGGGGACAGGTTATTTAATTTAGCGAACAAAATGGCGGCGCTATGGATACGGGAATAATAACCTGCGGCGGAAGCGTCGGGAAAAAGCGCGTTGATATTCAGCAACTTTTGTTTATCTTTTAGCAGTTCATGTAATTTTAACATGAGTTCAATTGGTCGATCCATTATTTTTTATTACCTTTGGTTTTGATAATAGTTCCCAGCGAACTCAATACCTTTTGGTATTGGTCGGGTGGAATTTTGGCCGTCCAGGTTTCGAAAGGTTCCTGGTCGATGTTTAATGCAAATGTTTCGATAAAATAGCCGCCCACGAAACGCTTTGATTCGGGGGCTTGATTCATTAAATTTAAAAAGACCGCAACGTTTTTCTGGAATTTTTGCAATTCAGAATTTTGGGCATTGGGGTCGGCTTTAGGCGGTTCAGCGACCGGGGCGGCGACGGGCGGCGGTTCCATGCCCATGCGTTGTTTCGCCGCGGTCACGGCAGATTGAATTGGCGCAGGGGTATTTTTGACGGGTTCAATTACAAAAATATCGGCGACGGACATTTCGCCGGAGTCCAGCACGACCAGATCGGTTTCCATCATGGCCAGTACGGAAATTGGGATGGCGGCCGGGTCGCCGAAAGCGTACCGTTGTTTTAACATGTGATCAGGAATTTTGTGGGCGGTCAGGCGGTCCAGATAGGATTTGCTGACCTGGGCGTGACCCTTGGCCGTAATTTGGTTTTGAATCGCTTCATGATGGGCGCCTTTGGCGGTTTTTAACGCCAATTGAATCAAGGGTTCCGGGATGCCACCGACAATTGTATTGCGCAGCCATTTAGAATAAGCTGAGGAAAAAGCCATTTCTTCCGCGCGTTCCGCCTGGTAGCCGCCCGAGACTTTGCGCTGCGCCCACAGGTATTGACGGGGGATCACCACGTTGCGTTCGTAATCGATAAACACGCCGCTCAGGATATGCTTTTCGCCAACGACCTGCATGGGGTCTTGTTCCACGGTGCAATTCCCGTACAATTGCATTAAGGTACGGGCGCCACCGATACTTAAATCGCTAACGATTACGTACTTTTGATCCTTTTCGCTATAAAACGTGAAAAAATAATAGAAACTTTCCGGGTTCAATTCGGCAAGCTGTTTCGTCTGTTCGGCAATACTTCGCAGGTCACGGGGCTTAATCAGCGAAATTTGAGTTTGGGCGCGGCCTTTGATTTGAACCGCGGCCTGCTGATTTTGGGTGACGGCCTGGGTCATGGGTTTCAGGTGATTGGGTTGGGTGGCGGGTAGGTTTGGATTATTCATTGGTTGTTTCTCCTAAAAGTTTTTGAATTTTTTGTTTTACTTTTTCTTTTTCCAAAAAGTTCAGATTGAATGATTTAAATGACACATGCAACGTTCGGGTTGTTTCCGTGTTGGCCGCGGCCAGGTCGGATTTAATTTGCGCCAGGGCGGATTCGGGCACCTGATATTTATCCAGCACGGCTTTCAATACCTGGGCGGTGGAAATAATCGACTTACCGGGTTTATAATAAATATGCCAGCCCTGGCCGCCGACGCCTTCCAGGTCACGAAAGGCTTGTTTAATGGCTTCCCGCTGGGTTTCTTTGAGTTCCGTCAACTGGTCCAGCAGGGTGGTGACGTACCAATGTTCCATAATTAGCTGCTGCGTTTCGGGCGTGACTTCGGTCAGGCTTTGAACAGGTTTCAGCGATTTGACGGAAGACAAGTACGTATCATGGGCGGGCGGGGGTACTTTTTTCAGAATGTAATTTTTCCAGAAAAATTCGGCGACGGATTCAATTTCTTCGCACAGGTTACGGTCGTAAGGAATCCGGTAATACCGTTGCTGGAACGTGTGAGCGATACCCAGGAGCATTAAATCCCGATGGCGGCGGGGATTGAATTTAAAACCCAGGTCGCCATTGGGGAACGTATCCATCGGCGGCGGGTCAAGATTGTAACGAATACCGGCAACGTCCACCAGGAGCATAATATCCCAATGGGGGAGCGGGGTGTCCAGGTATTTGGTGTACAAATGATTATACCACAGGCACTGCAACTGAATATGTTCGGGGACGCCGGTAATCGTGAACGGGTCGCCGGGTTCCCAATTGGCATAGAATCCATTACGGTCGGTGGTTTTGACATCCACGCCGCGGGCGTCCACGTGGCCCACGCGCCAATCGGAACGGATAAACTGACCGACGTCTTTTAATTTCGTATGGGTATATTCGGCGTACAGACGCAGGCCGATGGGTTCCAGTACCAGTCCCCAGTGCATAATTTTTGACATTTCAGCCGTGGGCGCACCGTGCACAATTTGGTTATAGACGGTGGTCATGTTGCCGTAGGGGGATTTGCCCAGGATCATGGCGATGGCGGAGCCGCCGATACCGGATTGGCGTTCGGGATTGGCAATTAGATTTGATTCTGCGTTCATTAACAATTCTCTATGGTTTCTTTTTTTCGGGACGGGCAGTTTCCATTTCTATTACGGCGCACTTCAGGCTCATTAAATGGTCTTCCATAGTTTTATAAGTAGGCTCTTCAATATAGCCTTCCAAAAGTAAAAAATATAAGAAATTAGACAGGCTAAGCCAGTGATAATAGCCGTTTTCTTTAGCGAATTCACCATTGGGACATTTATCGCAAACGGACATGGTTATGATCCTTTTTTATTCAGTTGTTTCAATTTGCGGGCTATGGCGAATAACTCCTGTTGAGTCAACGCTTCGCCGCAGCCAGGCCAATAGCGCAATTTATTTAATTTGCGTCCGGTTTCAAGATAACCCCGGCAAAAGCCAAGTTCGCCTTTACCACAATTGTCGTTGATACGATAACCGTTTTTAACTTTGGTAAAAATGAATGTTTGCATTTGGCTGCCAATCTGTTTACCACCCAGGCAAGCTGGGCGGGGGTAAATTTTATATCGTATGCAACACGGGATTAATCGTGCTAGCGGTGGCATGGCGCAGCAGGTGGATTAATGCCAGTTGCACACGGGTTTTGAAAAATGCCCTGGGGATGGGATAAATGGCTTTGACCCCAAAGGCGAATAGCGTTTTAAAATTATGATCTGAATTAATCAGATTCAGCCAGGGCAGGATGGCAATAATTTCCTGCACCTGGGCGTTATACAAAAAGTGCTCCAAATGGTGGAACCGATTTTGAATAGACGTCAACAGGACAACATGGCCATTGGGGGTATTTTGGTGGACATGTCCCTGGCGTTGCAACGCCGCGTATAAAATCGGTTCCGCCTCCAGATAGGGGCAGAAATACGGTTCCTCACGCAAGAGCTCTAGAATTAGTGAACATATTTGGGTCGGTACGGGATAAATCATAATTCGGTTCGATAAAAATGAAATTCAATTTACGACTCCAGGTCGCAATGGATTCAAGTTCGGCGGGGTATAGGTCTTGCGCCAGGACGCGTTGGCGGAAACTCCTGGTAGTATGGCGAAAGCAACTGGATAGCTCGCCCATAAACGATTGAAATTTTATCAGGCGATGGCTGCGGTGCATTACCTGGTAAAAGACGACCGGTGAAAAAGAAAACTCTTCGGGTTGCAACTGGAATCCGCATTGGCGCAGCCATTCCAAAATGCGCTTTTCGTCATTTGGCGAAATCCCTTTCCAGAAAGTGATGGGTAAACTACGAATACCCCGAATGCCCTGCGTGGGATAATCGAATATCTGCATATTTTCCAGAAAGTAATAAAATGGCACCATGGCAAAAGTACGGGTGTTGGAAAACAGCTTAAAAATTAACCCGTCATTCCCGACCCGTTCACGCAAAGGTCACCCCCACTTTTTGAGACCAGGTGGAAATACGCGTCAGGTCAAAATCGTTCAGCGCCTGTTTATAAAAACGGGTGTGCATGGAACCGTATAACTGACCTTCACTTTCGAGCGTCAGGGCGCAAAGGTTTAAAAACGGGTAATGCCTGAATTTCGAATAAATCACTGCGGCGGATATCGTTTCCATGCCGGCGGTGGGAAACGTGACGCCGACTTCACGTAAAAACTTTAGCAGGTTATTTTCATTTTCGACGGACAGGCTCATGACGTCCCGCCGTCCGAAGCCGCTTAGCTTGCGATTTAGATGAATGATGCCGTGTTCGCCGGCGTAACGGATTAAGGCATTAATTTTTAACACCCGCGACTTGTGAACAAACTGGTATAAAGAACTTTCTTCAGGCTTCCGTGCGATTTTGGGCATGCGGTTTCACTCCAGATTCGCGACAATAAAGGCAGAATCCGCGCCGAAATTTACCTTTTTCGTTGAATCCAGAAATACCTCAGCGGCGATTTGAGTAAATTCGGCCTGGACTTTGAAACGGATCGGCAAATCGGAAACAGCCAGGTTATTAATCGAATATTCAAACGGCGTTTTGACCGGGATATTTTGGAATAACACTCCGGTGCTGGTCGCCAGGGAAATGCGAACCTGCGATTTCAGGCTGGATTCACACCAAATTTTAGCATTAACCGTGCCCTGGGGCGCAGCGGGAATGAACAGGTAACAACTAATTGTGAATAATAAAACTACAAAAATTAAACAGCCGATACTTTTGAACTGAAACGATTTGCGAAACAACATACAGACTCCTAATTTAAGCTGATTTCAAACGGATCAATCAGGATCAATCCGACAGGGCGCTGGCCATTCAGGGCGCCATCCATCGCGGCTTGTAATGACGTATACTGGCGTTCGTGCTGGAAAATATAGGCCGGGTCATTCAGGGAATACGAGCCGTCGCCGTTGCGAAAAACGTCTAAATGAATTTTATGTTTTTTCAGATAGGCGCTGGCGCGCGGCAGCCGTTTTCTCATAGATTTCCTCAAGGAACGGATACGCCAATCGCGGGTAAGGCAACGAGACGTCATAAAGCCATTGCGTTACTTCGATTAAATGACCCATATAATCCATGCCGCGGGCGGGGGTGTTGGCGCGGAGGTCTAATAATTCAAGTTCCCGTTGGGTCAGGCGTTGGCTATCCAGTAAAACCTGCGGCCATTTGGCGGGGTTGACGTGCAGGTAGAAATGGCACCCGGAACAAAGACCGTAAACGTTTTGCGGATCCCAGCGGGTGGACATTTTTTTTCGGGAATGGTAATGCGCTGCCTGGTAGCTGTTGGGAACTTTACAGTCAGGCGTGAGGCGATATACCATACCGCAGCGGGAACAGGTCAAGTTATCCCGCAATCTAATGTACAGTGAAAACAGAGTGTCAATTTTTTCGATTAAAGCCCGGTGTGGGGCTTTAGACATGGGACTCCTTGGTTAAAAATTTGCGGCCTGTCCCGGTGCAGGACTCGAACCTACCCTATCAGGTAAATCGTTTACTTG